TCGAGCCCCCCGCACATATGAGCCTCCCCATCCCCATGGCGGAGACCCTCTACCACGCGCTCGACCGCATCTTCGGCAACCGTGCTGAGCCTGCAGTCATCGAGGCGCTGAAGTTGGAGCGCGCACGAGTCGACAAGATCCTGGACAGGGTGATCAAGTGACCCACCCCTTTGCTGAGAGTCAACGACCCAAGCAGATCTGGTTGGGGAAGAGGACCGACCAGTGGCCGGTTCAGTGCTTCGAAAAGGAAAGCCAGGCTGCGCACTGGGCAACTACCGGCACCATCGATGAGCGACAGAGGAAGTTGGTGTGGGGGCCGATTGAGGTACCTGCCGACACTCCATTGCTGCGCGGAAAGTACATCCCGGAGGAACGAGTGCTGGAGGCTTGGGAGTGAGCGGGTATGCCAAGGTCGTAGCCGACTCCCTGTCCGAGTACGGCCAGCGCCTCACTACCTTCGAGGTCCGGTTCCATCGCTTCGTCCTGGCCGAGTTCAATACCCACCGGATGTTCAGCCGTAACAGTGCCTCGTCGCGTGCGATCCCGGTCACCCGGCAGATCGAGAACATCATGCGTGCGCCCGCCTACCCACTGAAGTGGCCGGGCGAGCAGAAGGGCATGCAGGGCGGCGAGGACGTTACTGACGAGCGAGCAGCCCAGGATGAGTGGCACGAGGCGGCCATGGAGGCTGTCTGGCACGCCCAGAACTTGGTGGGGCAGAAGGTCCACAAGAGCGTGGTCAACCGGCTGCTGGAGCCCTTCATGTGGCACACCGTGGTCGTTACCGCCACCGGCTGGGAGAACTTCTTTGACCAGCGCTGCTCTCCGTTGGCTCAGCCTGAGATCAAGCACGCGGCTGAGCAGATGCGGGTAGCGTACGCGGCCAGCAAGCCTCTGAACGTATACGAAGGTGAGTGGCATCTGCCATACGCCGACGATGATGAGACGTGCCAGGCAGTGGAGAACGATATCGGCTTCGAGGACATCGATGATTTCTGGAGGACTCATGCCGAGATCAGCGCGGCACGGTGTGCCCGTGTCTCGTACAAGCCGTTCGACTCCGACACCGCCGATCCTGAGGCCGACCTCAGCCTGTACACCAGGCTGACTGCGGCTGACCCCGCTCACTGGAGCCCGCTGGAGCACGTGGCCACTCCGTGGAAGAAGAATCGGCAGAAGCGAGCGCTCACTTTCGGTGACCGGTACACCGTCCCCACTGATCATTTGCCGCGAGTCGGCAACCTCGTAGGCTGGCGTAGCCTGCGGACCACCGTTGAGACCCAGAGAAAGGTAACGACCTACCGATGACCGAACGCCTGTACGCTGACCCGAACATGCCCGCCGAATGGCAGGAGGAGATGTTCATCCCAGAGTTCATCGGGCTGAATGGGTACGCCCAGTCGGGCAAGGACACCACCGGCAAGGTCATCGGGGAACTGTACGGGCATGTGCGGATGTCCTTCGCGGACGTTCTGCGCGAGGCTTGCCTGCGTCTGGACCCGCTGATCCCTCTCGGGCGAGATGAGTGGGACCGTCTCTCCGACATCATCGACCGCAATGGATGGGACGACGCCAAGAGGCGCTTCCCGGAGGTCCGGCGTATCCAGCAGAAGATGGGGACCGAAGTCGGGCGTTGGCTGGACCCCAACATCTGGGTGAATAAGGTGGCCGCTCAGGTCAACGAAACCCACTCCCACCTGTTCGTGTTCACCGACTGCCGGTTCCCCAACGAGGCTCGCTGGATCAAGCGCAAGGGTGGGATCATCGTCCGCGTAGAGCGCCCCGGCGTTACCGCTGTCAACGCTCACGAGTCGGAGAAGGCGCTGGATGACTGGCCCTTCGACGCCTACATCGCCAACGACGGGACGGTCGAAGACCTTCAGCACAAGGTCTACGAGATGCTGGAGGACTTGAACAATGCCTGAGTGGTGGCACTGGCTCATGGGCAAGTTCAGCACTCGTAAGTGTCACGACAGTGAGTGCCTGGAAGGCGAGTTCCACACCGCGCATCTCACGTGGTTTGGACGCTGGCGCTATACCGGGAGTCCGTTCTATGGCGACTGACTACGTCGGGCTCGACCAGTCCTACACCGGCTTCGGCGCGGTCGTTCTGCACGAGGACGGCTACGAGTCTTTCCTGGGCAAGTTCGACCAGACCAAGTGGAAGACACAGCGGCTGTACGCCGTGGAGGACTGGCTGTACGACAACGTCGTCCCGGCAGCCTCCGCTGATCGGGTCGTGATCCTGCGCGAGGGATACTCCATGGCCTCTCGTCAGGGCCGGGAGATGGCCGGAGAACTGGGCGGACTGGTCAACTCCGTGGTATACGACTGGATCGGGCGCGACCCCATCCTGGTGGCTCCCTCCACGCTGAAGAAGTTCATCACCGGCAAGGGCACCGGAGTCGGGAAGAACCAGATCCTGCTGAGTGTGTACAAGAAGTGGGGAGCCGACTTCTCCAACGACAACGTAGCGGACGCGTACGGCCTGGCTCAACTGGGACGGGCGCTGTGGGACGATTCGAGCAACCTGACCAAGTACGAGCGCGAGGTGCTGGCCACCGTCCGCAAGGCGGACCCTGACCTCTGAGCCGTCTATTCTGGGGAGACGGAGACCCTCAGGAGCACAAGATGACGCACTCAACGGCAGCACGTGAACGACCCAAGCACGAGGTGGTACTCCGCGTAGCCTCCCGCTCGTCGTGCCAGTCGCTGGCCTCGGCTATCTCATATGCGGTATACGACGGCAAGGAGGTCACTCTCCGTGCCATCGGGGCCGGTGCGGTGAACCAGGCAGTCAAGGCTATCGCCATCGCTCAGGGGTTCGTGGCGGCTCGATCCCTGGTTCTGTATTGCCGTCCCGGCTTCACCACCGTAGAGATGGACGACGGTGAGCGCTCTGCTGTCATCCTTCGGGTCTTCGCGCATTGAGGCGCTATCCTGAGTGCATGGCATCGCTAGGCGCTGGGCGACCAGGCGCGTTCATGAGTCACCCCGAGGGCAGTCCTGCCCCCGCTGGGAGTCGTTCGGACGCGTTCGGGTCGGGTGTTGAGTCGGTTCGAGCACCGGCCTCGCACACGATCTCCCCGCTTCAGTACAAGCGAACGTCTGTGCTCGACGCTGCACCGCCTACGAACAACGGATACGGGACAAACGACGCGCAGCGCAGGCTCTACGGAGCACCGGGATCAGGAATTGGAGAATCGCAGAGCACGTTCGACCAGTCCTTGTGGATGCGCAAGGACACCAACAAGGGGCTGCTGCCCCAGCCACAGATGGGACTGCCAAGTGGGTAAGAAGAATCCGTTGAAGGGCATGCCTCTGTCCGACGAGACCAACACCAAGGGCTCGAAGGGGCAGTTCCCGACCATGGGGACCTCGGCGTCTCGTGTGCGTGCCACCGAGAAGCAGTCGCCCAACGTCAAGAACGTCCGCAAGAACAACAGCAAGGGTGGTTCCATCCCGGATGCCGGGACGGCGACCAACCGTTCGGACGTACTGGAGCGCATGGGTCACAAGGGCGCTCCGCAGATGAGCCACGTCTACCCCGAGGCTCCCGAGGCACGCGCACTGCAGCGCAACGTCCGCCTCGTGCCGTCCTCGGTCGGAAACCGGGACTTCTGGGACAAGAGGAAGTACGGCCAGGTCCAGCAGTGAGCATCGATGACCAGCAGTTCGTAGACGACACCGTCAACAACGGCGGTGCCTCTCGGCATGCTCGCACGATGCTGCCTCCCCCTCCGCACGGCTTCATGGTCGGCGGAGCGATGCCGGAGCGCTCGCTGGCCAGCCACCAGTTCCACGCCCAGGCCGTTCACGACCACGCTCGCGCCATCCAGGAGCACTTCCCGCAGGACGCGGGCCATGGGGACATCTACCAGGGCTCCTGGGCACACGGCGGGAAGTACATCATGGACGCCAGCCAGTACATTAGTGACCGGCTGACGGCCAAGACCGTTGCTCGCCAGCGTGGTGAGCAGGCCATCTACGACCTCGGAGGTCAGCGTGATATTCAGACGGCTCCTGGCGCTCATCGGGCGGGCGCGCACAAGGCGACCCGTAGCAGCCCAGCCAACCCGACGGTCTCGTCTGGTTCGGGGACGACGCCGACCCCGGATCTGAAGGGCGGCTCCGGCACCCAGACCGATGCTCCCAAGCATCGGTACCAGGGCAAGCATGTAGCGGGGTCGCACAAGGCTGGCGCACACAAGAGGTGAGCCATGGGTGAGTCCTGGCAGTACCTGAACGTCAACGGCGTGAGCCAGCCCGGCTCTCCCGCGCACGGAGGCGGCGGTGGAAACCCTCTCGCAGGCTACCGCTCCATCATCGATGCCCGGAGATCTATGGCGACCGGGCGTACGCCTCAGGCTGAGTACCCGGACGGGTACCTGGGCAACGTCAACAGCCGCCGGGGCGACCGACTCCTGCAGAACGTCCAGTCACGGCTCACGCAGCGCTCCTACCAGCGCGGGGTCCACAAGGGTGAGCGGATCGACCCTCAGGACTACTACTGGAACGAGGTCGTGAACCCGAACATCGCGCTGGAGTACGAGGCGCGGGGCCTGAAGTGGCGGCAGCCTCCGAGCGCGGCCAACGCCATGGAGCAGATCAACCATCTCGGCAAGAACCACCTCCTCACGCCTGAGGAGTTGAACGCGGTTGCACGCAGGGTGAACATCAACGACCAGAACCTCATGGTCAACCCCGAGCGTCGTGAGAAGATGAAGCGACTGCTACCGAACTGGAGTTGAGATGGCGCGAGAGTTCGACACGCCTCCTCAGGGCCGTGCGCTTCAGTGGAGCGACCTCTCTACCGGTGGCCGCAAGGCGCTTGACGCCAACATGCGGGCCTCCGGCTTGAACCTCTCCTCCAACATCGCTGAGGTACAGCAGCGGGAGAAGGAGAAGTCGGTCAGCGGCTCGACTCCTGCCACCCGCAGCGCAGGACGAAAGGCCGCCGAGGCTCTGGGAGCCGTCCAGGAGCACATCGTTGACAAGCCGGTGACAGTGGCCCACGCATCTACCCGTCGGGCGAACCTCGTCAAGGAGGCAGAGCAGGAGACTCCAGGGGATACCCCCTCTGGCACCGGCTGGTACTACCGGCACCACGGTGAGATCGCGGCTGCGGGACATCAGCACGGTGTAGACCCTGACCGTGCGATCACCGCCTCTGCTGTCATGTCTCCGCAGAACAGCCCGGAGAACGAGAAGGCCGCCGTCAAGGGTCTGATGAACACGTTCAGTCACCACTCGGTCCACGTCACCCCCGAGACCGCAGCGCACGTCAAGGCGTCCAGCAAGGGCAAGGTCGACATCAGTCATCACGTCGGTCAGACCGTGCGTGCTGACCAGTTGCCTCGTGGGACGGTGGCCCACCTGTCCGCTCCCTCGTTCCGTGACAAGGTCAAGGGCTCTGAGGGCATCCACAAGGAGTTGTACGAGGTCGCCCGAGGTGGTACTCGCGACCAGAACATCACCAGCGCCGAGCGGGTGCTGATGGGGGAGGTCCACCCGGACGAGGCTATCAACCCTCACGGTGCCCCCAAGGTGTGGTCGTACGCGCATACGATTCGCAATGCGGTGCCGAACACGTCTGCTCACGTCGAGCATGTGACCCGTACGCGCCATAACGCGATGATCCGGTCTGGCAAGATCTCCGGCGAGCAGGGCGCGCTCGACCTGTATCCGGGGCAGAACAAGAACCACCCGCTGCTGCACGAGAACGCCCACACTGTCGAGGACACCTGGCAGAACTCGATCTCCTACGGGCAGTCCAACGAACTGGTTGGAGAGCGTGGGCGCACCAGCGTCATCAAGACCGCTGGCTCCACTCCTCGTGTCTCCTACCCGCCCAAGGGCGTGGGCGAGGGGGTCCACAACTACCGGACCAGCAAGAACCAGAAGAAGCCCGATGAGCCGTACGCGGGTCCCGAGGCCGTGCTGCATGCCTTCAACAACCGGGCTACCCAGGTGGGGGCCAAGAAGTTGACTGAGGACAAGTCCATGCCTACTCCTCCCACCGCTGTCCAGGAGGTCGGCTGGACTCAGGCTCGCTGGAAGGCGGGCAAGGAGTCCGAGTACCACCCTCCGCGCCTGTCGGAACTGCAGACCGAAGCGCACGCTGAGCACCAGGCACGGCAGGCCCCCGCACCGGGCCAGCAGGCGCTGTTCGGAGCCCACGTTCCGGGATCCTCTCGCATCGGCGGTGAGCCCCAGGGCGTCCACCCTGCGCTGTCTCAGCAGCAGATGACTCCGGCCCAGCAGGAGAAGGATCTGCGCAAGCACGAGGCCATGTACACGGCAAGACGTCGGCGCGCACGAGGGTAGTCTGGAGACATGGAAGCCAGCAGCATCTACACGGACGCACCGTGGATGCAGACTCCCCCCGTACTGAGCGAAGGCGCGAAGTCCTACGAGGACTCACTGACGGGCGAGGCGCTGTCTGCAACCCTCGGTGAGCCTGCCGACTCTGTTCGCCTCCGTCGTCCGCCGATCCCGGTCAAGTTGTTCCCTCCCAGGTTCGGATACCGGACGGATCCCATCAGGATCCAGGACGTAGCAACCCTGGACAACCTGTACGAACGTCACGACTTCTCTGGTCGCAAGAGTGGCTACGAGGGGTCCTCGACTCCATCTTTGCCGGTGTTCTGAGAGAGAATGGTGGGGCGATGCGCAAGAGACCAGCCCTGAAGTCGACTGACCGTCGTCGGAACACGTCCGCGAACAACAAGGTCAAGCGGAACACCCGACGTCGGTACGACGCGGACGGAGCCGGGCCGCCTCTGGCGAATCTGTTCAACGACCGCCGTACGAGCCGGAACGGCGAAGGGAGACGCTACTCATGAGTTACCCCGCAAGCCGTGGCATGAACAACAACTTCTCGGAAGGCTCCACCGACGGCAAGTACAAGAAGGTCATCAACAACCGGGGCGGAGTCACCGACAACGCTGGTGAGTCCAACCTGGCTGATCTGGCCGACTCGTTCTACGGCACCGGACCTGAGAAGCAGGTCAAGGTGACACCAGACGGACTACTACACGCAACCCCCGAGTTTGTGAGAAGGATCTCCTCATGACGGAAATGCCGGTCGAGGGGTACGACTACGACGACCCCGACACCTACCACGACATCGAGTCGCTGGACGAGCCGGTAGGCGACTACCAGGACGGTCCAGGACAGGGCGATGACACCGCCCAGGACACTCAGGAGGAGGACCCCGATGCCTAGATCCGGCAACGAGGCAATCGCCTGGGCTCGCAACCACCTGCGCTGGCCTGTCGGCTACTGCCAGATGTACGTCCGTACCGCCTTCGGCCTGGGTGGGGGCTTCGGCTCCGCCTCGGCACAGTGGTACGGCGCTCGCCACCGCCACTTCGCCAACCGTGGCGCACAGTGCCCTCGCGGCGTGCCGGTCTTCTGGACCGGTGGCTCTCGCGGCTACGGTCACGTGGCGCTGTCCACCGGCAACGGCATGTGCTGGAGCACCGACGCAGGCGGAGCAGGCCGTGTGGCCCACGTGTCCATCGATGGTCTGACCTCTCGCTGGGGTCTGAACTTCGTCGGCTGGACCGAGGACATGAACGGGACCTACATCGGCAAGGGCGGAGCGTCCAAGCCGAAGAAGAAGTGGTGGAAGGTCAAGTTCGCCATCGACCTGTCTGAAGTACGACCGGGTAAGCGCAACTGGGGCGTACGCCGTGTCCAGCGCGCTCTGCGCAAGAAGGGCTACAACCAGAAGGTCACCGGCTACTACGGCGACCAGACCCGCGACAACGTGCGCCGGTTCCAGCGCCGTATCGGCTTCCGTGGCAACGACGCGGACGGTCGCATCGGCAAGACCTCCGCACGCCGTCTGGGGCTGAAGCCACGATGAAGCACACCGTGACCGTGGAGTTCGAGGTCAAGGGCGAACTCAACGACGTACCCGGCGCACGCGTGGCCAATGCCGTGCTCAACGTGCTGGTGCCGGAGTCTCGACGTCAGTCTGTGACCAACGTGCGCACCACGGTGGAGACAGGCTGACCGATGGCGGCGCGCGACTGGTCGGTAATCTACTCCAGCCGGTACACCAAGAACTGGCGGTTCAAGTTCGAGAATGGGGCCGACCGTAACGTCGTCATGCGAAACGGTGACGTCGGATTCATCATGGCGCACTGGATCCTCAACTTCCACCAGACCATCGAGCGCCTCAACAGCGGTGTCTTCGATGAGTGGGGCTGGGCGATCCGCAGCATCCGTGGACCGAGCAGCAAGATCAGCGACCATGCCCGAGCCATCGCCGTAGACCTCAACTCCACCCAGCACCCGATGGGTGTACGCCGGACCTTCTACCTCTGGCAGGTAGCCAAGATCCGGGCCAAGTTGCGTTTCCGCTACCGAGGCCAGATCGGCTGGGGCGGGAACTGGAACAGCCCTGACGACATGCACTTCTGGTACAGGGGAACCCGTGCGAAGGCGAACCGTCTGGCGAAGCGACTACGTCGTACCAAGCGCGGGCGCAAGATCATGTCGTGGAACTGAGGGCTGGCGTAGCAACCCCTTGATGGTGTAGGCTCGCACACATGCCTGATGAGCAGATCCGCCTCCTCGCGTGCAAGGACTGTCGCACCATCGAGGAGTTGCCGGACTTCAACGGACCCCCGGAGTACGACACCATATTGTCGTACGTCCTGGCGGAGCGTCACCAGCCTCCGCACGCTCCTGCTCACATCGGCCAGTTGTTCAAGGTCGACAAGCGACACTGGCAGGACCCATCGGCTTCCCAGCAGATCAGCGAGCAGATCGCACAGCGTCTGGGAGGCGGCGAGACGGGGCTGGGCCACACCTTCTACGACACCAAGAACAACCTCGTGGCAGACGCCTTCGCGTGCTGGAAGCGGCACAACAAGAACCGTGCCTGCCCCGACTACAAGAGCGACTCCAAGTTGCTCACCCCCGACACCAAGGGCGAGCGCAAGGAGGAGGGCATGAGCAAGTTCGTGCCCGGCCAGTCTGGTCCCAAGCGCTGGCTCTGTGAGTTCTGCCCCGTCCACAGCCTCGTCCAAGAGGCCCAGAACCGAAAGGCCCTCGATGCCCGACATTCCTGATCTCTCCAAGTTGCGTGCGGTCCAGAACGGACAGCCCGAGCAACTCGACTACGACAGCCTGACCGACGAGGAGCGGGCTCAGATCGACGCTCAGGCCGAAGAGACGCCTGAGCACGACACGCCCGAGGGCCTCGCCGTACGCACTGCCTTCACTGTCTTCGTCCAGAACGACGGCACCGTACAGGTGACCCCGGATCTCGGAGTCCAGTACGTCCGGGAGAACATCCCGAGTGCGGATGAAGTCTACGGCGCGCTGGCGGTGCTTCTCCGGGACTTCCAGGCTCAGGCCACAGCCCAGGAGAACATTAACGCGCAGATGGCAATCGCTTCCCAGATCCGGCAGCAACAGCAGTACGCCCAGGACATGGCCTCGCTGGGAGATCTCCGTGGCCCGCAGCGATGAATCTGGGCCTGCCTGACCTCACCCCCTGGCAGAAGGACACCGCCAGGATCGCGGATGCCTTGGAGCGCATCGCGGACTCGCTGGAGGCCGTCGAGGCGGCTGCTGAGGTACGCCGTCGACTGGACCTGGCAGAGGAGCAAGGGCGCTAGCCGGTACCCTGAGTACATGGCGACCGAGGGCTACAACTACTTCCTGCACCAGGCGGCGAAGGTTTTGGGGCCGGTAGAAGCCCAGGAGGGCGGCTCCGGCTACTTCAGCCATCCCGAGAGCCACCTGGACCCTCGCCTGTTCACCGAGGGCACCTCGTTCAGCCCAACGGTTCGTACGTGGATCCTTAGCACGCTTTATGGTTACTGGAGTGCTCATTACAATCAGCCACGCAAGTGGTCTACCGCCTGGGTAGCGGGCTCTGGCATCTCCTACCAGTGGGCGGCCAACCGGTCCAACGGCGACCTGGACGTGTTGATCGGGGTCGACTTCCCGAAGTTCTTCAAGTACAACCAGGACTACGTCGGCATGGGCGAGGAGGACATGGCCGACATCTTCAACCGGGCGTTCAAGGACGAACTGTGGCCCCAGACCGCAGCGGTGAAGTTCCCCAGCAACGCTGAGCCGGTGCCGGGAGCCTTCGAGGTGACGTTCTACGTCAACCCCCACAGCACCGACATCCGCGACATCAAGCCCTACGCCGCCTACGATCTCACCCACGACGGCTGGACGGTTCGGCCACCAATCCTCGGGGAGAACCCAGAGGAATCTCACCCGGCTGAGTACTGGGATTACGTGGCGAATGAGCGCCAGAGTGCGCAGCGAATCTTGGACGAATACAACTCTGCGGCCAACGCCCTTTCCGTGGCGAATGAGGGTACGCCGGGCTGGCTGAATGCTGTGACGAAGGTCAACGCGCTGTCGACCCAGGCCAAGACCATGTTCGATGACATTCACCTGGGCCGCAAGCAGGCCTTCGCACCCTCTGGGCAGGGTTATGGCGATTTCTACAACTTTAGGTGGCAGGCGCACAAGCGCTTCGGCACTATCCAGGCCCTGGCAGGCATCGCCAAGGCCAAGGGAGCGGCCCGTGAGCAGGCGGAGACGGCCTTGTACGGTCATCCCCTGCTGGGAGCCCCGGAGGCCCTGAGACAGGCCGCCCTGGTCCATCGTGGAGGCCCGTATGGCTACTGAGATTGGTCGTCCGCACTGGGACGTACGCACGAACATGATGGGAACTGCTGCTCGTCTTGACGAAGAAGAGGCCGAGCCGCATCCTGAGGTAAAGATGCCCTTGTATCGACCGGGGCTAGAGGAGATCAGGAGTCGACGTGAGCGCACCTGAGCACCTGGGAGCACAGTGGAAGCACGAGAGCATGCCTCTTGAACAGTTTCGGCGTCTTCACAGTGGTGGAGAGCATGAGGCCAGCGTTCCAAGGTTGCGTAAGTCATTGGTGTCGGGAGAAGCGGGGTTCGATCAGCGACATCGTGATGCGGGAGGAGCCTCGCAGTACTTGGACAACTTGAAGAACAAGGTCAAGTCTGAAGGGTTTCCTGGGTCAGTGCTTCTGAGTAAGAGAGGATCGCACTTCTACATTGAAGACGGCCATCACCGTGCCATTGTGGCTCATGAACTGGGTATCGATCCGGTTCCGGTTCGGTACCAGGAGAATGCTGACGCCACCCTGCGGGCGCATAAGGAGATCAGGAGGATGACGTGAGCGCTACTGAGCACCTGGGACCGCAGTTCACGCTGTACCACGGCACCCAGAAGCGAAACCTCGCGGGGATCCAGGAGAAGGGTCTCACCCGAGGGATGACATCTTCGCGCTTCCAAGACGCCGAGGGCTTCGGTTCACACGTGCTGGAGATGAAGGTCGGCCAGGAGCACATCCAGCATCAGGTCCACGGAAATCACCCCGGCAAGGGGATCTTTGTTATGGGTCACGTTCCCCCAGAGAACATCGTCGCCGTCCACGAGGGTCAGCAGCCTGTGTTCGATCTGCGGGAGGACTGATGGATAGGTTCGGCCCGCAGTTCAAGTACCTGCACGGGAAGCACGACCTCAACATCCTCTTCCCGGACGAGGCACCAACCACGAGCACCCCCTGGGGACAGGCCACGCGCAGCACCAAGCGCCACGACTACGAGAAGCAGAAGGTGCTGGACGCGATCAAGAGCCCATCCATGCAGGACGTGGATCCTCGGGACCTGAAGGCCACCCAGGGCCAGATCACCCGAGCCGGGGTCAAGCACTACATGGAGAACCCGGGCAAGGTCTATGCCGACCAACATCTCGCAGGTAACGAACATCCTGTGGTTTACCGTAGGGATGATGGAACAAACCTGCTTCTAAGCGGCCATCATCGCGCTGCTGCGGCGATGCTGCAGGGCCGTCAGTTCCAGGCCAACGTGGTGGAAGGAGGCTGGGGACATGAGCGCTAGTGACCACCTGAACTCCCAGCAGTTCCTCTACCACGGCACCGCCATGGATGTGGAGGGAGGAAAGGTGCTGCCTGCCTCGGAGCACGGCAAGGGATCGTACTGGGGAAGCACTGGTCAGAGTCGTGGGGAGGCCGCGAACAAGCACGCCTGGGCAGTGCCTGACGAGGAGCGGGCATGGAACTTCGCACACGACAGAGTGGTTCACACCTCCAACGAGCACGACTGGAACCCGCGAGCCCGTGTGTACGCCGTACACCAGAACGAGGCGCAGTCACCGGGACACGACAAGTCCATCCCCGGCGAGGTCAAGGCCCCTCACTTCGACGTAGCCCAGCGCCACGACATCATGCCGGGAAGGCAGGGGACCTTCCCCGAGGTCAACTGGAACAACCACGTCCAGCACACAGGGTTGTTCCGGGAGAACGAGGACGCCAACCACCCGACCAACCTGAGCGTGCAGTTCGGGCACAAGTACTCACACGAGGGTGACCACTGGAACGGGCAGATGCGCAGGCAGGCCGCCAAGGAGGATCTCGCTAGATCCATGGAGCGCGGAGACGCGGTAGGTGCTCCGCTGGCAGCCTTGCGCACCAAGGACCCGATGCTGCCTGGCATGGAGCACATGAAGAACCGCTTCGGGAGGATAACCTAGAGACACACGCCCGCAGGGGAGGTGAAGATGGGGATTCGAGATATCCGCTCCGAGCCTGACCTGAGGGGGTGATCCGCCATCTCCGAGCAGTCCCAGCCTCCAGTTCCCGGGGCTGGGGCTTCTTGGTGTCAGGGCCACTACACTGGGCACATGAACCTCTTTACCCAGTTCCAGGTACAGCGGCTGGCCAGGGTCAACGGTTTCGGACCCCGCCAGGCCAAGATCATGGGCGCGCTCGCGCTCTGCGAGGCCCCCGTGGAGGTGGACGGCCAGACCTTCGCAGACGCCGACATGGTGGGCGACCAGGCGCTGGCCAACGACAAGTGGGGCTACTCCTACGGCTTCTGGCAGATCCGCTCGCTGCGTGAGCACTTCCGAACCGGTCAGACCCGAGACGCCTTCCGATTGCTCGACCCCGACTTCGCCGCCAAGTCGGCCCGAGAGATCTTCCTGCACCGCCAGGAGGTCTTCGGCAACGGCTTCACCGCCTGGTCGACGTTCAACAACGGGGCGTTCAAGGCGTACCTGCCTGAACTGTTCCCTCCGCCTCCGAAGACCCATGTCGTGGTCTCGGGGGACACGCTGAGCAAGATCGCGGCGCTCAACGACACGACCTGGGAGAACCTGGCCCGCATCAACGGCTTGCACCCGCCGTACACGATCCATATCGGTGACCACATCCAACTGCCATGAGGCGAGGGGCGTGAACCGCAACCTGCTGAGCCCGCTGCAGTTCGGCTGGAAGTTGACTACCAGCGAGGCACACTCACAGGCCAACGCCGCACGCCGAGGCACCCCAACCCGGCGCAGTGTCTCTGCTGACATTGAACTGCACACCGGCCAAGGCAACATCTTCAAGAACCGGGTGGACGACTACGCTTCGGGAGGCTACAAGGCTCCTGGGGGTGTGCCGATGTACGGTGATGAGCGGCCTGAGTTGGTAGAACACGAAGGCAAGGTCTACATCGGTGAGGGACATCACCGGCTGGCAGCGGCCAAGCAGCGAGGAGACACACACTTCGACGTGAACTGGTGGGGAAACGAGTGAACCGCAACCTCGGGTGGGGTTGAGGTACTGATGATCACTCGTACGGGGCTACGTTGACATCTCCCCACGATGCTACGGCTCCGCTGTGACCCACGATTCCGGTCTGCACCATCACGAGCACCGAGGCGAGCACAGCCAGCACACAGATGGCAGTGAGCCACCACGGCTGGGACAGGTGAGCCTTACGGTAGAGCGTCCCGTGCTTGTTCTTGTCGACCATCCACCAGTGGTCCAGGATGACCATCGCCAGCACCAGCACAGCCCACGGAATCGTGATGATGAACAGCAGCGTGCCACCCTCGGCATGCGCCGTACGCCCCAGTCCTGGTACTTGCGTCAGCACGTTGCCGCTCTCCACGGCCAGCCAGGTGAACAGCACACCGGCCACGGCTACCAGGCCGAGCAGGAAGTCGTAGCGATGGCGCAGAGAGGGACGCACAGCCAGCACGACCACGCCCAGGCTTGCGGCGATGAGGAAGATCACCACAGCGTGGACAACGAGCGGGTGGAGGGGGAGGCCTCCGAACAAGTCACCGAACATGGGCGTAGACACCTTTCATGCCCCTGCTCTAGGATAGGGCCATGAGTCCAACCGGTGTGTTCGTGCTCGACGGGGTCATCCGCAAGCCGAACACCGAAACGATCATCCGTCAGGGGATCTCCCTCTTCCGCGCAGTGTCCCCAGGCATTCGCACGGCCATCCTGGGTACCACAGACAAGGAGCGCGACGAGTGGTTCCTGAAGGCCAACAACCTCATCCCCGACCCCGACATCTACCCACTGCGGGTCACTGAGGGAGCCACGCTGGCAGAGCGCAGGCTGGCTCAGATCGCACGCGTACGAGCCATCGGAGCCAACGTAGAGTTCGTGGTCGAGCCGGACCCCGAGATCGCCGCACACCTCATGGACCAGGGCGTGCCGGTGCTGCTGTTCCTGAGCCCTCAGTACAGCCACCCCGACTTCCGCCCTGACGCTGAGCGAGAAGCCAAGCCCTGGGACCAGTTGCGGGCCACCGTGGACTACCAGACCGCCTTGCGGGTCGGGGACAACCGCCTGAGCGAGGAGCCAGAGTGAGGCTGTACTACGCCGGGGCTGAGGTCCCCAGCCATCGCAAGGTGCTGCGCGAGATCGATGTCACCAATGTGGCGCTGTCGTTCATCGGGCTGCAGCGGCGTGTCAAGAACACGGCTGGGTGGAAGGTCGCTGAGAAGTTCCCTGACGGAACCAACATCCTCATCGACTCTGGTGCCTACACCGTGAACAAGGACGAGGACGACAAGTACAGCCAAGCCGACCTGCTGGCGATCTCGGACGCCTACCAGACCTTTGTGGCCGCCAACATCGACACTGTCGAGATGGTCACTGAGTTCGATGCCCTCAGCCTGGGCCGGGAGTGGATCGAAAACCAGCGAGAGGACTTCTACGATGACCTGCCACGAGACAAGTTCATGCCACTGTGGCATCCCGAGTGGGGACTCGATGCACTTCGGGAACTGTCCGAGAAGTATCTCAACGTCGGTGTTCTCGCTACGGCTATCGGAGGGCGTAATCTGGCACCCCATCTCAATTCGCTCGATTGTCATCTGCACGGCGTAGCGATGACTAAGGTCGATGAGATGTCGGCCATCAAGTGGAACTCCGTGAGCAGCACCTCGTGGCTTTCTCCGCAGCGATATGGGGACACCATCATCTGGACTGGCCGGGAGTTGAAGCGCTACCCCAAGGACTACAAGGAGCGTGCCCGTAAGCAGCACCGCACGCTGTTCGAGCGCAACGGGTTCGACCACGTCAAGATCGAGAACGACGACCCGACCGAGGTGCTGAGGCTCTCAGCGTGGAGTTGGGGCAAGTTGGTCGAAGACATCGAAAAGCGACAGGGTCGAGTTGCTAACCCCCAGGTTTCGCTGACAGCGGAGAACGCGGAATCCGAGGGGGAGGCAGTTGATAACCCTTCGGACGAAACGCGGAAGAGCCTGGCAACTCGAAATACCCGTGAGCCGAGCAAGACGCTGCCGATCCTGGGGGTCACCAGGACAGAGGAAGAGGTCGACGGAGAGACTGTCGAGACCAACAAGGTCAACATCCGCAGCGACTCCCAGCGCATGTGCAACTCCTGCTTCCTGTCCTCGAAGTGCCCCGAGTTCCAGGAAGATGCTAACTGTGCGTACAACATCCCGGTCACGCTTCGGACCAAGCAGGACTTCATCGACATGCACAACGGGCTCATCGAGATGCAGACCCAGCGTGTCTACTTCATGCGGTTTGCGGAAGAACTGGAGGGCGGATACGCCGACCCGAACCTCTCCACCGAGATCGACCGGCTGAACAAGATGATGAAGGCCAAGCACGAGATGGAGCAGGAGGGATGGTCGATCTCGATCACAGGGCGTGGCAGTGGCCCTGCAGGCGGAGGAGGTGAGCCCGGCATGCTCTCGCGCATGTTCGGTGCCGGAGCCTCCGAGCGAGCCCAGGCCCTGCCGGGACCAGTAGAGGCCGACCCCATGGCCGAGGACATCGTAGAAGGGCATGTAGTCGGTGAGTAACTCGTACAGCCACGAAGAGGCCTGGAACGACGTTCACAACGGTTCGGACGATGGAGCCCCCGAGAAGGGTGAGTTCGTCCGGCGTGAAGTCGACTGCAAGCGGTGCTACGGATCCGGGCAGGACGATGACGGTGCGGACTGCCTCCACTGCCAGGGTTACGGGACGAATCTTGTATGAATCCGGCCCTGGATTGCACGACGAATCTTCAACGAATCCGGGCTCGAATCTGCCGACGAATCTTCAACGAATCCGGCCCCGGCTGCACGACGAATCTCGGACGAATCGATGCGTAACACCAACAAGATCTCGCAGCGCAAGGCTCTATGGTTTCGGGCCGACGGGCAATGCGAGAGATGCGGACGAATCATCCATCAATTGGGTCCGGCGCTCGAAGACGGCAGCCGCCACCACCGGCACCGTCAGGACCAGGGCGGGCGCAACCGGCTGTACAACCTCGTGCTGGTCTGTGTCAAGTGCCACCGCTGGATCCACGCCCACGAAGACCTGGCCGCGCAGGACGGCTGGATCCTGCCTTGCGACACCGCAGCGGTCCCGCTGCTCCGGCACGACGGCTGGGTCCTGCTGGGAGCCAGAGGCGGGTTCGAACGGCTGAGCGAGTACGCCGGGCGGTCTCTCCTCTCGTGGGCGACGTCCTCGCTCAGCCGTTCCGGGGTCACCTCCCCCAGACCACGGTGTCGAAGTTGACCCAGCCGCCTGCGGCCTGGGCAGCGCGGGCCACGAGGCTGTCGACCTCGGCCTCGCTGGCGAAGCGAACGCGGAAGGCCGCGCTCACGACCGAGGCCTGTGACTGGGACTCCACGATGGCGTCTCGGTCGAGGTCGGCCCGGAAGAGAGCGACCGCGTCGTGTCGGTGCTCGTTGAAGCGCGGTCCCTGGAGGGTCGAGAAGACCATCTCGACGGTGCGGGTGACAGGTGTGGTGGTCATGAGTCCATGGTGAGGCATCGCGAGGCAATCTGTCAAACCCCTTGCGCAGATCCGATCCATGCCCCACACTGGTCTCATGACCGACTCCACCACATGCGCCTGGGACATGGCTCCCTGCAGGCAGCCGCGTAGCGGCAAGTCGAAGTACTGCGTCACCCACAAGGCCGAGGCCCGCGAGCGCTGGAAGCGCATGATCGCGAGCCAGGACGCTGCTCGCGAGAGCCGCACCGCTGCCCACGCCGACCTCTTCGCCCGCGCCCACAAGGCGGGGATGGAGGCTGCCGAGGCGGTCACCCCGACCACGATGGTGGTCGAGCGCCACGCCAATCCGCTGGACGACAACAGCCCCGTGGTCGAGCGCTGGGTCGAGCCTGCCGGTCCGTGCGGGTTCGCATGGGTGCTCGTTCGGCCCGGCAACTCTTCGTTCGCTCGCTGGCTGGTCAAGGCCGGACACGGCAGGGCAGCCTACAACGGTGGCATCCAGGTCTGGGTCTCCGAGCACCGCCAGTCCATCGAGCGAAAGTCCGCTCACGCCGCAGCCTTCGCGGGCGTCCTGCGTGAGGCCGGGGTCAAGGCCTACAGCCAGAGCAGGCTCGACTGATGGCCGCCCGTCTCGTGGCTCAGTGGCACGGCGACCGTCAGGTCACTGAACTGCTGCTGGTGCGCGCTGGCCGGGTCGCCTTGGTCGACACGATCCGGCACCGCGAGGTGGCCGAGCAGGTCGCCGCCGAGCACGGGCTGCCGCTCGACATCCGACCCGGAGCGTTCCGATGAGCGTGGAGGGAGCCAGGATGCAGGCACTTCGAGCCGACCTGGAGCAGGCCGAGGAGAGGCTGAAGGATGCCAGCGCCTTGGTCTCGGAGGCGCTGCTGGAGGTCTGGCGGCACAACACCGACAAGGCGGCTGGTGACCTGGACACCTCCTGGGTCGAGGGACGTCTGCACGAGGCTGTAGGCAAGCACGGGCTCACGCTCAACAGCATCAGGCGCGCTCGAAGGAATCTGTGAAAGGGGTTGCGCCGCAGCCCTTGCCCATGAGACAATGGGTGGGACACCACAGAGAGGACCACCGCATGATCCAGCAGCAGGTGACCAAGGCGCTCCGCCCCCGTGGCCCGGAGACGCAGGCTCAGAAGCGCGCCCGCATTGAAGCGGCGCAGGCCGCGTTCGTGGCCCGGCGCAGGGCAGCGAGCGTTCGCCGCGTCCCCTCTGGAAGGGGTGAGGCCTGATGAAGGTCAAGGTCTCGTTCACCGTCGACATCGACCCCCAGGCGTGGGAGGAGAATTACGGAGTCGGCCCGGATAGGGCAGCCATCCGTGAGGACGTCCGTACTTACGTCATCAACGGCGCGGTCGACCAACTGCGTTACGTTGACGTCCTGGCAAGGGAGGTCTGATGATCACCGTGCTCGTCTTCGCCGTGCTGATGGCGGTCCTCGTGGCCGCTGTCGGCCTCCCCACCCCCGAACCCGTCCGACAGGAGGACTGACCGTGAGACTACGTTCCGGCATCGAGGTGCCTCCGCACCGCGTGTCCGTGCAGAAGATCGGAGGAGCCTGGGTCGTCCTGGTGGACGGCATGGAGGACTCCGAGCACAAGACCAAGGCGCTGGCGCAGCGTCAGGCCAAGCAGACCCGTGAAGATCTCCGACAGGACCGGGAGGCCTCCTGATGGGACACACCGTTGCCGCTGGACTCGCAGAGTTCGGCACTGCCGGGCTTCGCGCCCACCTCGCCACCAACCTCTTCCCGCCCCCGCCGCCGAGCATGCTCAGCGTGGCCGAGGAGGCGCTGGAGATCGCTGCCAGCGCCCATCCGTTCCCCGAGGGCTTCCTCTTCGAGGACATCCTGGACGAGCGGATCGACCTGCCCGAGGGCGTGGAGTTCCGTGGCCAGACCTGGATCTCGGCCAGGGAAGTGATCACCGCCCTGCACCTGGACGCCTTCATCGACTTCGAGGGCGACCAGGAGGAGGACGAGGACTGAGGTAAAGTCTCGCGCCATCTCTGCGAAAGGGCTGGCGCGAGACCCCTTCCATCCTCCATACTGGAGCCATGACGATGACCACCACCCCCACCGTTGCTCGCTCGTTCGGAGGCAGCACCGTCTGGCACGACCTCAACCGAGGCGCAGCCTACCCGCGCACCATGTGTGGGCGCGATGCCCGCCGCATGGCCCGGTTCAGCCCCTCGGACCTCCCCAGCGGGCAGCGTAGCCACAAGGCGTGCGAGCGCTGTCGCAAGGCGCGGGGCGTCTGATGGCTCGCGCCTATACCCGGAGCCGGTTCTCGCCAACAGCGGACCGGCCCGGCCCGGCCTACCTCTCGCCGTTCCGGCGTGAGGAGACCAGCATGGACAGCGCGGGCGACATGATCGCCAAGAGGCTGGACGAGATCGCCGCGCTGGAGTCGCTGCTCGCCCGAGGTGGGCACACCCGCGCCGAGCGCAACGCGCTGCGGGCCAGGATCAAGGCAAGCAAGGCGAACCTGGCCTCGTGGCACAAGTACATCGCAACAGACGCGCCCGCCGACCGGCGAGCCGTAGTCATCCCGGACTGAGGAGCGTAGGCTGAGGCCATGGAGCAGACCACCGTCGTGAACTTCGTCGTCCAGCGCCGGGTGCTGGACGGCGGCGAGGAGCGCTCTGTGCCCGCCACGCTGCGGGACTGGTACGACCTGTACCGAGAGCCGGTCCAGCAGATCGCGGAGGACAACGTGCGTCTGCACAACGCCGAGGAGTCGGGCAAGGCCGAGTACCGGGCTGTCCGGGAGGTCTGCATCTGCATCCGTGAGCCGGTGGCCGACCTTCCTCGGCCTCACCTGGAGGTCTGATCCCGGCTACCATGGAGGCTGGAGGTGTGACATGATCCCTGCCATCATCGCTGGAGTAGCGCGGGCCGCGCCGATGATCGCCCGTGTCGCAGGCACCGCTGGTCGAGCCGCATCGTTCCAGGGAGGCCGGGCAGCAGCCGGGCTGGGAGCCAGCGAGGGCACCGGCATGGCCCGCAGCGCGCTGGGAGCCGGTCGCCACATGATGCAGGATGCTGCGCCTGCACACCGAGCCCCCGGAGCCGTCCAGCAGGCTGCTGGCCGCTGGGCCGACCGAGGCATGTCCGCCTACCAGGGCATCGACAAGATGTCACGCACCAGGGTCGGATCGTTCGCTGCCAACCAGGCCCAGTGGGCATGGATGTCTCGGCCTCGCGAGCCTAAGCAGCGACCCGGCATGGCTGGCCTCCAGCAGCAGATGGACTCCGGGTCCGCCATGCTGAATGGACAGCAGTTCCGCTAAACCCCTTGCGCGGCCAGGTGCCCATGCCTCATACTGGAGGCATGACGCAGACCACCACACCGCTGGCCGAGCAGACGCCCGTCGAGATCGACACCGAGTTGGCCCGCCTCAACGGCGAGATCGCCAAGGCCGAGGACGCCATCAGCCGGGCAGTCGACCGGGCGCACCGCACCGTGGGCGACACCAAGAACCGGTTCGGGGGCTGGGAGCAGGACCACGAGGAGGTCATGCGCAACCTATGGCGGAGCGCTGCACAGGGCAGCAGCCGGGCCGATGACGTGATCGATGACCTGGCCACTGCGCGCACGGCTCTCCAGGACCGGCTTCGCGAGGCAGGCGTGCTCGACAACGAGTTCGCTCGCCGTGGTGGCTGGACCCGTGCCTTCCTGGTCGCCCAGTCCAACGGCCACGTCCACAAGGACCGCTTCTGCTCGACCTGCTTCGCGGGCACCCAGTACTACTGGGTCACCGACCTGTCCGGTGCCGACGAGGACGAGATCGTGGCCAAGGCCGGGGAGCGCGCCTGTACCGTCTGCTACCCGTCTGCTCCGGTCGAGGTGCTCTCGCGGCCCACGCAGATCTTCTCGGACGTCGAGCGCGACCAGCAGGCCGCTCGCGCCGAGCGTGAGGCCAAGCGTCAGGCTGCCGACGAGGCCAAGGTCGAGGTTGAGGGCTACTCCGAGTACGGCTCGCGGGCGAAGATCAAGGTCTTCAAGAGCGTTCGCGCTGTCACCAACGCCATCGCCAGCGACCTCTCCTCGCTCTGCCTCTACGGCGTGAGCCACCCGGACGGCGCATCCTGGCTCGCCAACATCGTGGCCTGCCGGGCAGCGCTGAAGGCCAAGGGCGTCGAGTATGACTACGACAAGGCGCTCGCCACGGCGCGCAAGCGGGTCGAGAAGCAGGTACGCAGCGGGCACTTCGGTGACCCGAACTTCAAGGCCCAGTACTGACACCATGATCAGTGAGGGGCGGGGTGATCACGCATCCCCCGCTCCTCGCTCCCAACCGAGGAGAGTGCCACGATGAACAACCAGTACGCGCAGGACACTGCGATGGCGTACATGACCGGCAGTCCGCCGCCGATGCAGCCTGCGCAGGCCTCGTACGACTCTCCTCTGCCGGAGATGCTGGCTATCGGTGCTGTGTTCGCTCTCATGGCGGGTGCTCGTGAGGCCCAGGCGGAACGGGATGCACGTGCGGCCCACCACTACACGTACGGGGTAGGCGCGCAGATGGCTGAGGCTCGCGAGATCCGGGACGAGTACCGGGTCAAGCGAGGCTGCCGCAACCAGCGCAGGTTCTGCGTCGACTACTGCACCTGTCACCTGGAGAGTGAGTGATGGAAGCCGCAGGCACCGGGATCATCGTGATCCTCTTCATCATCGCGCTCGTCGGCCTGTGGGGCGTGATCGTGGTCGCCCGAGGGCTGGCAGGCTGGGCGAGACACAAGGTCACCGACCCGCCTCCGGTCTCTCCTCTCCAGATCGCGTGTACTGCGTGCGGAGCCGAGCCTGGCTGGACATGTGACGGGTCACCTTATTTTCACCCGGAGCGTCGAGCCGCTGCTCGCAACTTGACCTGGCTGGCCCGAGCAAGGGCACGTAACCAATATCGGTAAAGGGGTTGCGCTTGTCGGCGCTAGGCCCCATACTCGAAGAGTCACACCACCACAGAGCCTCAGGAGGGCGCGTGAAGAACATCACCGGCCAGGTCGAGACGACCGGCAACATCTCCTCCCTCGGTGCCACGTCCATGGGCATCGACGGAGACGGCATCGGGCACATCATGTCCGTGCTGAGCAACCAGTACTCCAACCGGACCCTCGCGGTCATCCGGGAGTACGCCTGCAACGCGTGGGACTCCCACATCGAGGCGTTCATGACGCACCGGCCCATCGAGGTCACGCTGCCGGGCGACTGGGGCAGCAACCTCATCATCCGCGACTTCGGCACCGGGCTGACCAAGGACGAGATCATCAAGGTCTTCGGTACCTACGGTGCGAGCACCAAGCGCGACAGCGACGAGCAGGTCGGCGCGCTGGGCATCGGTTCCAAGGCTGCGTTCACCATGGGCAGCCAGTTCATCGTCACCGGGCGCAAGGACGGCTTCGAGGCCAAGGTTCTGTTTGCGCTCAACGATGACCACGTGGGCCAGATGACGGTCCTGAGCGAGGGGCTGACCGACGAGCCCAACGGGGTCGAGGTCAACCTGCCGGTCAAGAGCGTGCGCGAGACCCACTCCGAGGCCTACAAGTTCTTTGCCACCTGGAAGCCGGGTACCGTCCTGGTTGACGGCCAGGCTCCCGAGTCGTTTTTCGAGCACCCCGAGACCACCACGCTGGACGACACCACGTGGTACACCACGGCCAACAACCGGGTCCGGGTGCTCATGGGCACGGTCGCGTACCCGGTCTCCGAGGACATCATGGAGAAGGTCGCTGGCGGTCTCCAGGGTGATGCCCACCGGCTCGCCAACGTGCTCTCCAACGGGTACAGCCGCAAGGTCGGAGTCCTCTTCGAGGTCCCCATCGGTGCGGTCAACATCGCCCCCAGCCGTGAGGCGCTGAGCGACACCAGCCGCACGCTGAAGGCGATCCGCGAGGCTGTCACCAAGGCTGCTGCGACTCTGACCCGCAACGCTCAGATCGCCGTCGACACCGCTGGCTCCTACTTCGAGGCCAGCCGCGTCCGCAAGGACCAGGCCGGGCTGCTGGAGATGTTCGGGTTCGAGGGCGATGACCTCACCTACCAGGGCAAGAGCCTGGGCGAGGTCAAGACCGACCTGTTCGGGTACGGCATGGTCAAGCGCTACTACAACCGGGCGACCATGGTCGTGGGTGACCCGCAGAAGGACTTCGTCATCGGTAACGCGTACGACGCCGACCGGGTCCTGGTCGTCACGGGCGTGGAGAAGCCGGAGAAGCCTCTGCGTGGCCTGAAGAAGATGCTCGAAGAGCACCCCGAGGTCCCCAAGTACGTCCTCCAGACGAGCAAGAGCCGGGGCAAGGTCGACTGGTTCTCGTTCGGCAAGACGGCTCCGGTCAAGACCTGGACCGTGGACGAGTTCAAGGCCCAACTGCGTAGCCTGCGGGTGACCCCCGACGGCAAGCCTCGGGTCTCGGAGGCCCACTACACCGAGGGTTTCGGCGCGGAGCGCGAGGTCGAGGACCGTACCCCGCTGAGCGAGATCCTGGAGTACGGCGACCCGATCCTCTACTTCGAGGACGGCTGGACCGAGCACAGGCGCTGGCTGTCCAACGACGCGCTGGTCAAGGCTGCCACCAAGGGCTACACGGTCATCACGCTGTACCCGACCCAGTCGGAGAACGCGCTGCTGAAGCGGGTGCCCGAGGCTGTCTACGGTCCCAAGGTGCTCCAGGAGTACGCAGCCTCGCAGGCCCAGAGCCTGTCCGAGGACGACATGGAGATCCTGAAGGCCAAGGCCACCATGAGCAACTACGAGAACAACGCGCTGCGTAACTGGCGCAACCGGTTGGCCGAGGTCTGGGATGACATCACCAACGAGACGTTCCTGGCTCCCTTCCGGGCGCTGGCGGATGCCGAGGAGATCGTGGACCTCTACGAGGACCGGCTGGCCGAGATCGAATCGCTGAGCCGGTGGAACGTGGTCTCCAAGGACGTGGTCTCGGGTGAGTCGCTGTACGTCAACATCGAGGAGCACTGGCCACTGCTGAAGGCCATTGACTCCTACTACGCCCGGCGCATGCCGAAGGCTCACGGTCACGCCGTGACCTACATCAACAGCACCTCGCCCATCGCCGTGTGCCCCACGTGCGAGGTCACCGAGGACGACTGCGAGTGCGGAGAGGAGGAGTAAAGAACGAACGGGAGGTGGCAAGCCTCTTGACACCGAGACTTGCCACCCCTCATCCTGGTAGTTCAAGGGGTTGGCCAGGCACGCAAGGCTCCCGATGTCCCTGGCAGAGACGGGAGCACCCCCGCACCACAGCACCATCCATCCGATCCACCACACGAAAGGCTCAACCCACATGCTGTATCAGTCCCTCGCCTACGGCGACTCCACCACACTCGTGGTCATCGGGTCCTCGGTCCAGGCGACCATCTCCGAGACCCACCCCAAGTTCGGGGCGGTCCAGGACTACTTCGAGCGCACGCCCGAGGCCGACCACGACGAGGCCTACGTCTCCCGCCTGCTCGACGCTGAGACCACCATCGGCCTGCACCTCCAGTCGCTGAGCGAGCGCGTCTCCTACTCCGGTGGCCGCCTGTTCTTCGACGGTGACCCGGTTCGCTCCGCTCTGTCCGACCGTGTGGTCGAACTGGTCCGGGCCGACCAGGACGCTGACGTCGACAGCCTCGTCAACTTCCTGGAGAACCTCTCGTCCAACCCCGATCCCGAGGTGCGCGAGAGCCTCTGGGAGTGGGTCGAGTCCGAGGACGTCACGCTCACCCGGGACGGCAAGATCATCGGGTACAAGAGCGTCGACAGCACCGACGGGCTGAACCTGTCCTGGTCGACCGGCACCACCCAGGTGTTCGTGGACGGTGAGCCCCAGTCGGGTCGCATCCCCAACCCGCTGGGTGCGGTCGTGACCGTCCCTCGCTCCGAGGTCGACTCGTCCAAGACCAACGACTGCTCCTACGGGCTGCACGTCGGCACCTGGTCGTACGCCTCCACGTTCCACACCGGCTCGACCCAACTGCTGCTCGTGGTCGAGGTCAACCCTCGCGACGTGGTCGGGGGCGGAGCCGGTGACAAGTTCCGCACCTGCCGGTACCGGGTCCTGCACGCCACCTCGGACAAGTACAGCGTCCGCACGTTCGACTCCACCGACCGTGACGCTGCGCTGGCCGAGGTCTACGCTCGCCAGGACGGCGAGGCGCTGGCCACGCTCAACGAGGTCCAGGACTCGCTCGACGCCGACAACGGGGTCCAGGACGTGCAGCCTTCGGACGCTGAGGCTGGCTACGAGCAGGCCAAGGTGACCTTGCTCGACATCGCGGACAACGACCCGAGGGTACGCCGCATCCTGCGCAGCGAGGAGGGCCACAAGCCCGCTGCTCGCCGCATCCAGGAACTGGGCTACCGCACCAGCGAGGCCTCGGTTCGCAGGTACCGCAAGAGCCACGCCTGACGGCCTGTGGGGGAGCATCTCCGATGCCTGGAGGTGCTCCTCCCACCGGCACTCAGCCGGAACCAGAGAGGAGGCCACCACCATGGCCAACGGTCGCGGACGCTCCACGCCGCTAGGGCGAGGACGCGGCTACAGCAACGGGAGGGGACGCCGTTCAGCCCCCACACGTCCAGCCGGTCGGAGGATGTTCTGATGATCCAGGTCGAGACCTACGGCGAGATGCGAGAGACCGTGGTGCGTAACCCCGGTGACCGCATCCGCAAGGCTCGCCGTCGGGAGGAGGCCGCTGAGCGGCAGGAGGCCCGTGAGGGTCGTACTGCTGAGCAGCAGGTCGCTCTCCTGGACCAGCGTCTCGGGAAGGGGGTGGGAGCCGAGCGCGAGCGAGCCCGCCTCGCTCAGTGAACCGGGAGGACAGCGCGTAAGTTTCTGTGGTGGATTGCTTGCGCGCTGTCCTCTCCTCATGCGACAATGGTGGGACACCACAGAGAGGACTACCCAGATGACTGCCACCACCTTCCAGGTAGAGATCGCCCGCGAGGCGGTCGAGGAGTGCGCCGCCGCTGTCGAGAACGGCGAGCCGGGCGCGCAGGCCGACCTGGAGCGTGCGCAGGCGCTGCTGGAGAAGTACCTCGGCGGCGTGGTGATCGAGGACACCAAGAACGTGGCCGCTGAGCACGACCCCAACCGCAAGCGCCCCGAGGGTGGCAAGATCCACCGCAACCAGTACGGCGTATGCCGGGTGCGCACCGTCTCCGACAAGCAGGCTCGCTTCATCCAGAACCTGATCGACACCCGCGTGATCCCCGCGACCGGTGGCGAGCAGGTCGCGCTGGCCGCCTTCCGCCAGGGTACGCTGAACCTGCGTCACGCGTCCGACCTGATCGAGTGGCTGCTGCTCCTCCCGAAGAACGAGAAGGCCGACCAGCCCCGCCTCGCCTCCGAGAAGGCCCTGGGCTTCCTGCGCAGCCTGGTCGAGAGCCAGAACGTGGCCGCGCTGAGCGAGGCGGACCAGGCCAAGGTCGAGCACGTCCGCAACGGCGCGCACCCCACCGCCAAGGACACCAGCGACTTGATCGACGCGCTGAAGCGGGTCGGCAAGAAGCCGGTCGAGATGGTCCAGCACCGCAGCGGAAAGATGGTCGCCAAGAGCGAGGTCGAGGACGGCATCTACCGCAAGGACGACGTGGTCTACAAGGTCCAGTACAACCTGGCCGGGACCAACCTCTACGCCAAGCGGCTGGTGCTGGACGAGGAGGGCAACGGCTCCTGGGAGTACGCGGGCGGCGTGCGCAAGGTCGGCCTGACCCCCGAGCACAAGATGACCCTGGAGCAGGCCAAGGAATTCGGCGCTTTGTACGGGACCTGCGTGGCCTGCGGTCGCCGCCTCACCAACGAGGAGAGCATCGAGGCCGGGATCGGGCCGGTGTGCGCCAGCAAGTTCTGAGCCCCGGTTTCAGGGAAGGGGTGGACGCGAGCCCCTTCCCCATGAGACACTGGAACCTCCACCACACGAAGGAGCACACACCGTGCGCGTAGCCACCCACCACCGCATCACCGTCGAGATCGACTTCGATGAGCCGGTGTTCATCGATGACCGGGTCTCCGGGCCGGTGTTCATCTACAGCCTCACCTTCTCCCACAACGGCGAGCGCTGGCGCGGTGAGGGCCACTCGTTCGCGGCCAAGAAGGACGGCAGCATGGGCCGCAGCGAGCGCACGCTGGTCGGCCTCGGCCTCTCCGAGGTTCCCGAGCACGTCCAGGACACGGTGCGTGCGGCCTACGACAAGGAGATGGCGCGTCTGGGGGTTGAGGCATGAGCATCCGCTGGCGCTGCGTCAAGAGCGATGACAGGTTCACGCCCTGCCACCAGTATGACCTCGGTGGTGAGCCCAACGAGTTCCTAGGCTACTTCTACTGCCCCGAGCACGACCCGCGCAACCGCTGGATCGTGGCCTACCACCGGTCTCACGTTCACCCGGCCATGGCGTTGACCCAGGTCCACGACGAGCAGGGACGCAGGCCGGTAAAGGACGTGCAGGACGCCATCGCCGCCGACCAGGCTCAGGCGTTCCCGGACGTCATCTACATGGTCGTCCGGGAGTCCGACTTCCGCAACTACTACGCCGACCTCCTGCACCGCGCATGGGGGATCGGGTCAGGAGCGCAGGCATCGTGACCAACGCAGCAGACAGCCTGAAGGCCCACCTGGGCATCACCAGCCCAGATGACGTGATGGCGTTCGCTCGCCGTCGTGGTGTCGGCCCGCTGGTATACGTCACCTACCGCAAGCGCAGCCGTGGGGTCGATCCGGCCTGGCTGGTCGTCCGTGGCCGCTCCGAGCCATCCTGGGCCAAGCGGGATGCCCAGAAGACCTTCGTCATCATGGACAACGGTCTGCGTGCCCAGCACCTGGAGGACGCCCTGGCATGGGCAGCCAGCCACCACGGGCTAGAGGCACAAGACGACGTCTGGTCCACGATCACCGGCCTACCCAAGGCCTACTTCCCGGAGGCTGTAGCCAAGGCCGTGAAGGCTGCCCTGCGCAGCGCCACCAGGGCCACAGGAGGCGAGGACGCACGCCGTAGGGGTAGGACACCCGGCACCGAGCAGAGCGTCCAGGACGGCATCCTGGAAGCGCTCAGAGCGCTCACCAGCGAAGGCCTCACCTGGAGCGAGACCAGTGTGCTGTTCGACTGCCACCACGGGGTCGCCAGCGGCCAACTGAGCGTGCTCCACCAGGATGGCCAGATCTCCCGGCTGGCCGACAAGCGGGGAGGACAGAAGATCTACGTCCTGCCCGAGTACGTCGGCAACCGGGTCACCGAGGAGTACGGGATCGCCAGGAATCGTCTGAGCGACCGTGAGGCCGAGGCCCTGATCAACGTCAGGGTCGCGCTCAACAAGGGACACAGGGCCGAGCCCATCGAGGTGCGCCTGCTGGTCGAGGCACTGGAGAGGATCACCTCGTAAGGGCTGACAGATAGCCCTTGCGCATGAGACAATGAGACGTCAACCACCATTGAAAGGAACCACCACCGTGAAGAGCATCATCGCAACACTGGCCGTAGGGCTGGCCCTGGTCGTCGGAGGCTGCTCCAGCGACAGCGAGCCGGGTGCTCCGGCACCTCGTGAGTTCTACTCCGACCCCGAGCCCCAGCCCACATTCGACCGTGAGCAGGCAGCCATCGATCTCGCTTACCAGCAGGCTCCGAGCCTGGCAGCGGTGCCCGAGTCCGACCTGCGCAGCCTGGCCGAGTCCAACTGCGACATGCTCGACGTCAGCAGCAGCCAGTACACGGTGGACGAGATCTTCGGCATCGCTATGAAAGCCGGTGTGAGTCCTCGTGCGGCTGGCACCATCATCGCCATGAGCGTGCTGGGCTTCTGCCCCGAGCACAAGCCCGCCCTGAACGACTGGATCAACAGCAGCGGGACCGGTGTCTGATGGAGATTCAGGGCAGCGACCTGACCGTCGAGGCGGTCGCACGAGAGATCTACCAGCAGCGCTCGCAGTCTCCACGTGAGATGACCGACGAGCGCTGGGAGAAGATCAAGAGGCAGTTCCCGCAGAGCGTGCGGATCTGCATGGCCGACGCAGAGCAGATGATCAAGAACGGAGACCTGGGATGACCGAGACCATCTACGAGCAGATGAAGGCTGAGACCGCCTTCTACCTGGGTGACATGGCCAGGCACCCGTCGGCCTCGCCCACCAGGCGCATGGTCCTGCTGCGCACGGGTGACCACGTGCTGGCAGGCCACAAGGCTCCGTGGCAGACCGGTGTGGCGGTGTGGTCATGAGCAGCGTCAAGGTGGATCGAGGCACCTGGGGCAAGGTCATCGGCTGGATGGTGCTGGGTCTGTTCCTGGCGCTGGTAGCGATGCTGGTCTTCGCCGCCCACGACCAGCGCACTCGTGACGACCAGTTCGATGGCGTCTGCAACTACCTGCATGGGCAGGTCGAGGGGGATGTCTGCATCCGGGACGGCAAGGTCGTGGCACGTAAGGACGCATCATGAGCCCCCGCGCCTGGTTCTATGGGATCGCCTTCTCGTTCGTCCTGTGGATGATAATCGCCACCGTGGTCGGTGCAGTCAGGCTGGCTGTGTCATGACCGGCTACCTCGTGGTGCTCTGCATCGTGTGGGGGATCTTCTGGCTGCTGGCGATGGCGCACCAGTTCGTCCCCGCCATGCTGGTGATGTTCCCTGCGATGGCCCTGACGCTGGGTACGCCGATCATGTGGCTCATCGAAGCGTCAGGAGCGTACTCCTGATGTTGACCGAAGCAGGAAGGCAGATGCTGCTCGACAGCCTGGTGCGCGTGGTGCAGGAGGCGCTGAGCCTGGACCTGCTGCGCACCCTGTACCAGGAGAGGCAGGCCGCAGGAGCGCACCCGCTGACCGGTCACTGCTACGTGGCGAGCGAGGCGCTGTACCACCTCCTGGGAGGCGCTGACGCAGGCTGGACGCCCATGCATATCCAGCATGAGGGTGAGAGCCATTGGTACCTGCGAGGCCCCGACGGGACATTCCTGGACCCCACAGAGGCCCAGTTCCGCAACCCGGTGCCACACTGGCACGGCAAGGGCAAGGGGTTCATGACCTCTCAGCCGTCTCGGCGTGCCCAGGTCGTTATCGACAGAGTCAACGCACGCGTGAGAGACTAGGGCCATGGCCACCTGTACCTGCATCTACAGCACCGCCGAGGGCGAGGACGGCAGGCTGGTGCGCGTGATCAGGGTCTATGACCCGAGGTGCAACAACACCTACCACGCCAAGATGCAGCCTGACCCGAACCCGAACTATGGGGAGACACAGAAGTGAGCGACTACCGCAAGATGGAGCCTCGCCAGGGGTACGGCAAGGCACGCTTCCAGTGTGCTCGCCCTGGGTGTGGGACCACACGCTGGCTCACCGCTGACCAGACCATCGACCATGACCGTGAGCACACCGACCCGCCTGTGAACAGGTCCCAGTTCGGGGACGTCAAGGGACCGCACGAGCCCAACCCCACCAACTACGAACTACCCGGCAACACGAGTAATGCGAGTAGGAGCAGAGCATGAGCAGGTACCAGAGCCCACTGACCCGTGAGGAGATGCGCCAGGAGGCTGGCGTAGGAAGCGGGCAGCACAAGGGGCCACAGGGAGCAGGCAAGGCAGCACTGGCACAGGCACGTGACCGCCTCACCAACGCACCCGACACCGGTCCATGGTTCGAGGAGCCCCGCAACCAAGCGTTCCACCGTGGCCTGATCCACAAGCAGGCTGAGGCTCGCCGCATCGTGAGTGAGAACCACAGATCCGGCCAGATGCTGGATGCCGCCTCCAAGGTCAGACAGGATTACCCACGACCATGATCCATACACCACCACACATCCAAGGCACGATCACAGGCCGCCTCAGCGTGTATGAGCCAGCGGCCATCCCCGTGGTCATCTCGCCTATGCTCCCCATCTACCCGAGCCCTGGTACGGACGCACGTCGCATCGTGCGCCATGGGCTGGCTGACGTGCTCGAATGGCTGGGCCAGGAGGTAGGCCCTGAGCCTGGTGTGCCCACACACGCATACCTCTCCACCGACCCTGCGCATGGTGGCGGCACCACCGTGATCATGAGCCAGGAGTACCACGACGCGCTGCTCAACAAGGAGCGCCAGTACTGGGCCGAGCAGTTCGCTCCCTGGAGGTGGCAGCGATGATCATGAGCGGTCACACCTACTCCATGGGCGGGTACGTGCGGCAGATCCAGGAGAGTGAGAGCATCCTGACCGACATCGTGACCCAAGCGTGGGGATCGGCCACGCCTACACACACCTCATGCGTCGGATGCTACCTGGACGCTGACGGGCTGGCAGCCCATGGTCTCACTCTGGCCGCAAACGGATATTGCGAGATGTGCCGTCTGCTGCTCGACAGCATCTCCAAGTTCGGGGACGAGACGAGCCGAAGGCTACTGGCAGGCCCACACGCATACCGGCGCAGGACATCGTTCGAGGCCACCATGATCACCAGCGGTGCGACCATCCTGTTCTGTCTCCTCGGTGCGCTGGTGGTCATCTTCGCCGGAGGCATCCTGTGACCACCACGCCCGACATCGTGGAATGGGCACGAGACCATCTAGGCATCGATCTGCTCCCCTGGCAGGCTGAGGTGCTGCGCAGATGGCAATACCGGCCTGGCGCTCCTACCACCATGAGCCGGGCTAAGAGAGGCGGCAAGAGCATGACCATCCTCGTCTGGGATGCATACCAGCGCACGCTGCTACCTGAGAGCCCGCAAACCGAAACCGGGGAAGGCGAGAGCATCCATCATGACCGTGTCCATAACCAACACCTCTGATGTTGACTACCGGCTACGCCTGGAAGAGATCATCAACACAGCCCCACCAGGACCGCTGTGGGTACGTGTCGAGCATCTGCTGGTCACCCACAAGTTGGGCTGGTGTCCGGGCACATTTCCATGCGACTGCCAGGAGCGCTATTACGCTTTGCGCGTTGAGCGAGCCCACTGGGCAGCCGCACACAAGATCGTGGGAGAGCAGAAGGTGAAGAAGACATGACAGGCTCATGGGACATGTACCCGGACAGCGCTGTGGAGTACCTGCTGCGTGAAGGGCCACCGCCGTGCCCGCCTGACTGTGAGCGTGACCATGTCCCCTGCACACGCAAGCGCTGGACCGAAACCGAAACCGGGGAAGGCGAGAGTACACCATGAAGGTCAAGGCACCGTGGACACGTGAGCAGGTCGAGAGCCTGTTGCGCTGGCAGAACGAGGACCAGTTCCACCCATACACATGCCCGGAGCCGCAGCATATCGGTGAGGCCCTGCTGGTGCCTACTCGTGCGGGCTGGTTCTGTGGAAGCGGGCTGTGCAACTACACCCAAGACTGGGCGCACGACTTCTCGCTCTCCATGGCAGCCCCGCTCGATGACAGCCTGGGACGCAATTTGGGGGAAGGCGAGAGTACCCAATGAGAGACACCGACCAGACACTATGCGAGCAGGCAGGTGTGCATCTGCGTGGCACCGGTCACTCTCAGACTGACTGCCCGACTGTGTGTGCTGAGCCTGATGAGCAATACGATATTGCTGCGGAGCAGCGGCCATGAGTAACTGCATATCCCCAACACCCCACCCGTGTCCAGGCCACTCAACCACGCTCTCCCAGCGCCCCCACTCCACAGTGCCTCCTGTCAGCCAGCCCCCTACTTCCCGCATATGGAGCAACTAGGCCCCTCCTTGTCAACCCCAAATCCATATGGCGGCCAAACTCGGGGCGAGCAGGGCGTCTGTCCACCTGGTGACACAGGGGTTGACATGTAGGCTGTCAAGACCCCCCACCGTTAAATCTTTTCCTGGGGCCGAAGGGGGTGGCCTGGTCCCTCGGATATGTTTTTGATGCCCCCATAAGGCAGTGCCCGGAATTTGGGGGGGCATATCGATTAGGCAGTGCCCCAGTGTCTGACTGACTCGACACTCACCAGTGTCAGCGCCACGTAGCGATGAGCCCCACGACGCCCGCCACCACGACTACGACACCGAACACGACGATATCCATTAGGGTTTAGCGGCCAGGTAGAGCCAGAGCAGCGCGTAGACGACCAGCCAGAACATGAGCACCTTGTCCATCAGGATGCTGCCTTACGCCAGAACCACGTCGGGCAGAAGCACACAGGGCACTGACCTGGATTTCGGTATGCCAAGGTGAAGTGCTTCTCCTCGCACACGTACACGTTGCCGTTGTTCTCCAGGTCCATCAGTAGATGCCTCCCTGCTCCTGCTCAGCGACCACGGTATGGATTATCGGGTAGACGAGATGGTCGGGGTACATGTCGGCGTGGATACCGGCCAGGTCGACAGACCAGGAGCCGAACCCGCACTCGGAGGCACAGCGGAAGGTGACCGCCGGAATATCGGGAATGTGGGGGTGCTGGCACGTGATGCACCACACGGTGCCGTACAGGCGTACCAGGGGCACGGGGCGGCGGTGCTCACTCATCGGTGACCTCGCGGATGACGCGGGCGATTCGGGCGGTGAACACCGCGCCGACTTCGGGGATGATCACAGAAGGGGTGACCTCGCACTCCAGTCGTACGATCCCGTCGGAGTGGTTGCGGATGTAGATGGGCTGCAGGCCGTGTACCTCTACCGGCGCGGGCCGATGCTGAGCCCGCCGGGCCTGCTGCCAGTCGGAGGTCTTGCGCTTGAAGATGCTCACCGGATTTCCTTCTTTCGGTCGGGGATGCAGGGGCCGATGTTCAGGTCGTCCATGAACACGGCATGGTAGACCAGGCGGCGCTCTCCGCAGCGCTGACAGCGCGCATGCACTCGATGCCAGCGGTCGGGGATCTGAGGCTCCACGATGCGAGCCCCCAGCACGAAGTCATGGACGCGGTACGTCGCTGGCTCGTTGACGGTGTTGTGGACCAGGCTGATGTGCCAGGAGCGGGTCGAGTCGGTCTGGTCACGACGGAAGCGCAGCCAGGTGCGCCGCCCGATCTTCATCGGATCACCTGGACGATCCAGTTGCGGCCCCGACCGACGTCTCGCTTGGAGACCTGGACGCGCCTGTTCTTGTAGTACGCCCGGCGACGAGCGATGCGGATCGCGGCCTCGAAAGTCTTGTAGGCGGTATCGGGGACGCCCTCGTTGGAGGGCTCGGGGTAGGGGTTGTAGGGGATCTTCAGCATCAGGGGGTACCTCCCGGGTTTTGGGTTTGGCCTTGGGTATTGGTTTCGCCGGTCTCGCGGGCGATGCGGGTAAACTCGCTCCGGTAGCGCCAGGCGAGTTGGGCCTCGGGATGTGGGTATCGCGCCAGGAATTCCTCGGCGTGCTCTCGGTGCCGCCAGGTGGGAGCGCATCCTGGCCAACCCGGGTGTCCGAGCACCGTCCACTCCGTCGCGTCCGCCAGCGCCTCGGCCATCTGGCGGCGCACGTCGGCGGCGTCCTGCCAGATGCCGGAGGCGATGAGAGCGTCCGCGCCACGTCTGCGCCAGGTATCGCAGGAGTGCTTGTGGTAGCGAACGTCCAGAGGATCACGGAGATGAGAGCCACAGTCGGGATGGCATGGCATGGCGCGTACCAGCGTCTCGCGGTCCACCACCGGGCGCACGTCGGGTAGCACGGCAGCGAGGACAGCGCGGGCAGCGTCGTGGGCAGACTTCCAACCAGCGTCCGCCAGTAGCGCCTGTGCACCCTTCTCCACCCAGCGCGGGTCCACGGTCGTCCCGTGGCGGTCGTCAGTCATGGCTCTACGATGGCCCGCATTTGGCTTTCTGTCAAGAGCGTGGAAGAACCTCTTGCGCTGCGCCGAGGGCTGCTCTACTGTGGACCCATGACCGATACCACCATCACCCACCACCGCCGAGGAACCGGGATCTACGAGCGCTCCGAGTTCGAGGCCTCCAAGAACGGTGTCACCGGCTACGGAGAGACCATCGAGGCCGCGCTGTTCGGACTGGCCAACAACCTCGGTCGCCGTCTGAAGATGGACGAGGCCCGCCACCAGCGTGCTGCCGCCGACATCGCCACCCTGCTGGCCCAGGATCTGGTCGAGTACCCGAACTCGCCTGGCCACGCCACCGCCTCCTGGACCATCGACCGGCTGGTGAGCGCCTTCGGCATCATCGACCCCCGCACAAAGGAGCCTGCATGATCGAGTCGACATACTACGACGAGCAGACCCTGACCAAGGTCTATCGAGCGCTGGAGCGCGCTGGCATAGATCCTGAGGCGAGACAGGACGCGGTCAGCGAGATGCAGAACGAGGGCATCCTGTTTCGGGAGAGAGCACGATGACTCCCTCGTTCCACCCCGTCTCGGTCTTCCTGCGATCCGTACGCCGTCGGCTGCCAGTCGTTGAGTGGTGGTCGCACACCTCGTTCTGGGGTGTGGAGAAGCGCTCGCACATCTTCTACGGCCCGTTCACCCAGCAACCGATGCAGGCGCTGATCTTCGACATCGGCCACGTGGCCGTCGTCATCCCCTACCGAAAGGTTTCTCGATGAACTACGACGACGAACTCCGCGCCAAGTTCCACCCCGGCGACATCCCTACCTCTCAGGTTCTGGAGGCCTCAGCCGACAAGATAGAGGGCAACCTGACCCAGGGATCGTGGGAGACCAAGTCCGGCAAGGTGTGTCTCGAAGGCGGAATCCTGGCTGCGATGAATCTTGGATACTGCGACATTCAGAACGCCGAGGACGATCCGTGGGAGCGGGGACTGAGTGCGTTCGTGGAGTGTCCTGCTTACCAAGCGGTACGCCGCTACCTGCGTGAGCACCCGGAGATCATCGATCTTGTGCCCTACTATCGCTCGGATGAGCGATACCTGTTCCGATTCAACGACGGGCTGATCACGCGCTTCTACGGCGATGAGGCTCGTGCTCGCGGTGTCGACCTCATGGATGTGTCGATAGGAACGGCTCGTGAGTGTCGAGAGGCTCAGCAAGCCGCGATTGCTCGCGCCGAGGCTGTCATCTGCGATGTGCTTCGAGGTGCGGCCAAGGATGAGCGCATGCGTGAAGAGGGTATTTCGTGAGGTCGTTCTTCCGAAGTCTGCGAGACACCTACTCCTCGATGCCGGACCGGTATACCCTGCTGCTGAGCGAGGAGCGCTACCGGATCGTGCGCGAGGCGCTGGTTGCCCAGGCCACCCGCGAGCACGCCTACAACCGCCACGAGCGCGGGGACGCGCTCTACGAGGTCGCCAACGAACTGAGGAGACAGCACTATGGCAATTGACCAGAAGGCTCGCAACATGATCGCCTACGACCGTCAGGCACATGAGCGGTATCACAACCGGATCATCAGCCTGGAGCAGCGAGAGCAGGATCTGCGAGACCGCCTAGCCTACCTGGAAGAGGTAGTCAACGGAATGGTCCGCAAGCCGGTCGTGGGATCAGTCCAGTCCGGGGACGTGAAATTTACTTCCGAGGGAATCTGCACCGTCCCCTCGCACACCCGCGAAGGCTGGACCACCTACATGATCCAGAATCGGAATCCCGGGGATAGCGAGTGGTACGACTACGTCGCGGTGCCTCGTCGCTTCAACCTTGCACGAGCCCAGCGGTTCTACCAGGATCAGGTCGCCTACGACCCGATCCACCTCCCCAGCAACCTGCGGCTGGTCGAGCGCACGCACAGCGAGCGAGTGGTATGACCGTCCAGGGCTGGCAGATCACCACACGCTGGGCACGCGGCGTACAGCACACCATCACCTTCAGTGATGAGGAGCCGGTGCCCGAGGTCGAGGTCCGCAAGATCTACGTCCCTCGGGTCGACCCCACCGACATCGAAACGCTGGACGACTACGACGACCAGGACCCGGATTGATGGGGTGGGTAGCCTTCCTCGTCCTCGGCGGAGCCGCTATCTGCTGCCTGGTCGCTGGCTACTTCCTGTCCCGCCACTGGGAGTAGGCTGGATGTGTGGACTGGAGCGCATTCTTCGACAGCGTGGGGATGAACATCTTCGCGAGCGTTCTGCTGGTCGCATACCTCGTTGCCAACACCATGGTCGCGGGATGGCTCATGAGCAAGCACTTCGACAAGGACAAGTCCGGCTGGTGGTATGTCTTCGGGACCGTAGTCGGCATCGGCGGAGCCATGCTGTCGATCCTCAGTCTCATCGCGATCTGGGCTGACTGCCCGGTCGCTCAGTGTCTTGGGGGCTGACAGGGAGTCCGAACGTGGACATCTTGATTGCTGCCCTGCTTCTGCTGCCGCTTGCCGTAGTGGCGGGCTACTTCTTCTATCGCCGCTGGTGGCACCGGATCCCGCACGGGCACAGACACCGCCATCATTCCTGGTAGGGGTCTTGACAGATAGTCTCCGAAAGGGGAACCTATCTGTATGACCCACCCACACCACCACGTCGCACCTCTGCTGGTCACCGGCATGTGGAACAAGCCCCAGGGCCTGCTTGAACACCGTCCACACGGACGTGACGGTACGGCCAAGACCGGAACCACTGTGGTCGGCTTCCTGGCCGAACTGGACGCCTACGTAGACTGGGTACGCCGGGAGGCCTTCAAGGAGGCTCTGCTGATCGTGGACAAGACCACCCAGCGCAACTACAACCTCTCCGAGATCCTCGACGTCTCCGCCGACAAGCATGCCGAGGCGCTTCGCGAGGACATTAAGACCCGACTTCGCGAGGAGATCTGATGCTGCCCGACCCCTGCCCCTCCACCAAGCCCGAAGAGCCCGAGATCAAGTGCTGCCTGCAGTGGGGGCATGAAGGTCTGCACAAGGGCCGCGCTCCAGGTACGACACGAGGCCGCCTACATGCCTGGTCGAACGTCACCGTCACCCACAGCGAGATCTCGCTGCCTGCGGGAGCCACGCTGACGTTGGGTGGTCCAGACAACGAGATCCCGACGGTGCAAGCCCCCGTCATGCTGCAGTTCCGGGAAAGGCTCACCGACCCATGGACCGACGTGGAGACGGTCTCTCCCTCCGACGTGGAGTTCGAGAAGACCTGGGTGGTCAAGGCCAACGCCCGTGAGCGCAAGGTGGGCCGCAACGGAGCCTACCGTCTGGCCCGGATCACCGAGGAAGTCCTGGCCCAGTGATCGTCCCGGAACTGCCGGGAGCGCTGTGCGCCCAGACCGACCCTGAGATCTTCTTCCCCAAGCCCGGAGGCAAGTCAGATTTAGCCAAGAGGCTCTGCATGCGCTGCCCTGAGCGCTCGCAGTGTGCCTTCTGGGCAATGTCCCGCCCGGAGCGCTACGGCGTCTGGGGCGGGCTCTCAGAGGCGGACAGAGGGTACGCTGTGTAGATGCTGGCGTTCACCGAGCAGGCGATGAGGAGTCGTGGCATGAGAGAGTACAGCGTCATCGTGTACGAGCCCAGCAGCGAGCCTGACGGCTTGCAGGGGTCGTACAACCTGTGGGCCTTCAACGAGAAGGACGCGGGCCAGAAGGCCATCAACCATGTGGCCCAGCAGTTCCGGGTCGAACCTAAGACCCTCGACGTGTTTCGAATCGAGGAAGTCCCGGCGAAGTGACGAGGAAGTCCAACGGGATGACCGCACGCTGGTCGATCCGGTGTGCGAACTCCGACTGCGATCATGAGCGCATCGACCATCAGCAGCCGCACGGGTTCTGCCGGATCGACGGATGTCCGTGCCCTTCCTGGGTACGACCCCTAGACAGCAAGTAGGAGAGCCGCTACCGTTGCGGTATGGATAAGCCCGAGACCCTACCGCTGGTGTCGGAGTTCGCCTTCCTGGAGTGGCTCGAAGCCTGGGCCAAGGACATGGAGGAGCAGGCTCGCAAGGCCGAGAACCTCCTGATCGACCAGGAGATGGCATTCTCCGTCCAGCCACACATGAACGACCGCTGCGAGGACATGTACGACGCTGAGCAGTGGCGCTACTGCACCAGGAAGAGAGGACACGGTGGAGACCATGCTTCAGGCTTCAACGCCGCCCGAATCCGCTGGAAGTGACCGCGAGGAGTACTACACGGTCGAGCACCGCAACCTCAACGATCACATCGAGCATCACCGTATGTGGCGAGGTACCGATTCGCGCTACTACTACGAAGAGGCGGTTGCGGTCTGCAGCCAGCGCTTCGAGTTCAGCCAGCGTCACGACAGCGGCTGGGAGTTCCGGGTACGCCGGATCACTACTGAAACCGTCTACGTCCCTGGACAGAGCACCATTCCTCCAGTAGGCTCGTAGCACCCACCCGAGAGGAAACCCATGGCTGAGCCACTGCCGTCCGTACCGCCGGAAGAGACCGCCTACTTCAACAAGACCTTCCGCGACATCGTCTACGACTTCGGGAAGGTGCGAGGTGATCTCTCCGAGGAGTACGCCCGCGACCAGATGGTCTTTGGGCTGAAGCACTCTCGCGAGATGAACTTCATGCGCGGGCAGCGTCGTACCGCACACGCCAACTGGAAGCGGGAGAACGAGCGGTACCTGGCCTCTCAGAGCCGGGTAGCGCTGCAGACCCGTGAGGTCGACCGGCTGCGCACCAGCCTGCGTATCGCTCGTGTCTATCAGACCGTCCTGTCGGTGCTAGTCATCGCCCTGGTCCTGGGGATGGTGCTTCTGTGAGCATCGAGTTCGACGCTGGCTCGTTCTGGGAGTCGCCTAAACTTCTGCGGAAGTTAAGGCGGCCCACTGAACTGCCTGACATCGCGGACTACGACGAGGACAAGGTCGAGCGCGGTGTACGTCAGATCGTGACTACTCTGCGTAAGCAGATCGACCGCGACATCTCCTGGTTCGAGCGTATGCGGGGTAACCCCGATGTACACGACGTGGACGAGAAGATCGAGGCGTACCGTAGGGTTAAGGCTCGCCTTCTGCGAGAGGACGATCACAATGACGTGGATCCAGTGGGCACACCTCGCCCTGACACCGACGCCTGAGCGTCTCATGCGCAAGTGGCTTCGAAAGAAGGTAAACCGTGCCAATGCCGGTGAACAAGGATGAGTTGACCGAAACCATCCTTCGGACCCTCCCGAGCCTGGTGCTGTTCGAGGCCGGGTACAACGACCGTACCCTGGCCCGGTCCATCCAAGAGGCCATCCAGCCCACCATCAGTGAACTAGAGGACGACCGCGACTTCTGGTACGAGCGCTGGCGTACGGCGGCCAACAACGCCATCACGCTGCAGGCCGTGGTTGATGCTCAGAAGGAACTACGAGAGGCTCATGAGAACCCGACTCCCTAGCCGTACCCGCTTCGAACCACCCACCAACCCCTACTTCGGATTCGCGGCAGTAGCCATGGGCGCGCTGATCGCGGTGATCTGGTTCGCCGGGCTGCTGCAGAGCGAGTTGCTGGGTAAGGTGGCAGTGGCGCTGATCTTCACTTCGTTCTGGCTTCTCATGTGCGGGATCTGGAAGGCTGACCAGTACATCGAGGGCGGACGTAGACCAAAGCCGCCTGACGACTATGACACCTTCATCAGCGCATAGACCGAAAGGACTACCATGGTCTACATGACGACCAAGCAAACCCCGTGGCAGGAACGGGGGATGGAAGTCACCTTCCACCTCCAGGGCTGCCCGAAGCGCTTCCCGTACCGAGGCGGGCACTGCACGTGCTCTGCTGAAGCCTCTGGCCTGAACAGGCCGACTGTAAGACCACGGCCTTCACTGGTCGACCCTGTACGCTAGAGGCATGCGACTGGCTGACTTCGCACATGGTGCCGCCGGGGCCGAGATGGACCCCGAGGAAGTCGCTGTGCGCAAGCGCTGGTGGGTAGCCTTCGCTACGGAGGGTAGCGAGTCGCCTCCGAGCCCGGACCACTTCATCGACGGGGTAGCCGACGGCTCCCTCTGAGGAGTATCCTGGGGCCATGGAAGCCCTGACCGGAACCCGACTGTATCTCGGGTATGAGGACGGGACCAGCGAGACGTTCGACATCGTGCAGACGCTGGCTCAGGCCCACGCGCTGTACGACCCGATCTTCTCCGGCGCACTGGAGCGCGAGTACATCCAGATCACCACTCCTGACGGTACGATCCGCTGGCGCAAGTTGTGGAAGATTGACGAGTTCACCCTCAGTGTGGTTACCTTGGTGGACGCTACCAAGACACGGCAGCGCCGCAGGCCCGCCAAGAAGACCACGGCCAAGCCTGCCACCACCGCCCGGAAGGGCACGACGAAGAGAGCCTGACATGCACATCGGCGTCGACATCGATGACGTCGTGGCGGAGTGGTACTACGGTAGCCACGACGCCTGCGTCCAAGCCGGTATTACCAACGGTGTCACCCCGCGCACCTGGACCCCCTACGAGGAGTACGGCTGCAAGGACCAGGTCTGGTACGACACTCTGCACAAGGCGCTGCTGCGCGGCTACCTGCTCGACCTGCCGGTGGTACCCGGAGCCGTGGCCGCCCTACGGCGCATGAAGAGCCGGGGACACAAGATCCACCTGATCACCGCCCGAGGCTACTTCCAGGACGGTGACCTCATCCGCGAGCACACGCGCCTGTGGCTGCGCAAGAAGGCGATTCCTCACGACTCCCTGCACTTTACGCAGAAGAAGGGAGCCGTGGCCTACAACCTGGGACTGGATGCCTTCGTAGACGACCACGTGCGCAACACGACCGCTGTCAGTGCGTTCGGGGTTCCGTCCTACCTCGTCAACCGGCCCTGGAACGAGAACGAGGACTGGCCTGCGAGGTACCGCGTGACCGGCCTGAAGGAGTTCGCGGAGAAGATCGACCTCTGGCATTTGACACTACAGCCGGAGTGGGCGTAGCCTGGTCTCATGACGTTCGAGAGCATTCGCGAAGCCACCGGTCACCGACCGGTCGGCGGCATGCTCGCGTCGACCTCCTGGGACAAGAACCAGTTCTGACAGGGCAGCCGTCTCTAGGCACAGAGACCGCGTAAGACCCGTGGTAAACCGAAGCAGTGTCATCCTTCAATCCGGTGCAGTCGGTGGCGTACGACGGAGAGCCTCCAAAACTCTTGCTGCTGGGGTTCGATTCCTCACACCGGGGCTAGAAGACCTCTTGACAGGCCGAACTGGGCGGCGCTAAGGTCTTCTCGTGGGCGGGCAAGAAGCCGGGAGGTGGAAGCCCGAACCACTTGCACATTGAGAACTCAACAGTGGAGCCATGACAGGGCCTGCCAAGCCCTGTCGATCTGAGTGTAGGCAAGCCAGGTATGCCGCCTGATTTGGGTTCAGGAGGTCGGGGGTTCAAATCCTCCCACTCAGACTGCGGGCCTAGAGTCCCCCTCGATGGGGCTAAGTGTCGACAACCCTAGACCCGCTCATGCCGCTCTAGCGACAACAGGTAGAGCGCCCGGCTGAAAACCGGGAGGCCGAGGTTCGAGTCCTCGGGGCGGCACAGAAGCGCGGGGCCACAAACTACGCCCCCACGGCGGATGTCTTCCACTCCGCGCTTCAACTACTCAACCGAAGGGTTGGGTCATGGTGATAAAAGTCGGGGGCGTCAACGCTGCCTCCTGGCGAAGCAAGGTCCATGCGAGAGACTGATCACGCCCCTCGTTTCCGCGCTGCGTCCCCGACACACGCGCCGTTGGTGTTAATGGCAGCATCGATGCCTTCCAAGCATAGGGTGGGGGTTCGAGTCCCCTGCGGCGCTCGTATGATCGCACCGTCGCACAAGCGGCGTTCTAGAGGAGGGGTTGTACCGCCCTTCGCGAACACGGTACGCATGCCTCGTTAGTTCCAACTGGCAGAACGGCTGTTTAGTAATCAGCGCGCTGGGGGTTCGAATCCTCCACGAGGCTCTGCGCACTCCCCCAAGGTGTCCTCGCCTGAACACTGCACAGAGGACGGTGCAGACCTGGGGTGGTCAGAGCGGGTAGCCCATGTAGTGCCATGGGTCCGCGTCTTTCCTCCTTGGTGTAATTGGCAGCACGGGTGACTCTGATTCATCCGGTCGAGGTTCGAGTCCTTGGGGAGGAGCGCGATGGGGTGTAGCCAAGTCGGTCAAGGCTCGTGCCTGATAAGCACGGATGCGCAGGTTCAAGCCCTGCCACCCCAACTCCGGTGTTGGAGGTCCACTCGGGCCTGCTGACTCATGCTCTGGTCCGACAAGCCACAGCACTTGGTCCGTTCGTCTAGTGGCCCAGGATGTCTGGTTCTCAGCCAGGTGACGCGGGTTCGACTCCCGCACGGACTGCCATACCCTTATCGTCTAGTGGACTAGGACGGCGGCCTTTCAAGCCGCTAACACGGGTTCGAATCCCGTTGGGGGTACTTCGGAGGGTACTGCTGGAGTGGCTGGCGACCAGTCTAGAAAACTGGAGTGTCCTTCGGGGCAGGGGTTCGAACCCTCTACCCTCCTCTGGGTCTGCAAGTTACCGTTCTCGATCCTCTTCGACGGAAGAGGGAAAGAAGCCTTTGGCCTGACGACGGTACGTGAAGCACCGATAACGCGCCGAGTGCGCTTGCAGACTCGCACACGCGCTGCTGACCCAATTTGGCAGAGGTGCCGGATTCAAACCCCGGATGTTTCAGGTTCGAGCCCTGAGCAGCGCACTATCCCCCTATAGGTCAACGGATAGACTGACGGTGTTCTAAGCCGGGCGTTGCGGGTTCGAATCCTGCTGGGGGGTCCAGGAGAGGTGGCAGAGCGGTTTATTGCGCTGAGTTGCTAACTCAGTGGGCCTCGCGTCCCGCAGGTTCGAATCCTGCTCTCTCCGCGTAAGGGCCAGGGCCGAAGCCTACGGGAGCCGAGGTGGAATGGGATTGTAGAGCCTGGTGGTGGGGCGAATGGTATCCCCACGCATGTCCGTGTAGTCCAACTGGCAGAGGCGCTTGATTCAGGATCAAGATGTTGGGGGTTCGAGTCCCTCCACGGATACCCTCGGGTGATCCCGGCTGACGAGCCGGTGTGGAGCCACCCGACGTAATGAGAACGACCCGGAGACGTCCGGGCTTGTCCTCGTAGCCCAATCGGCAGAGGCGGCAGGTCGAGAGCCTGCAGGTTGGGGGTTCAAGTCCCTCCGAGGACACGACGGCTCGCTGACAGTCGGTGCGGGGGCTCTAACGTGCCTAGCCCTGCGGAAGCGCCAACAACGTGGCACAACCTTGTTGGGCAAGTCAGCAACATGCGCCTATGGCTCAATTGGTAGAGCATCTGACTCTTAATCAGAGGGTTGTAGGTTCGAGTCCTACTGGGCGTACGCATCGCGGTGTGGTGTAATCGGCAACACGCCAGACTCATAATCTGGGTACTACGGGTTCGAATCCCGTCACCGCTACTCATTGGTCTGTGGCGCAATTGGCAGCGCACCTGACTGTTAATCAGGGGGTTGTAGGTTCGAGTCCTACCAGATCAGCCAAGGGGAATGGGCACGGGTTACCCGGGCGATCCTTGCAAGATCGCGGCCTGGAGGGTTCGAGTCCCTCATTCTCCACGCTAGGTGGGTTGGCGCAGAGGCAGCGCAGCCGGTTGTCAGCCGGAAGGCCACGGGTTCGATCCCCGTACTCACCGCGTTGGGCGCGGGGCTCGTCCATCGGTTTGAATCCGTGAAGCGGGGACCAGTCGACACCCCAAGCCCGTTTGCTCCTGTCGGTTAACGGCAAACCATCGGTCTTACACACCGTGACTGGGGGTTCGAATCCCTCTGGGAGCACTGTGGCGGAACGCGAAGTGGACGAGCGGGCAGACTGTGAATCTGTCGATTAGCGGCTTCGAGGGCCGTCCGCCACCCCGCAGGGTTAGAGCGTAACTGGTAGCGTCCCTGGCTGTAAACCAGGTGTCATCTGACCTTGGAGGTTCGAGTCCTTCACCCTGCACCGAGATGCTTTGGCCGAGAGGCTAGGCGGCGGGCTGCAAACCCGTTCACCCCGGTTCGACTCCGGGAAGCATCTCCACGCCCCTGTAGTCTAACGGAGAGGCACCTGAATACGACTCAGGCGAAATGCGGGTTCGAATCCTGTCAGGGGCTCGCTACACTGGCCATGTCTGAGAGGAGAAGGACAGTGCCAGGTAAGGATCACGGCCCGAGCATCAAGAAGCCTTCGGAGTACGACGCGTTGAAGGCCAAGGGCATGAGCAAGTCCAAGGCTGCGGCCATCAGCAACGCCGACGCCAAGAAGGCGAAGGCCAAGAAGGGCCGCAAGAAGTAGTCCCACGAGAGGAGACAAGTGTTCTCTGGAAAGGCTGGTGGTCTCCATGAGTAGGTAACTACTCATAGGAAGGACTGCCAATGTCCGCAAACGACCGTCGTGGCACGCGCTCCAAGTCTGACCAGGAGATGGCCGCGTACATGAAGAAGATGGGCATCAAGCGCACTACCGGGGCCTGCCCCTGGCACTGCGGGGCGTTCATCAAGATCGGCGGCCCGGCCTTGCTGGGTCACCTCAACACCTGTCAGGGCCGTCGGCGCTGACACAGACTCCTGGGTGGCTCCCAGGCGCTTGAATCCTGTGAGCGATAATCACTGGCCGCGAACCCTGCATCAGCGTGACGAAACGCAGGGGCATCCGTCCTGCTATATGGGCGGGGGTGTGACGGACACTCCTTTTCTCCGTCGTGGGTGTCGGGCCGGAAGCCACGGTCCTAATCCCACACCTGGGGATGCATGGTAGTTCGACGTCGGAAGACCGCATGCGGACTGACGGCGGACGCGGGTTCGAGTCCCGCCATCTCCACTGGCTCCACTGTTGAGTACCCCACCACGCGCACGAGAGAGGAAGCAGTGTCCCAGTCTTATGGTTTGTACCAGATCTCCTCGCCATGGAAGCCCGTCGGATACAAGGACTACAAGTACGGCGGGGTTGTCTCTAATCACCAGACTGGTGGATCGGTTGATTTCGTCATGACTCCTGCGCAGCACGCCAGCCTGAAGGTCCTCATCGACATGAAGCCCAACACCCACAAGCACGACACGTGGGAGAACCTGCTGGGCCTGAAGTTGTTCCGCACCCCCGAGCCTTACTACGTCGTGGCTATGAACTACAACTGCTTCAAGTTGTGGTGTGAGGTTCGCAACCTTCGCACGAATCTGGACGCGAAGTTCGTCTATCACCCGAGAGGACTGCGCGGTCTTCGACCAGGATCGAAGATCGTATTCGTGTGCGACTGGACTGACGGCAAGCCTTGGGAGGCTGTCCAGGACACTCTTGAACAGGTCCACGTTCTTCGACAGATGGGCACGTTCACTGCCTACGACAACTGCAGCCCGAACATCGAGATGGAGGAGCCGGTGGATGAGGACCCGGAGAAGTTCCACTTCCATGTAGGCACCACCGATCCCCAGGAACTGATCGGTTGGCTCGTGATGGAGCACGGTCTGGCCCAGCATCAGGCTGAGGCCGCTGTCGACCTTCTCATCGAGGGTCTGCTGACCCCCACCACGGTATCCAACCAGATCCCGAACCTCGACCACGCGCTCCCGCTGGTGGTCCACAAGGGCGAGTACAAGCCCAAGAAGACCATCACGCCAGACCAGGCGAAGTTGACGCCGTACACCGCCAATAGCGGAGCCTCTTACACCGACGAGGACCACCCGATGACCGGGGCACTGGTCAAGGCCATCCCTGCGCTGAAGACCGCCAAGGCAAAGTGTCCGGTACGCAAGAACAAGGGAAAGACGTTCTGTTCCATGCCCAGAACCAACTACGTCGTCAACCTAGTCGTGCATCTCAACGACACCCACAAGTGGACGCGAGAGGCTATCGCAGACTGGCTGGAGACGCTAGACTGTGACCTGTCGTTCCAGAACCCTGAAAGTGAGGAAGCAGATGAGCACCACGGAGAAGCAGACTCCCAAGACCACGGAGGAGATCTGGCCGGAGGCGACCCAGGCCCTGAAGGCGGAACTGGGTGAGATCGAGATGGGCGTGCTGACCAAGTACACCCTCTCCGACGCCATGCGCGCTGGCTCCAAGGTCACCACCCAGGAGCGTGGCTGGGGCTCTGGCCCTACCGCCTGCGCGCTCTCGGCGGCCCGTATCGACGGTGCTGCACGCGGGTACATCCAGGAGGGTTGACAGCCCGGCCTGGCGGTTCTATCTTGGTAACAAGACGCCGAGTCGTCAACCAGGAGGGCAGACTCATGGTCTAGGCCATACCGCACCACAGGACGTAGAGATTATTGAGTTGACAGAATGAACAGTGAGGCCCCGTCCCGGAACCACCCGGGCGGGGTCTTGCTAGTTATATCGGACTAGGAGTACGGTTGAAGGGTGAAGCACTTCGAGTGCCCGCAACAGGACTGGTCCGAGGACGTCGAGGACGACGCGCAGGGCTATACCGACCTGTACCTCCACGAGATCGAGTTCCACTCTAGGGTTGCGCCTGTCCGCCCATCGAGATAGAGTCGCCCTGACACCTACGACTGGAGAGACGATGCCCAACATCTTCCAGCGCGCCGAGAGCGACGATGACGTCAAGGCGCTTCTGGCCGACGCAAGCGTCAACAACTACGAGGCGGCGACCCGGCTGGGTACTTCTGAGGCGTCCGTGCGACGGTACCGGGGCCGGTTCCCGGCCAACGGTGCGACGGAAGCGCCCGAGGCTCCCGTCATTCGCGACGTCGAGGACGTCGAGGAGACGTTGAGTCCCGAAGATCAGGTCGTCGCGTATCGAGAGGCCAATGCCCGCCTGTTCAAGCAGTTGAGTGAGTCCAAGCAGCGCGGCGCGAAGTTGATCCAGGCCGTCTACGACGCTTCCCACGACGCCGCCGAGGCGACAGCGGCTGTCGTCGCTCCCAAGCCGAAGGCCGACCGTCGTAAGAACAAGACCGCCGAAGTCGCGCTGTGGCACCTGACCGACTGGCAGAACGGCAAGGTGACGTCGACTTACGACAGTGCCGTCTGCGAGCGCCGGGTCAAGCAGTACGTCTCCAAGGCTCAGCAGATCACCGAGATCATGCGCGCCGACCACCCCGTACGGCACGGGATCGTGCTCTTGACCGGTGACATGCTCGAAGGAGCCTGCATCTTCCCCGGTCAGGAGTGGGAGGTCGACGCAACTCTCTTCGAGCAGGTCTTCGCGACCGTGGCGCTGGAGGAATACGTCATCAAGCAGGCTTTGGAGACCTACGAGACCGTCGATGTGGTCTGTGAGTGGGGCAACCACGGGCGAATCGGCAAGAAGTCGGACAACTACAAGCCCTCCGACAACGTCGACCGCATCATCTACCAGATCGTCAAGGACCGGCTGCGCCACGAGAAGCGAATCAAGAACTTCCAGGTCTCCGACGACTGGTACCAGCACTTCTCGGTCGGCAACTACAACGCCATCGCCGTCCACGGTGACGAGATCAAGTCCTTCGGCGGCCAGACCCCGGCCTACGGCATCGTCCGCAAGGCAAACGCCTGGGCCAGCGGGGTCACCGAGCCTTTCCGGGACATGTACATCGGCCACTACCACCAAAACATGACGTTGAACATGGCCAACGGCGGATCGGTCTACATGGCCGGGTCCACCGAGTCCGACAACGAGTACGCCAGAGAGTTCGTCGCAGGCACCTCACTGCCGAGTCAGCGCCTGCACTTCATCGACCCTGAAGTCGGGTTCGTGACCTACGAGTCGCGGATCTGGCTCGACTGATGGACCGCCGAGACCTCTTCAAGGCGGCTGGAGTCGCAGCAGCCGCTATCGTAGTGCCCAACCTCGTACAACCACCGGGAGCAGCAGTGACAACCGCACTCGTGGGCCTTCACGGGCCAACAGACCTTACCGGGCCGGTCGGCCTCAACCGGACCTACTTCCAGTGGGCCGACGATGCCAAGGAAGACGCGCAGATCAAGAAGGATCTGGCCGCTGGTCGGACTCCCTGGGTCTCGTTCAAGCCTCCGACCGGCGGCGTGGCCGCGATCCTGGCCGGGAAGCATGACGCCCAGATCAAGGCCAAGGGGCGGCGCTACGCGAAGTACAACGGGCGCGTCTTGACCACCTTCTTCCACGAGCCGGTCGGAGATGTCCGCCCAGACGACTTCAACAAGGCCTTCCTGCGGATCAACCGGCTGATGGGGTTCACCAACAGGACCGTGTTCACCCCGATCCTCAACGGGTACCTCTGGGCCGACTGGTACAACGGCTCCAAGGGCGCTGTCAACTCCTGGGTCTCAGCCTCGCTGGTACGGACGTGCCCGTTCTTCGGCGCTGACCACTACGGAGAGCCGCACGAGATCCAGCGGATGCTGAACTACCTGAGCGCTCGCGGCGTACGTAGTGTAGGTCTGGGCGAGTTCGGGCGCGACCAGGGGCCGGAGGTCTTCCAGCAGAAGTTGGACCTGTTCGAGGCCAACGAGGACTTCCTGACCGTGGTGGCCTACTACAACAGCCGGATCCAGACGTTCGGGGACGAGTCCTCGCCGCTGGGGCCGGGCACCCGCGAACTGGAGATGTTCCGCGCCTACCTCGGTAGGTAGACTACCCCCATACGCGCACGAGAGAAGGGACAGTGTCCATGCACGGACCGCACTGGAGCGAGCACGCCGGAGTCACCGGAGAGGCCAAGGAGCGGAAGGACGAGCGCCTCATGGGTCTGTTCCCCGACGGCACCCGGCTGGTCAACATCAAGGACCAGATCGAGATCGGGGACGCCTACATCCGTAGTCGGTACGCCCACCTGGACCCGGAGTCTCTGGAGTACGGGAAGACCATCGATGTCTGAGGCCCAGTACGCCCCGTTGGGCTCGCTGCGGGAGTTTCACGTCGCTGGGAACGTCAAGCGGTGGGTCGACTGCGACGAAGTCGAGCGCAAGCAACTGATCCGGCTACGCATGGAACTGCTCCGCCAGGAGTTCAATGAACTCATGGACGAACTGCTGGACGCCCAGAACGGATCTGGAGACCTGTCCAAGATCGCCAAGGAGTCCGCAGACCTGAAGTACGTCACCTACGCGGTCGATGACCTCTTCGACATCCCTGGTCAGCGGGTCTTCCAGGAGGTCCACCGGTCCAATATGTCCAAGGTGGACAGCCGGGGGATCATCCAGCGGGACAACTTCGGGAAGATCCTGAAGGGACCGAACTACCGGCCCCCGCATCTGGACCCGATTCTGCACGGTACGCCCTCTCTGGGCTAACCTGGAGCCATGACACAGAAGCCGCAGGCCAAGAGCGAGCCCAAGGCCGAGGAGAAGTCCGAGGACAAGGGCAAGTGCGCCAACCACCCGGATCGGGACGCCACGTTCGTCTCAGACGGCGTGAAGCACGAGGTGCTGCGCTTCTGCGATGAGTGCGTTCCTCAGCACTGGAAGTAGGCTGGTGTACGTAACCAAGTGCATCATGGTGGGCGGTCAGTACGTAATGCACGGGCCGAACTGCCCGCACGGGCGTGAGCAGGATGAAACTGGCGAAGTCCATCCGGTAGGCTGGACAGCACAGAGCGAAAGGATCAGTCCCCATGGCTGAGAACACTAATGGCGGGGCAACGTCCGCCGCGACCACCGATCCCAAGGCCGGTGAAGCCAAGGGGACGACCGACGAAGCCAAGACCAACGGCTCCGCGACCTCGACCCAGCCGCTGAACTCCGGTGTGACCACGTCGACCACCGACGCCGAGGCCAAGGAGCAGGCTGAAGAGGCTCCTGCCGAGGGCGAGGGCGGTCAGCGCGAGATCACCGTCTTCGGATCCGCCGGGCAGACCCCGGAGGAGAAGGCCGCCCTGGTCGAGAGCCTCCAGAAGGAGCGCGACGAGAAGGCCAAGGAGGAGACCGGCGAGGACACGGGTCTCCTGAAGCCGCGCTACCGCAGCGCCGACTACGACGACGTGACGGTCGGCTGGACCGCTCAGCAGCCCGCCCTGGTGGGCGTGGAGGCCGAGCCGGGCCAGTACGTCCTCCCCGAGGAACTGCCGACTCTGAGCGGGATGCTGGACGGCGGGGTCACCGACCCGGCGTTCTTCCTGGCTCAGGTTCCGGTCGCCGTCGTGGACGACAAGGACGAGCCCGCTCCGCAGGCCTGATCCACCCCTGTCGGAAGTAGGCCCCGGCCTGTAGCATTGTGCTATGGGCTGGGGTCTTGCAATGGGAGCACACAGTGGCCGGTAGAAGGCGCGTACGCAGCGCTCGCGAGGCCGCTGAGCAGGTCAAGGAGGCCGCTGGGGGCGAGGGCGTTCGTACTACCCCCGTAGCCACTGCCTCACGGGCAGTCGACTACGCCTCGCAGAAGACGGCCCAGTCCGAGGCCGAACGGCAGATGCCAGACGACCTCCGGGAGGCGCTGCAGCGGGCTCGTGACGGCGATGACTCCCTGCTGATGCCCTACCAGCCCTCTCCGTCGATCAACCCGCCCCGGCCACGCACCAAGGCGTATGGCTACTATGCTCCGCAGAAGACTCTGTTCGTCCGATTCCGGGACGGAGCCGTGTATGCCTATTACAACGTCCCGTCTCGGGTTTGGAATAACTTCAAGAGGGTCAAGAGCCCCGGTCGAGCCATCAACCGTACGCTGAACTTCTACCCGTACGCCCGGCTCTGGTAGGGTCGCGCTCATGGCCATCACCCACGACCTGAAGCGGCTGTTCTGGCACGTCATCCGGCTGGAGAACGCCCCGATCATCCACTTCGCGGAGACCACCGAGCAGGATCCGCCGTTCCGGCGCTCGCCGTACAGCGTCATCGTCCGTCTGTGGCCCACGAACTACGGCCTGGTGCTGGGATTCTGGTTCGACAGGCAACTGAGCGCCGAAGAGGCCGAACTGGCGTCCGTGGCAGGCTTCACCGTCGACCTCAGCCCCGACGTAGACCTCGAAGACCCTCACATCCGTGATCAGGTTCGCGCCAACGTGGCCAAGGCCGCCGACAACGACCCCGAGAAGGAGTGGATGGTGCTCTCCTATCTCGGCCTGGACAAGGACAAGTCGTGATTCGGGCTCTGTTCCAGCGCTCAGAGGGGTCTGACGCGCTCAGAGCCCGGGCCAGGAAGCGCGTACAGCGCATGCCGGAGGACATGATCCTCGACTGGGCCGATCAGTGCGGAAACGGCATCGTGAAGGCTCTCAGCGACTACCGCCGGGAGCGTTCGCCGGAGTCTTTGCTCGAAGCCTCGCAAGGAATCTCCAGTATGGCTGGCGTGGTGGACGCTCTGCGGGCTAGAATGGACGTATGACCCGCCACGTCAAGCGCCGTACCAAGCCCAAGCCGACGTTCCCCAAGCCCATGAACGAGATACTGGGCTACGACGTACCCGTAGGTTCCACCAACTGCGGCTGGTGTGCTACCGGAAAGTGCCATCCGTCCGAGACCAGCCGAGGTTGCATCAACGTGCAGCAGCGAAACGTCCCCATCACGCACAGATGTCCCCACCAGTGCCCGCAACCGGCTTGACAGTGCCCCTTCCACATGAGAGAGTTGACCTCATGACAGACGCCCCCACCGACGACGTACGCAGAGAGATCCTGGTCGAGGTCGCCAAGGCCCCGGACCTGGACCTGCACGTCTCCATCCTCCACACCCCGTGGGCCGACTACGCCGAGATCCGCGACTACGTGCCCTCCATCGAGAAGTACGGGCGGGGTGTGCTCATCCCGGCCTCCGCGCTCGAAGAAGTCACCATCGCGATGCTCAGCATCTCCGGCTCCGCTGCGCCTCAGCCCGAGGCGACCCCCGCAAACCCCGGACCTACGGAGGTGCCTGTTGACAACGACACTGGAGAGTGAAGCCTTGGTCGACGTCCACTGCCGAGGCTGTGGGCAGAAGTTGTGCCGGGGGCCGATGGACTTTAGAGCCTTCTGCACTGACCTCTGCGCAGACGACTACCCCATCAGCGCGAACGAGGAACGCGACAGTGTCCTGGAGACGGTCTACGCGCACGCTCAGCCCACCAAGACCGACCTGGCGAGCGTGTTCGGGATCACTAGGCAGCGCGTGACACAGATCCTCAGCGCACGGGAGATCCGAGCCGCCTGAGGTTTGCCTTTACCCTGGTAGTACTCGCAGAACCTACTACCGGGGTACCATATGTCCGACGTGCTCGAAGTTGGTGAGGAATACACCGACGAGACCGACGAGGAACGCCATGCGCGTGAAGTCGAGGAGCATCTCTACGATGACATCTCCAAGGAGACCGTAGACCTCATCTGCGACCGCCTACTCGACGTGACCGACGAACTGTCGGGGCACCCGCTGTACCCCTACCAGCGCCCATTCGCCCGAGCGCTGATTGAGTCGCTTATCCTCGGTGATGGGGCCACCTTGACCGCCCTGTTCAGTCGCCAGTCCGGCAAGTCCGAAACGGTGGCGAACGTAGTGGCGGCCTGCATGATCATGCTCCCGGTGCTGGCCAAGGTCTTCCCGAACCTGCTGGACAAGTTCAAGGAGGGCATGTGGGTCGGCTGCTTCGCCCCGACCGACGACCAGACCGACATCATCTTCGGGCGAATCGTGGAGCGTCTTACCTCTGAGCGGGCTCAGGAACTGCTCGCGGACCCAGACATCGATGACCGAGCGGCCAAGGGACGTGGAAAGCAGACCATCGTGCTGGTCAACAGTCACAGCCTGGTCCGCCGTCAGACATGCCACCCACGAGCCAAGATCGAAGGGCGTACCTACCACCTCATGCTCATCGATGAGTGTCAGGACGCTGATGAGACAGTGGTCAACAAGTCCATCGGCCCCATGGGTGCCTCCACCAACGCGACCATGGTCTTCATCGGGACGCCCGGCTACACCAAGGGGGTCTTCCACAAGACCATCAAGTTCAACAAGCGGCAGGCGACCAAGCGCGGACACCGGGAGGCCCACTTCGAGGCCGACTGGAAGGAAGTCGCGAAGTGGAACAAGAACTACCTGAAGTTCGTACGCAAGGAGATGCTGCGCCTTGGAGAGGACTCGGACGAGTTCCGCATGTCGTACCGGCTGCACTGGCTGCTGGACAAGGGGATGTTCACCACGTCCGAGCGCCTGGAAGAACTGGGCGATGTGTCGATGGAGATCCTGCACTCGTTCAACCTCTCGCCGGTCGTGGTCGGCATCGACCCGGCCCGCAAGACCGACTCCACCATCGTGACCGTGGTGTGGGTCGACTGGGACCACCCTGACGAGTTCGGGTACTACCATCACCGCATCCTAAACTGGCTGGACCTGTCGGGTCAAGACTGGGAGAACCAGTACCACCGGATCGTGGAGTTCCTGGCCAACTACTGGGTGTTCGCCATCGCGGTGGACGAGGGAGGCCTGGGAGATGTGGTCATCGACCGGCTGCGCACGCTCATGCCCCACGTGGAGATCGTCCCCTGTGGCAGTGGCCTGCCCGATCAGTCGCTGCGCTGGAAGCACCTCACCGAACTGATCAACCGGACCAAGATCGGGTGGCCTGCGCACGCCAAGACCCGGCGGCTGAAGACCTACAAGCGCTTCATCACCCAGATGAGCGACCTGGAGACCAACTTCCAAGGCCCGTACTTCCTCGCTCAGGCCCCACGAGCCACTGACGCGCATGATGACTACCCCGACAGCCTGGCGATGGCCTGCATCATCGCACAGGAGTTCCAGACGCCTGCTGTGGAGGTCTCCGCCTCTCCGTTCTACGGACGGTAGGCTAGACCCATGGCCCGAGGACAGTACGACGACGCGTGGGAGACCCCTGGCTGGACCGCGCAGAACATGGCGTACCCGCCCCTGGACACCGACGACTTCGTTCCGCCCGAGGGAATCGAGTTGGTCACCGTGACCGGCGACTACTCTTCGTATCGGAGTCGTGCGCCCTGGGGACGGGTGTCCTTCACGCCCTCGGTCAAGACCGTCACTGTCGGTGACACCCAGGTCGCACTGTACCCGGTCACCAAGACGCTGAACAACGGCAAGTTCGAGACCAAGTTGGTAAAGACCGAGGGCTGGAAGTACCACGTACGCCAGCGGGTCGGCCCCGACATCCTGGAGTTCGACACCGGGCTGACCGCAGACACCACCATGGCCGCGCTCGTTGCCTCGAACAGTGCCCCCTATGAGGAGCCGGACAGTGACTTCCCATTCGACCAGGATCTGACGATCTACCAGGGAGCCACCTGGCGTGAGCACTTCCAGTGGCTGCGGGACGGCACTGGCATGGACATGACCGGCTGGACCGCCAAGATGCAGGCCAAGAGCGGGTCCACGGTGGTCCTGGACCTCGATGACAGTGCCGGGATCACGCTGGACCAGCAGGGCAACGTGGACCTGTTCATGTCGGATGAGGACACCTCGGCCCTGCCTCCGGGGAAGTACCGGTACGACCTGAAGTTGACCGACAGTGACGGAGACGCGATCCGCTTCGTGGAGGGCTTCGTCACCGTGGATCCTGAGGTGACGACGTGAGCAATCAGGTGATCTATAGCGGGTCCTCCTCACAGGACAAGGTTCTGCGTGGTGAGACCCCCGTAGTGGTTGCGCCCGGTCGTAACACAGTGCAGTCATCGAGCGCGCACGTCTACACTGTTCCTGTGGGCACGGAGCCGTCTGGGGACGAGCCCGATGGATCTTTGTGGGTAGAGTACGGACTGAGTGAGGAATAGGAGTCCCCCGTGCCAATCGCATCTTCCGACATCAAGTACAAGTACTCGGTGACCTCCGGGTCGGCGGGGAACAGCACTGCGGGTACGGCTGGAGGCTCTCTGGGCAAGTACGTCTCGACCACTGAGATCACCACCGCCACGCTCCACAACCTGTTCGACGTCATCTCCGGTGATGAGAACGCGGCCAGCGAGGCGGAGTACCGCTGCATCTTCATCCACAACTCCCACGCCACCCTCACGCTGCAGAACGCGGTCGTGTGGATGGTCTCGGAGGTCGCGGGCGGAGCCAACGCGGCCATCTCGGTCGACACCACCGCAGCCTCGGCAGTCGGCTCTGCCTCCGCGCAGGCCAAGGAGGTCGCGGACGAGAACACCGCTCCGTCCACGCAGACCTTCTCCTCCCCGACCACTAAGGGCGCAGGCCTGTCCATTGGCAACCTCGCAGCGGGCCAGGTTCGGGCGGTCTGGGTACGCCGTACAGCCACCAACTCGGCAGCCCTCAACAACGATGGCGTGACCCTGCGGGTCGAGGGCGACACCGCTGCGTGATCCTGAAGGTGGTGAACCGTGGCTGAGGCCAACGACTCCGTAGCCGTAACCCCTGGGTCAGGGGCGCTTGTCGCTACCCAGTTGATCAACGGCAAGGAGTATCAGGTCTTTATCCCGGCCAACCCTACCGGGAACCTGATCGGAGACATCCCGACCTACTCGGCGTACTCCGGCGCGATCACAGCAGCGTCCAACAAGGTTTACCTGCACCTGTTCAACGCTTCGGGGTCCGGCAAGGTCGTGAAGGTCCGCAAGTTGTTCATCCAGCCTTCGCAGTCGACGGTCACAGGCGTCAGCCAGACCTGGCGTGTGGAGAAGACCTCGGCAGTGGGTACGACCTCAAACACTGCGATCACGATCCGCGCCCACGACAGCAACAACCCAGCAGTCCCCTCGCAGATCACTGCTGCGCATTCTTACACCGCAGGCGGAACGGTAGCCTTCACGTGGTTCGAGATCCCGCTGAACCCCGAAGAGACTTTCCCGGCTGTCGGCCTCATGCCGTACTTCAACATCCTCCCCACCGATGGAGAGCGTGTCACCGACTTCGTCTTGCGAGAAGGCGAAGGCATGGCGCTGAAGAACATCACCGGTCTGTCGTACTCCTACTCTGCGCTCGCCGTATTCAGCATCGAGTAGCCCATGTCGCTACTCACCCTGCTGAAGGCTCCGCCGTCTGGGCCGCTAACACTCGTCCCCACACTACTGACGCAGGACTGGTCTACGGCGGACCAGGCCTCCCACAGCACTGCGAGCATCACGCCAGCGGCCAACGCGCTGATTCTGGTCGGTGTGGAGACCGGAGGTACCTCCGGTACAGCAGCACCTACGGACACCATGACCGGCTGCGGGCTGACCTGGGAGAAGATCGGCTCTCAGATGTCGGCCAACGGCAACATCTGCCTAACACTGTTCCGAGCCATGGGAGCCTCTCCGACTGCCGGGGCGCTGACCTTCACGCACTCTGCGGTGCAGATGATCTGTGGTTGGTCGGTAATGCAGTGGGAGAACGCCGACACTAGCGGGACCAACGGCTCTGGCGCTGTCGTCCAGGCTGAAAGCAGTGACCAGACCGTTGACCCGTTCGGTGTCACGCTGACCAACGCCATCGGATCCGGCAACGCCACGGCGGGGTTCCATTCGGTCAACACGACCTCGGTCACGCCTAGCGCGGGCTCTGGCTACACCATGCCTGGCGCGATCATCTCTACCGGAACGCCGTCCTCGCAGTTCTTCACCCAGTACCGCCTTGACGGTCAGCAGGTAGTCAACGCCAACTGTACGCAGTCCTCGCGAAAGTTGACCTGGGCCGTAGAGATCAAGCCGGGGACCGCAGAAGGCGGCCCGGTCAACCTACGGGACACCCACACCGGCACGTGGTGGAGCAACCACCGTTCGGGAGCCCTGCTGTACCCGGACGAGACGCTGGAGGCCATGGCCGCCTGCATGGCCGACGGCACCACGAACTGCCTGGAGATGGACGTCCACCTCTCTGCCGACGGCACCCTGTACTGCCACCACAACGCTACGACCGGCACGTTGATGACATCGAACCTGACCATCGCCACGTCCACGGACGCAGCCCTGGACGCACTGCAGTACAAGCCTGCTGCCCTGCTCAACCCCGGATACCAGGGCGTGTACCGGATGGCGAAGTTGGAGGAAGTACTCACTCTCTACGCCGATCAGGTTCTGCTGTCCATTGAGCCTAAGAGCCAGGCGGCAGGAGATGCGCTGCCCGATCTGTTGGACCAGTACGTCCAGATCAAGGACAACGTCATCATCCCAGCGTTCACCAAGTCCTACCAGGACGCCTGTCGTACGGCTGGGTATCCGCTGGCGAATCGCGACCCGCAGGGTACGAACCCGTCTGTGCCGATTGCCGATGGGGCAGTGCAGGAGAACGTTCAGTTCGGCACCGTCGACCAGTCCTACGTCGACTCCATGCATGCCGCAGGCATCGAGGTGTGGATGTGGACGATCAACGACAAGACCAGTGCGGACGCGGCCAGGGAGATGGGCGCGGACGGGATCATCACCGATGATGCTCCCTACGTCTCGGGCAAGGCCAGGCTGACCGCTGACCCGTACGCCGACCAGGAGTGGTTCCACGGGTACTACAGCGGTGGGCAGATCAACGGCGGATCGACGGTCGGTGAGTTCACCGCCCCGGACGGCTGGGGGATCGACAACGAGATCGGCGTGGCCTCGGTGGAGTCCGCGATCCTTCAGGGTTGGATGTCTCCCATCGGAGGCAGTGCCTTCCACGACACCTGGACGCTGGACTTCGAGGCCAAGATGGTCGAGTCATTCTCGGCGGTCGCCAACTTCACGGTCGCGTTCGCGGACGAGGACACGGTCGGGTTCGCCGGAGGCGCGGACGGCAACCCGACCTGGCAGGGCTACTCGTGTGTCTTCCGGCGCAACGGAAACCTCCAGGTCCGGGCTATGGCTGGAGACGGCACCGACCCTGTCGTGGACGCCTGGGCGACCGTAGGCACACTCACGCTGGACACGTGGTACACGTTCCGCATCACCGTGACCGGCTCCTCGATCCGGCTGGACAACCTCACGCTGGGCACCAACGTCACGTCCACGCACACGGCTCAGGGGCGAGGAGGCTACGTCTGGTTCGGCGCAGCCGGTACCCGGACCCAGTTCCGCAACGTGGTGGTCACTGCTGCTGAGATCCCGGAGTCGGTAGGCAAGACCAGCCAGGCGAAGTGGAACGTCCAAAGCCTGGTCAACGCTGACGTCCAGGAGGTCTGGGACGTCTACGCGGCAGTCAACCAGAGCAACCAGGCTCTGTGGAACCTCAACAGTCTAGTGACCCAGAGTAACCAGGCTCTGTGGAACATCTCGACTGTGGTCAACCAAAGCAGCCAGTACGTGTGGGACACGTTGGTCTCGGTCGGACAGAGCAACCAGAAGTTGTGGAACGTTTCGGCCTTGGTCGGGCAGAGCAGCCAGGCGCTGTGGGAGGTCTACGCAGCCGCAAGTCAGGTAGTGCAGGCACTGTGGAACGTCAGCGTGCCGGTCAACTCCGACCACCAGGCGATCTGGCACGACTACGCCGTGGCCGGGCTGAGCAACCAGGCAATTTGGAACGCGCTCGCTATGCAGAATGCAGACTCTGCGCTGGTGTGGAACGACCAGGCTCTGGCGGCAGCAGACTCAGCGGCTATCTGGAACGCCCTGGGCCTGATCAGCCGGGACTTCGCCGGATCCTGGGATGCGCTGAATGCGGTCAACAACCCCCTGGCTACTCCGTGGGACGTACGGGCTGCAATCAACCAGACCAGTGACCTGCGCTGGGACGCCTACGCTACGGTCGGTAACGGACTGAGCGCACTGTGGGATGTCGTTCTCAGATTGGGTAACGATGTCGGCCTGGAGTGGAACGTCCAGAACATCGCATCGGTGGCCGCTGGCGTGGACCTGTTCTGGAACGTCCTGGAGGCTGTCGACCAGGACGTGAGCCTGGTCTGGAACCTGCTGGCCCAGACTCTGTCCGATCTTGCGGCTCAGTGGGGCGTGCTCGACATCATCAGCCAGGACTACGAGTCGCTGTGGAACGTCTCCGCGCTGGCCTCGCAGGCGGTTGAACTGCTGTGGGCCGCGCAGGAGGTAGCCCAGTCACAGAGCGTGATCGAGTGGAACATCGAGGCCAACATCAGCGCCGACTCCATCCTGCTGTGGGACTCCCGTACGGCACTGGCGGCTGCACTGATCACTTCCTGGGAGATCCAGGAGAAGGTCGGGAAGAGCCTGGATCAGGTCTGGTCCTCGAACGAGTTGGCCGGGACCGAGGTGGAGGCGGCCTGGCAGGCGCTGCAGCGGCAGGCTTCGGATGCCGAACTGCTGTGGAACACCGAGGGCCTCGAACTGGTCGGCCTGAGCCTGGAGGCCTTGTGGAACACGATCGGCTGGGCTGCTAAGGAGACGGACCTGTCTTGGGACGTCCGTGAGCGGCTGCTACGGGATCTTGCGGCAGGCTGGGAGAGCCAGCAGCGAGCCGAGAACGATCTGTACCTTTCTTGGCACACACTTCAGGCTGTGGCGCTTGTATTGAACGCCGCCTGGAACACCCGTCAGGTCCAGAACCGGGAGATCGAGTTCGGCTGGGATGCTGTACGACTGGTCCTGGCCGATGCCGACCTCATGTGGCACATCGAGCAGGAGTTGGCCCGGAACCTAGACGTCCGCTGGAACGTCAACACTCTGACGGTCGGAGAGATTCTGGCCGTGTTCATGGACGGCGTACGTCACGCTGCGCGACCGTTCGTAGTCATCAACGGCAAGCGCCGCAAGGTCGTGCAACTTCGGGTACTGAAGGACGGAGTGTGGCATCCCGTAACCTGAGTAGTATCCTGGCAATGGCTAGAGATGCGCATCCGCCGAGGAAGGTAAAGAGCATGGCTGACAACCTCGCCCCGAACCCTCAGTTCCCTGAGCAGGTCGGGAACGTCTACGAGGAGAAGTTCGGGCAGAACAACTCCCGGCGTGGCCCGCTGCGCTTCGAAGAGGGGATCGCGACCGACACCGACGTCCCCGACGAGTTCACCAAGGGCGTCATGCAGGGCTACGTGCCTGCGCCGGGCCGTCCCAACCACAACCGCAACGTGTACGAGAAGTACCCCGAGGAGACCATGCGCGAGCGCGCCCACGTCGGCTCCGCCGCCTGGGTCGAGGCTCCAACCTATCTCGGTGAGTTCGGTCACGGCTCCAACAACGACTTCGCCGCGCTGAAGTACGAGCAGGTCAACCGAGGCCGTCCGAACCCGACCGGTGCGCGCTACGAGCGTCGGAACCCGGCAGAAGTCGAGGACTGAGCCGTGGCTAGGGGAGAAGCCCCTTGGCCAGGAACGGCACCGGGGCCGCCGAAGAGGTTCAAGGACCAGAACGCCAACCCGTCTGTGCGCCGTACCGGAGACGCGCAGACCGGGCAGGCGTACGCCTCGCGCAACACGCCTCGCAAGGGTCCGACGTTCGCGGACGAGCGCTCTGAGTTCGGCAGTGCTCGTACCAGCGAGGTCAACACGCTGGCGAGTCGCGGCCTGCTGCATGATCGCAGCAACTACAGCGGAGACTTCAACGGGCCGAGAGGCACCTTCTCCATGACTACCCACGGTTACGCTGAGTCTGACCGCTGGGAAGGCATGAGCCATGCGGACAAGAGCGCCCGCAAGGAGGTCCACGACTTCTACCGCAACCAGAAGCAGACCTCGACCTGGAACGAGGCGAACCGGCTGGCCAAGAACCGGACCAACGCGCAGTTCCGTACCGCACAGCGGACCCAGGGCGACACCTCCCATTTGAACGCCAACCACTACGCCGAGTCCTACCAGGCGAACCTCGTGCGGGTCATGGCCGTCAAGGGCAAGGGCATCGCGGAGGCTGCGGGTGAGTTGAAGCCTCGCCATCCGCAGAGCGGCTATGGAAGGACGTAGGGGCTCCTTCTTTCACGGGACCACACACGACATCATGGCCGAGGGCGGCAGGGTCTTGCCTGCGGAGAAGACCGGCAATAGTGTCTGGGGCAGGGGTCCCTCCGAAGGTCAGAACGCCATGAAGGTCGCCCACGCTTCGGAGAGTGAGAACATCGCCTGGAAGTTCGCCAAGCAGGCCCACGTGATGAAGGACAGCGCGGTGAAGGCAGGCTACGCGGATAAGCCTCCGGGTCGTGCTCATGTGCTCCAGGTAGACCCCAACCCTGCGATGAAGCCAGGTCACTATCACCCAGCGTCTCCGTCTCATAACCCTGAACATCACGACGATCTACGGGAGTGGGTCGCTCCGGCGTTCAAGGCGACCGGACGGATCGATGTCATGCCGGGTCGCCAGGGGACGCTTCCTCCGGTCAACTGGAATCAGTTCAAGCACGTCAGTGCGGGTGCAGAGGACGTCAACCATCCTCGGAACGACGACCCAGTAGAACCTCGGTACGGGACTCCTGAGCACGAGAAGTACCTCAACCAGAGTTGGGACGCCGCCTTCGGGAAGAAGGAAGTAACCCAGCCGGAAGTACACAAGAACCAGATGGATCTATTCTCTGGCCGTACGGTCGGTCAGCATGTTGAGGAGACTGAGGACCCCACCGACGTAGAGGCATACCACGCACATCGTCTATTCGGAGACATCCCTCGTCAGCGAAGTGTCGGAGAGTTGCAGAATCTGCTGAAGCCGGTAAGACGGTAGGGTTAGCCTATGGCGATCAACTTCCAGAGTCCCAGCATGCGTGCGGCGGGTCAAGACCTCACAGTCTCGATCTCGCCGCTTGGTCTCGTGGAACTGGCCGACGAAGAGTTCGAGGTCCACGGTCCTAGATTGAATAGATATGCGCAGAACTGGGCTTTCTATCTTGGACATCACTGGGCATATCGTCGCGAAGCGGGCGAGCCGCAGATCACGTTCAACTACGTGCGCGCCTTGGCTGACTTCATCAACAACTTCACGTTCTCCCGAGGCGTTCACTTCAAGAGCCCGCACCTGACCGAGCACATCATCCCAGCCCTGCTGAAGCGGATCTGGGAGACCGACAACGAGAAGGAGTCGGTGTTGTGGGAGATGGGCCAGCAGGGCGGAGTCTCCGGGGACGTGTTCGTCAAGATCGCCTACGACCCTGCCTACCAAGACCCGGCTGGCAACTTCCACCCTGGCCGCGTTCGCATCCTCCCGCTCAACGCCGCCTTCTGCTTCCCTGAGTGGCACCCGCACGACCGTGAGCGGCTGCTGCGCTTCAAGTTGAAGTACCGCTTCTGGGGTACCTCCCAGGAAGGGACTCGGCAGGTCTTCACCTACACCGAGATCCTGACCGACGAGACCATCGAGGAGTACGTCAACGACGAGATCATGGACCAGCGTCCGAACCCGCTGGGCCACATCCCTGTCGTCCACATCCCCAATGTGCGGATCTCCTCGTCTCCGTGGGGCTTGGGAGACATCCAGGACATCATCGGGCTGAACCGGGAGTACAACGAGAAGGCCCTGGAGATCAGCGACATTATCAACTACCACGCTGCGCCGGTCACGATCATCACCGGAGCCAAGGCCTCCAACCTGGAGAAGGGGCCGAAGAAGGTCTGGTCGATCCCTCCCAAGGAGGCCCGCGTCTACAACCTGGAGGGCGGCTCCGAGGCGGTCGGCCCTGCCAACGAGTACCTGGAGATCCTGAAGCGCGGCATGCACGAGATGACCGGCGTGCCAGAGACTGCGCTGGGTCAGGTGCAGCCGATCTCCAACACCTCCGGTGTGGCACTGGCGATCCAGTACCAGCCGATGATGCAGCGCTACAACACCAAGAAGATGACCTACTCGCTGGGTCTGGAGAAGATCAACGAACTCTGCCTGCGAACGCTGTTCCTGTTCGAGAAGGACAAGTTGATCTACGACCCGTTCACCCAGGGCAAGATCGAGGAGGGCCAGCCGACTGTGCTGGACCCATCCGACCCCCTGACGTATGAGACCGTCATCCACTGGCCACCTCCGCTGCCGGTAGACGCGCTGATCAAGTTGAACGAGATCACCATGAAGATGCAGTTGGGCCTGGAGTCCAAGCGTGGTGCTCTGAAGGAGTTGGGCGAGGAGTTCCCCGACGAGAAGATGCAGGAGATCTTCGAGGAACTGGTTACCGATGCCAAGGAGCAGGGCGCTCTGGACATGCTGAAGTCTCAGATCTCGGCTGTTATTCTCGCTGCTACGGGCTTGGCTCCGGCAGAAGGACCGCAGCAGGTCACCTCCGCAGGAGGAGACAGCGGATCGTCTTCGGGATCTAGCCCAGACTCTGGCCCTCCGGCTACACCGCCAGGACCGCCGGTTCCGGCAATGGGAGGTCAGCAGTCAGCCGAGATGGGGCAACTCATGTCGGACATCGTGACACAGGCCTACGGCACCAAGTTGCCGCAGCGCCGAAGCCCGCAGAATGACTGATCGGAGAATAGTCGTGGCACGTAGTACCCGTACACCCCTCGGCCACCTGGCCGACGAGATCCTTGGCCACCGTCGTGATGGCCGTCCCATCTTCCGCATCGCCGGAGGCTCCGAGCCTGCCGTCGAGGCTCCTCCTGTGCCCGAGGGCTACCTGAGCCCGGAGCAGGTCAACGAGCGGCTGGAGCGTGTCCGCAAGGAGGAGAAGGACAAGTTGTACGCCCAGCAGCAGAAGGACCGCGAGGCCCGCGAGGAGGCGGAGAAGCAGCAGAACGCCTTCAAGACGCAGGTCGATGAACTGCTGGCCAAGCAGCGCGAGCGCGAAGAGGCCGAAGCCGCCGAGCGCAAGGAGCGCGAGGCTGCGGAGAAGAAGCGCAAGGAGGACGAGATGTCCGCCCGCGACCTTCTGGCCCAGCGCGAGCAGGAGTGGTCCGCGCAGCAGGAGGAGCGCGAGAAGACCTGGCAGGCCCAGATCGATGAGTTGAAGGCTCAGCGTGAGCGCGACCAGGCTCTGGCCCAGCGCGAGCGCGAGTTCGGAGAACTCCAGCAGTACATCCAGTCCAAGGTCACCGAGAACCAGGACAACCTCGCCCCGCAACTGCTCGACTTCATCGGCGGCAACACTCGCGAGGAGGTCGACCAGTCGCTGTCGGTCGTGCTCGCCAAGTCCCAGCAGATCGCAGAGGACGCCCAGAAGGCCTTCGCTGCAGCCCAGCGCAACAGGGGCGTGGGAACCGGTGGCGCAGGACCGGCGGGACCGATGGACGTCCTCAACGACGGCACCCAGCAGTTGACGCTGGAGCAGATCAACAACATGTCCATGGCGGAGTACGCGAAGTACCGCGATAGGCTTGGGGTGACCGGCTCCCAGCGCAACCAGGGGATGTACGGCTAGGCCGTCAGGGCTCGCAATTACAAACATCAGGATGACTACGTCCTAGACTGGTCGTAGTCCTAGACCAGAAAGAAGTCTCATGGCCAGTGCAATCACCGGAACGCCGTTCCTCTCGGCTTCTCCGACCGCGTACTTGGGCACGAACTCGCAGTTGAGCCCGGCGATCCAGACGATCTGGTCGAAGGAGATCCTCTTCCAGTCGATGCCGATCCTGCGGTTCGAGCAGTTCGCCGTCAAGAAGACCGAACTCGGCGTGCAGCCAGGTTTGACGATCAACTTCATGCGCTACAACAACCTCGGCTCTGCAACGCAGTTGGTCGAAGGTGTGCGCATGGAGACGAACCCGCTGACCGCAACCCAGTTCTCCATCACGGTGGCGGAACAGGGCTACGCGGTGGCGGTGTCGGAACTCCTGCTCAACGCCTCGTTCGATGACGTGATGGCCTCGGCCTCTCGTCTCCTCGGTCGTAACATGGCGCAGTACCTGGACGAGAGCGCCCGCAACGTTCTCCTCCTGGCTCCTTCCGTCATCTACGGCTACGACAAGACCACGTCGACCACGATCACCAACGTCAGCCCGTACGACTCCGGCACCGCCGCAGCCAACCGGGCCGCCATGGTGAACACGAAGAAGCACAACTTCACCTCGCACCTCGTCAAGGACGCGGTCGAGACGCTGGCGACCAAGAACGTCCCGAGGCTGGGCGAGACCTACGTCGCCTTCGTCCACCCGCACCAGTCCCGTCGGCTGCGTGACGACCCCGAGTTCATCGAGGTCACCAAGTATGCGGCACCGGGGAACTTCATGTTGGGCGAGATCGGTCGCCTCAACGACGTCGTGTTCATCGAGACCACGCAGGTCAAGCGCCTCGCCAACGGCGGTGGCGGGTCCGGCACCGAGACCGACGTCTACCAGTCGATCTTCTTGGGGGACAACGCCTTCGGGCACGCGATCTCCCTGCCGGTCGAACTGCGTGACGGCGGAATCCTCGACTTCGGTCGTGAGCACGCCCTGGCCTGGTACGCCATCTGGGGCCTGGGGCTGATCACCTCCGAGGCCGTGGTCATCGCGGAGACCAACTGATCGTCAGAGATGCGCTAGAGGGGTCGGCTCTACATGGGTCGGCCCCTCTTCCGCTAGAGTAAGACCCGCAGCACTCACGCGACACAGATACGGAGAATCCAATGCCACGAGCACGTACGCGTCACGGTGATCTCACCGCACGCACCAAGGCCGATCTGACGGCCAAGCATGTCGATGAGCAGGAGGCGGCCTCTCGCCGCATGGCCCTCATCGACGCACAGGCGAAGGTCCAGCGAGACGATGTCCTCGACCTGGAGCCGAACGCTCCCAAGGCCGACGAGGCTCCGCCGGTCAAGGAGGCTGTGCCTACCGATGTCGACCTCGACACGCCCCAGGATCTGCGGGCCAACGAGTCGGACGCCCCGGCCAACCAGGATCTCCCTCAGTCCCCGCACTGGCCGCCACACGCCTCCAACGAGGTCGAAGCAGTCGACGTCGAGGTCGAGGAGCCCAAGGTCGTCTTCCGGGTCAACGAGACCATCGAGGGCGTGACCATCGGCTACGGCAACAACTACGACTTCATCGAGGGCCAGCGCTACCGGGCACCGAAGACGGTGTACGACCACCTGGAAGAGAAGGGCCTCATCTACCACTGAGGTAGGCTGAGACCATGGCTGGATTCCTCCCGCGCCCCGCGAAGACCAAGTTGCTCGATGACCTCTGCACGGGTACGACGTACCTCGGTCTGGCTACGAGCATGCCTCAGGTGGGCGAGATCAACATGGCGTCCGTGCAGCCGCTGGAGATCACCACAGGCGGCTACGCCCGCCAGTCGGTGACCTGGAGCGCTGCCAGCACTACCGAGCCGGTGCAGAAGGTCAACTCCGCAGCCATCACCGCTCCAGCCGTGACAGCGGACATGCCTCCGGCCTCGTTCGCCTTCCTGACCACGTCGTCCTCGGGCACGGGCGGTACGCTGTTGTATGTGTGGGAACTGGCTGAGCCGGTAGGCGCACTGAGCGGCAAGCCCTGGCACGTACCGGCGGGGGCTCTGAAGATCGAGTAGGAAGGTCCCCCATGGCCGTCACCGAGGCAGCACTGATCGAGCGAATCCGGCTGGAACTGGGGGACCAGAAGCAGCCGTTTCGTCAGGGCTACCTGGGCACCGGCAACCAGGACGAGTTCGACCTCCCGGTCACCCGTGTCGAGACCAAGGATCTGAAGGTCTTCACCGTCGATGGCGCAACCACTACGGACCTAGTCCTTGACAGCGACTTCACGGTCGACACCGACACCGGAGTCGTACGGCTGAACGATCCGCTGCCCGATGGTGCCACGCTGATCGTGGAGGGTACGACGTACGGCCTGTTCACCGACTACGAGATCGGCCACTTCCTGCACGACGCAGTCGCTCAGCACACCAACGAGCGCACCATCGAGACTCGATACCGCGACGACATGGGCTTCATCAAGTACGAGGAGCGTCCGGTCGGCCTGGACAACCTCCCCGAGGTCGAGCACCTCCCGCTGGCGATCCTGGCCACGGTCGAGGCACTGTGGGCGCTGAGCACAGACGCTTCCACCGACATCGACGTCACCACCTCTGAGGGCACCCACATCCCGCGCTCGCAGCGCTTCGCCCAGTTGCGGGCTCAGATCGACGTGCTCACCGAGAAGTACGAGGATCTCTGCACCAAGTTGAACGTCGGCCTGGGACGCATCGAGGTCTCCACGCTGCGCCGGATCAGCCGTACGACCAACCGTCTGGTGCCGGTGTTCAAGGCCCGCGAGTACGACGACGCAACCCTGCCGACTCGTATCCTTCCGCCTATCGACGGTCGCCACGAGGACCCGGACGGGCCGCCTAGCCCGGCCACGTACCAGGGACATGTCGGATGAGCCGACTGGACTGGAAGGGCGGAGGCCGGTTCACCATCGACCATGAGACCGACCAGATGCACGCGGCTCTGCGTGGCTGGCAGTCCGAGGCCGGTGACGAGGTCGAGTACTACCGATTCGACCGCGAGGGTTCGGGGATGCACGACGTCTACGACGAGGCTTCTGGTACTGGTCGGGTGTACAAGGGTCCGGTGGAGTTGCCGGTACTGCACGTCACCCAGGACGAGGGTGGAACCTCCGATACCGGTGGCGGCTTCTACTACAACGACAACATCTACATCACGGCCTCGTTCGAGCAGGTCAATCGCACTGGCCTGACTCGCATGGACATCGAGCATGACCGGTACCTGAAGGACCGGCTGGTCTACAACTCCCGCGTCTACCACGTGGTGGACATCCACATCGTGGGACAGGTGCAGCAACGTGACGTGGTCGTGAGCATCGAGGGCAGCCAGGTCAAGCCTGACGAGATGGTCAACGATCCTCAGTTCAAGCAGTGGAGCGCCTGATGCCCTTCTTGCTGAACGAGGACCGAGCCATCAAGAAGAAGGTCCAGGGGATGAAGGTCCACGACACCAACGAGCCGACCGGTGGCCGGGTAGTCGAGTCACGCTTCGTCACCCCCGAAACCGAACTGGCCGATGTCTCCTACCCGCTGATCCTGATCTTCTACCAGGGCCTGAGCCGTGCCTCCGAGCGCGAGCATCGTGGCCCCACTGTGCTGCCGTACACCCCTGAGGGCGCGGTCTACGACGAGCCGCTGATGGTTCGCGACCACGAACACAACTGGGTCGAGTGGGATCCGACAGTGGACTTCGACCCCACGATCAGTCCTTGGCATGTCCAGGACCACCCGATTCCGTACAACATCGACTACCGGATCGAGATCCGTGCGCGTTACCAGCAGCACCTCGTGGATCTGGTCGGGCAACTGGCCATCGTGAACCGGTTGCCGGAGAGGTTCGGGTACCTGGAGGTCGAGGAGGATGCCACCGTGCGCTCCCTGGACCTGCTGGGAGGGCCGGTCATGCTGGAGGCTTCTCGGGACAACGATGGGAAGCGGCTGTTCCGGGCCGCATATGCTGTAAGAGTGGCCGCTGAACTCGACGTCTACGCTACTACCCAGATCCACAAGTACGTCGAGACGGTCGACATCGACCTCTATGCACTGCCCAAGCAGGGGTAATGCAAAGGCCGCCCGATGGTAGCCTGAATTGAACGTTCCTGCATAGGAGACAGAATGGCAACGTACCAGCGTCCTGGGGTCTTCCTCGAAGAGACCTTGCAGCCGCTGACGGACCCTGCGCTGGGTGACAGCGACTCCGTCGCGGCGTTCGTGGGAGCGTCTCCCAAGGGTGGACCCGTTGGCCCGACTCTGGTCGGCTCCTGGTCTCACTTCCAGTCCCTCTTCGGTGACATCCGCAGCAACCGCTCAGACCTCGCTTACGGGGTCTACACCTACTTCAACAACGGTGGATCTGCGGCGTACGTCGTACGTGCAGTCAACGCAGATGCGACCCCCGCCTCGCTGACCGTCAACGACCAGCAGGGCACTCCGGCAGCGGCCTTCACGCTGACCGCCAAGTCTCCCGGCTCCTGGGCATCCGATGCCGCAAGCAAGAGCCGGATCTTCGTTTCGGTCACCTCCCCGAACGGTTCCGGCCTGGACGCCGGACGCTTCGACCTCATGGTCGAGGTCGGCTCCGGGCTGACCATGCAGGCTCGTGAGCAGTTCATCGACCTGTCCCTGGACCCCTCCGACCCGAACGGTCGCTATGCCCTGGACATCGTCAACTCTCCGACCGCCGGATCCAAGTACGTGTCCATCTCCAGCACTGTCACCGCCGTCAACAACACGACCGACGCCGGAGTCCCGGCGGCCCAGAACAAGACCCCGCTGGCAGGCGGTACCGAGGGCACCGGCAGCCCGGTACTGATGGACGCGGTCGAGCGTCTGGACACGGTCGACGCCAACCTCAACGTCAACCTGCCGGGCGTGTCTGACCCAACGGTCCTGACCGACGTGGCGAACTGGGCAGCCGCTCGCAACAACGTCTTCGTGGTGGTAGACCCGCCCAAGGCCGCAGCCGCCGATGACGCCGCTGAGATCGCCGCCGACCTGCTCACCCACGCGGGCGGGCTCCCCGCGACCTCCTACGTCGCCGTCTACGGGCCGTGGCTCTACATCAACGACCCTGGGTCCGCCGTGGCCGGGGCGATGCGTGAGGTGGCTCCTGGAGGCTCTGTCCTGGGACAGTACGCCTACACCGACACCACCCGTTCGGTGTCCAAGGCACCTGCGGGTGTCGGAACCAGCCTGAAGGGTGTCCTGGAGACGCGGGCTCGCTTCACCGACGCACAGTTGGACTCGCTGAACCCAGCGGGCGTCAACGTCATCCGCGCAGTGCCGGGAGCCGGGTTCTGCATCATGGGTGCCCGCACCCTCGCGATCCGCACCCCCGACCGCTACGTGAACATCCGCCGCTCGCTGATGTACATCAAGCGGGCGCTGGTCAATGTCACCCGCTTCGCCGTGTTCGAGCCGAACAACGCGGCCCTGTGGGAGGACATCGAGGCAGTGGTCGGCCAGTACCTCCAGGAGTTGTTCCAGGAGGGTGTCCTGGCGGGCTCGAACGAGGCTGAGGCCTTCTTCGTCAAGTGCGACTCCGAGATCAACACGACCGACAACGTGAACGCGGGCGTGGTGAAGGTAGAGGTCGGCGTGGCTCTGTCCAGCCCGGCAGAGTTCATCATCATCCGCATCGGGCAGTTCGACTCCGGCGAGGCCGCAGTCGAGGAAGAGACGACCGAGGAGATCCTCTGATGCCTACCTCCATTGCCCACCTGAAGACGGACCCGCTGCGGAACTTCAAGTTCCTGGTGAACGTCCACAAGCCGGGCATCGGGTTCGCGAACATGGGCTTCATGTCTGTGTCCGGCCTCAACATCACGACCGAGGTCATCCCCTACCGCGAGGGTGGCATGAACACGACCACCCAGAAGATGCCGGGTCAGTCCGACTTCGCGCCTGTGACCCTGACCAAGGGCCTGGCCGTCGGAGACCACGCCATGATGCGGTGGATGCGTCAGTTGTTCGCCGTGGTCCAGGGAGACGGCACGGGGCGTGCGGGAGAGAACTTCCGCTCGCAGATGACCATCAAGGTGCTCGCACACCCTGTGACCCAGGGTCGGGTGCCGGTCAAGGCGGCCTTCCGCGTGTACAACGCCTGGCCGACCTCCGTGGCCTTCTCCGACCTGGACGCGGGCGCGAACGCGATCATCATCCAGCAGATGACGCTGGCCCACGAGGGCTTCGCCAACCGGCTGGCCAACAACATCGGCCCGAACGACTCCGTGGGGTTCAACGGCTAACCTAGACGCAGCACAGCACGACTCGCACACTACCTGGGACACGACATGACTGAGACGCCGGACGAGCGACCCCCTCTCACTGACGCGGATCTCGCCCCCATCGACTTTGGTGGCGGTGGAGACGACGCCCACTACACCCCGGTGACGTCAGAGGCGCAGAACGTCGAGATCAACCAGATGCTGGCGGAGCAGACTCCTCAGGCTCCGCAGCGTGATCTACCTCCCGACGACCACGTCAACCTCCTCGGTGGCCTGAAGATCGGGGACCGCTGGGTCAAGACGGCCACCGTGCGCGAACTCAACGGGGATGACGAGGAGGCCCTGGCACGCGTCCAGCAGGGCGCTGAGAACGTCTCCGGGCGCTTCCTGGAGGTGCTGGTGGAGCGCGGTCTGGTATCGGTGGGAGGCGAGAAGGCCACCAAGGAGATCCGCGATCAACTGGGGGTCGGGGACGTAAACACCATCATGGTGGGGATTCGCACAGCCACCTTCGGCCCGGAGATCGAGTACGGGACCTTCAAGTGTGACCAGTGCGCAGAGGTCTACGACCTCATGGTCAACGTCAGTGAACTGCCGACCCAGACCGGACATGACGCGGCCAGGGAGGGCGAGTACTTCGAGGTGCCGCTGCGCAAGGGCGGCAAGGCCATCGCTCGCATCCCGACCCACGCCGATCAGGTCGAGATCATGGAGGCGGAGACCGAGATGACGACCAACCCGGAGAGCAACTCCATGCTCCTGGCCAAGGTCGTCGTACGCCTGGTGGACGCCAAGGGCAACGAGCAGAACACCGCCGGATTCCCGAGCCTGATCAAGGGCCTGTCGGTGGGAGACAGACGTACGCTGATCCGCGAGATCAACAAGCGGATCCCCGGCCACCAGTACACTGGTGTGGAGTTCGAACATCACTGTGGGTACAAGACATTGGTTCCCGTGAACCTGATGTCCTTGTTTCCAGGTATGTAACATTCGCAACACGTACTACGAAATCGACCAACTAACCGACCTACATCCGGCTTGGACCCCAAGTAGCATCAGCCGGTTCACCGTCCGTGAGCGCAAGTACCAACTCGCCCGGACTAGATGGATCGAGTCGCTGAGGAACCAGGGGCCACATGGCTGAGGAAGACGCACTCTCCGGCACCGGAGGGTCGGTATTCGGAGACAACAACGTCCAGCGGTCGCTGGACGCCACTGAGCGTACCGTCACGCGCCTGGATGCCTCTGTCTCGAAGTTGGTAGCCGCTGTCGACAAGTTGGTCGGCGCAGCCCCTGCGTATGGTGGCAGCAGCGGTACCTCCTCCTCTGGACAGGCTCCTGGCGTCCCCAACGGCGGCGTAACCAGCCACCGGGCTGCCGGACCTCCTACTGTCATCGGAGGCGGCTCTGGAGGGGCTCACAGGGCCGGACTGGCTGCTGGGTACCCGACAGGCGGCATGGTCGCTGGAACGCTCGCAGCAGCCGGTGCAGCCTATACAGCGGGCAGTATCGCCCGCACCGTAGCCAACCCGGACACTCCGGCTATGGCGCGAGCCTCCTCGATGACCTCTTCGTACTACACCGGACGTCCGTTCTCTGAGAGAACGATGCTGGACCTGTACGGGCGCAACACCACAGCGCACAGCAGTGCGGACATGATGGGGGTAGTCGCTGGCCTGGCCGGAACCAGCATCTACACCCCCGGTACCCGAGGGTTCTCCCAGCAGTTGCAGGGGATCACTGGCACCTCGTTTGTGAACCCGACCATGTCCAACATGCAGTCGCTGAAGGGTGCGCAGGGGCTTAGCAGTGCTTCCACGTTCAACGCGATGCGTTCGATGGGCATCCAGACGCTGGGACCTCAGGGACAGGCCAGAGACCCACGCCAGATCGCGCAGCAGATCCTGGCCTCCATCCCTGGCTCTCAGGACATCAAGACGATGGAGCAGGTCACTGCTGAACTGAGCCAGAACAGCAACCTGTCGTTCACGCTGCAGTCGTGGGTCCAGAGCGGAGCCATGCCTGCTGAGGCCTACCCCGTGGTGATGAGTGAGATCCGAGGGATCCTCATGGCGCGGGTCAAGGGCAACATGAGTTTCAAGCGCTACGACCAGTTGATGCGTCAGCGCGCCCAGGGGGGAGAGCGCGGAGAGGCTGCGGCCAGGATCCTGAAGCAGCGTGCCGGTGTCGGTGGCTCGCTGTCGCAGGAGGAGCGTGAAGAGGCTGCAGCCGGTCGCCAGGGTGCGATCAAGCAGTTGGACAACTTCGAGCAGGGACTGCGTCTCAGCACCGAGGCCATGACCAACTTCCGCAAGACGCTGGAAGGAGCGATGCCTGACTGGCTGACCGACATCCTCGGGTTCGGCAAGGGCTTCAACGAGAAGAGCAAGATCGGCTCCTTGCTGGGCATTACCGGTGGCGGCCTGGGCATCCTGAAGACCGTCGGCGGCATGCTGGGCATCGGCGGTACTCACGACCAGCGAATGACGATGGGGGCTACGACCGGGTCCTACGGCATGGCGGGCTCCTCGATGGGCGCTATGGGTATGGATAGTGGTGCCTCTCTTCCGGTATCCGACGGTAGCGGATCAGCCCAGTCCTTGTCTACTGCCATGAGCGATCTCAGCGGAGGGCGTGCAGGGTCTCCTAGCGCAGGAACCTCCGGCATTGACGGCGGTCTCATGGACACCGGAATGCCGTCGTCTACCGACTCCGACTTCGGTGGTCCTCGCGGTGTGACTCAGCAGCAGCAGAGCAGTGGTCACGCCGGACAGGGAAACAAGGGCCGGGGCAAGGGCAAGGGCAAGGCACGAGGTAGGCTGGCGTGGCCATGCCGTGGACCGATCACTGCGAAGTTCGGCCAGGCTGGGGGACGCTGGTCGTCTGGATCTCACACCGGTCTGGACATCGGAGTAGGCTCCGGTACGCCGGTCAAGGCTGCGGCTTCTGGAACAGTGACCACGGCTGGATCGCACTCCGCGTACGGCAACCAGATCATCATCAACCACGGCAACGGTATCCAGACCCGATATGCCCACAACAGCCGCCTGAAGGCACGCAAGGGCGCTCACGTGCGCCAGGGCGAGGTCATCGCACACTCTGGTGCCACCGGAAACGTCACCGGCCCGCACGTCCACTTCGAAGTCATCATCAACGGTCGGGCCGTCGACCCACTGCCATATCTGCGCGGCAAGGCCATCGACATCAATGATGCGGGCGGAGGCTCCAGCAACGCACCGAGCACGTCCGGTGGGGGCGGTTCGTCCTCGTCCTCGGACACCGGAGCCGGTAGCGCGGGAGGCATCGGGTACTCGACCTCAGAGGCTGAGATCGTGGCAGCCGCCCTGGCCGGTGGAACCTCTTCGGGTACCGAGACCACGACCAAGGAGGAATCCGGCGGAGGCGGAGGCGGCTGTGAGACAGTGGTCGGCAACCGCAAGTACAACCTCGGTGGGGTAAAGCCGTGGGTGGCTGAGGCCGCAGCCTATCTGGGGAACAAGTACGGAATCAAGACCATCGGTGGTGTCGGTCAGCGCTCAAACGCCTCCGACCACCCCAGCGGTCACGCGCTGGACTTCATGGTTCGTGGCAGCAAGGGCGACCAGTTGGCCCAGGAAGCCATCGCCAAGCAGAAGTTGCTCGACGTCAAGTACGTCATCTGGAAGCAGCGGATCTGGAACACGAACTCCGGGGACAAGCACTGGCGGCGCATGGAAGACCGGGGATCTCCGACCGCGAACCACATGGACCACGTCCACGTCTCTTTCGACTCCTCCGGCAAGGTCAACGGCCTGGTCAAGGGCGGTGGCGGAGGAGGCAAGTCGGATGCTGACTGTGGTCCTGGTGGCGGTGACCTGAAGGCTGAGAAGTACCGGCCAGGCGCAGGAGTCGGACAGTGGCGTGATGAGGTACTGGGAGTCATGGGTCAGTTGGGGAACAAGAACCCTGACAAGGGCCTGGTCGACCTGATCATGCGCCAGATGAAGAACGAGTCCGGCGGTAACCCGAACATCGTCAACAAGTGGGACTCCAACTGGCAGGCAGGACACCCGTCGGTTGGCCTGATGCAGGTCATCCGAGGGACGTTCAACGCCTACGCGGGGCCGTACCGAGGACGTGGTCCAAAGAAGTACGGTGTGTCGGTCGACCCCATCGCCAACATCTATGCCGGGCTGAACTATGCGCGCAAGCGCTACGGCTCGTGGAAGGCCGCGTTCCGTGCCGGTGACGGCTACGAGCGTGGAGCCTGGGAGATCAATGAGGACGAAGACACTCGGGTCCACAAGGGTGAGATGATCGTGGATGCGATCAAGGCCCGCCAGATCCGCGAAGTGATGATGCACAACCAGCCGTACGGGGCTAACCTCATCACCGGAAACCGGGGCAACGAGGCTAAGATCGAGTTCCATGAGGGGGCCATCAAGGTCGAACTGGCTAATGGGTCCTCCTCTGAGGCAAAGGTGGCGGGCGAGCAGATCGTGGATGCCATCGTAGAAGACAAGCGGATCAAGCAGTTGGTGAACTTCTGATGCCTGTTACAAACTGGGCGGAGCGAAACCGTCAGCGCAACGAAGAGCGCAACCGTCGGCGTAACCAGAACGACTCCGACCGTAACCGACGCAATAACGGGGCTCCGCACAAGGGCCGGAAGAACAGCACAGGGGACCGCAGGAAGAGCCCTGGAGGCAGTGTCAACCGTCTGCTGAACCCTCCCTTCGATCCTCGCATGCGCAACATCGGTGGTCCATTGTTCGGACACGTCGAGCGCGGATGGATGGTGATGGCCGAGGAGCACCCGGACACCAAGTTGCGTCACCGGGTCAACTTCATGTACAACCCGCAGACCGTCAACGTCAACCATGCCCTTCAGATGGGGTACAGCCTGACCGCTGCACCCGAGGCCAGCCCTACCACTGGGCCTGGTGCGATGTACGGCTTCGGAGGCCTAGACGTTGGCCTGCTATTCGACCGCACCTACGAGTTGTGGGATGGGTCCAAGGAGAACACGCTGGCTGGGCGCTTCGGTGTCTACGTGGACGTGATGGCGTTCTACATCTACCTGGGCATCATCCGTACCGAAGTTGAGCAGGACCCAGCCGGAGGCGGGATGAACAGAGGAGGAGCCGGAAGCGGTATGACGTTCCCGGGCTCCATCCCTGAAGGACCCGGTGGTGGAGGGGCTCGTCGTACGGCTGACCGTCATGTATGGTCCTCGGTGTTCCCGAACTCGTACATGTTCCCGGTCCCCTCCTATCTCTACATCGGGGACAAGTTGCGCTACTACGGACGTCCGTCTGGTTTCAACGTCCAGTACACCCACTGGAGCCGTCACATGGTTCCGCAGCGAGCCGTGATCAACCTGTCATTCAGCCTGGACGCCGACCCGCACGAGAACATGGACAAGCGGGTAGGCCGAGGTAAGTTGCGCAACACCGACCCGAACGGTAAGCCAGGTGGAGACAGTCCGAACAACCCCGGCGGTGGCGGTGGAGGACGCCCAAACGACCCAAACGGAGGTGCTCCTCCGTCCAGGCCGGGCGGCGTGCCGATCAACCCTGGACCTAACCCAGGAGGAGGTGTTCCTCTCGGATGATCACAGAAGACTCTCGATACGTTAACTCAACCGTCGACGTGGTAACAGATGACCGGGGAACACACCAGTCAGTTAACACGTCTCCTCCTCAGGACATGGTGTTCGAGTTCACCTACTATCAGATCGGTGCATGGGACCGTCCTGACACACTGGCCTCGTTCCTCTACGACGATGGTTCCCTGTGGTGGGTCATCGCCAACGCCAACCCGGAGATCCTGGACTGGTCGAAGATGAAGGTCGGAGACATCATCCGTGTCCCTCGGGTCTAGGCTCACTGCCGAACCATACTTCTACGGGTACCCAAGACTGGGTCCTGAAGTTCGTCGTGTCGTGATGCAGGACGGCTTCTCCTCGCACACCCTGGCGCAGTTGGACTTCCCCGCCAACAAGGTCACCAGGATGCAGCGGGTCAAGGAGCGCACGCCGGTACACATGCCGTGGGGAACGGGGCGCGACCAGCGCAACTTCTACGGGTACGTCAACCATGCCGAGATCATCGAAGGCGAGCGCAGCGTGGACTCCTTCTTGCGCATGACGCTGCTGGGTACGTCGATGCGGCTGAACCAGACGTACGCCGCAAACTGGTACGACTGCTCTCCGACGATGATCGTCAAGGAGGTAGCCCAGCGCAGAGGGTTCCGGGCTGTGATGCACTTCACAGACCGCAGGCTCCCGTACTGGACCCAGGGAACGATGAGCGACTCAAAGATGCTGCGTGCCTTGGCAGACAAGGTCGGCTACCGCACTTGGGTGGATGGCTCCACGATCTACTTCCTGGACCCGACCAAGGTGCTTAACAAGAGCGCGTCCCCGTTCGTCCCAGAGTTCACCAAGGACACCGGCCTGAAGCGCATCCACATCACCGACGGGTCACTTGCCCCCCGAGACACGACCACTTCGGTGCAGAAGATCATCGGTATCGATGAGCGCAGCCATCAGTTGATCGAGTACTCGTCCTCGAAGGCGATCAAGGACCGCAACCTGCCGGTCCCCGAGACCGCTGAGTACGGCACGGTGAACGCCGACTCTCTGGCCGAGGCTCAGTACGAGGCCGATGCAGCCGCTCTGGGAACCAATGAGTGGACCACGGCGGTGGCTACGTTGGAGAACGCACACCGGCTTACTCCCTCCAGCCTGGTCAACTTCGACGGGGTCGACCTCTCTAGCAACTACACCGGTCTGTGGATGGTTGTCGGGGCCAAGCACTTGCTGGACCTGGAGAACAGTGCCCCTAAGATCGTATCTAGGGTCGAGGTAACGCGCAACGATTCGAACACGCTGGTCTTCCAGTTCAAGGAGCAACTGAAGCGGACGCCTGCCGAGGTCCCTGCCGTCTTGCGTGACGGCAAGAACTGGGAATCGAGCAGGCTGGAGGCGATCTACGTTGGTTAACATCCCCACTGCAGCACAGGGCATCGTTGTCAACAACGCTGACCCTGAGCGTCGTGCGCGTGTGATCCTGAAGGTGCCCTCGGTCCTGGGTGAGACCAACTCGAACTGGGCCATCCCCACGCAGCCGACCCCGTACAAGCCCCGGCAGGGTGAGGTTGTCTGGGTCTTCTTCATCGACGGTGACATCAACAAGCCGCTGTACGCCTCCTCTGAGATCGTCTCGGGCGACCGGATCATCGCGCACACGATCAACGTCGACCACCTGTCCTTCGCCCCCTTCGCCAACTACGTAAACGACACTCCTCCGTGGCTGGACGGAGACACTGAGCACGATGACAGCGCCGGAGACATCTGGCAGGACACCACCGGCTCCACTGCTGAGGACACCGTGGCCGTGATGAAGGTCTGGACAGTGCCTGACAGGGTCTGGACCACGATCCAGGTAGGTTCCGGCGGTGTGGGTCCGGGCGCTGTCGGCTACAGTCAGATCGACCAGCAAGATGCCCAGTTCCCTAGTCTGATCGCCAACATGGTGTCGACTGCTGGACTGCTGGTAGAGGGTGTCGATCCGGTCACGTACGTGCCGAACACGAACCGGATCACGATGGACCCCGTCAACGGCCTGGTGATGTGGGAACGTGACCCAGACACTGGTGTGCTTCGGCCTGATGCCTCGGTACGCATCCCCTCCGCCTCTGGTAGCGACATCGTCTTCGAGGGAACGATCCTTGCCCGTGACATCTCGGTGCTGAACGGAGCCACCTTCCGCAGCGCGAACAACGAGATCTCTCGTGGAGCCAAGGTCGTCATGGCCAACGGAACCACTACACCTTCGCAGGCACCGGACGCCGACTGCATCTATACAGAACTGACCCTGGCCTTGCAGCATGACACTACTTGGGAGCAGTACGGGCTGACCCTCGGTCATGACGGCAACTGGCACACGTTGTCCGCCAAGGGGAACGGAAACTCATCCTACTGGGAGGCCTTCAACCCGTCTACAGGAGCCTCGGTAAAGAACTCGGGTCTGAACGCGGCCTACTCTTACGAGGGCGGCATCGCCTATGCCTCACGGGACTTCGGGGCAGGGCCGGTAGGCCGGTACTACCTGCTGTCTCGACGTGTCAGTGACAACAAGTGGTTCCTGGAGGTATGGGACACCGCGAGCCTCATGCTGAAGCGCACCGACGTCACTGGATCCACGTCAGCGACCACTAAGCCTGTGCTGGGATGGAACCACCGAAACAGTCGTCCGATGGTCGTCTCCTCCCTGACCAACAACGTGATGATCCAGGAGTGGAGTGACGACTCGGCAGGGACATTGACCGCTCAGCCGGTATGGTTCTCTGGTCTCTCCGCCTACAACTACGACATGGGCTTCGTCAGCCGTGGATACCATGACCTGTCCAACGACAGGTATGTCTTCCGTGCTCGTGGAGCAGCCGGAGGGAACGAGAACTTCATCGTCTACACAGCCACAGCAGGAGGTGCTCGTCAGTCAAACTCTGAGTGGGTCCGGGCAAACGGGAACACCGTAGCCGGAGCATGGTGGGTCGCCAGCGCTCCTGACCTGCAGGAGGCCAATGACCCATCCGGTCGGTTCTACTCCCTCAACGGTAGCGGTACCCTTCGTCGTTACGAGGGTGAGGCCATGGCGTGGTCCGGCGCAGTCACACAGCAGTGGCAGGCCGCGAACAACTTCCGGGACGAGAACACCGCGACCACCTCCACCCACACAGGATGCACACACCAGGCCAACGGGCTGGCGGTAGGAACGCACCAGTCGTTGTTGGGTACTCGTAAGACCTTCACAGCAGTGAAGCGCTCAAAGGTGCGGGTGGTTGCACCTCCGTTCATGAACTACAACCCGACCAACAACCCGTCCTACGAAGGACAGGACGATCCGAACGCCTATGGATTCTGGCTGATCAACTCTGGTGCCACTGGAGCCACTATGTATCGGCAGTCAGTGCCGGGGCCAGGCGTGTTCACTCAGGTGTACACCACCCCCGTGTTCTCCGGTACGGCCTCTACGGCGCTGACTCAGAACTTCCCGGCTCAGACTCCAGGAGAGACCTCAGCCGCGTCCGGTGGTTACCGGGTGGACGCCAACAGTGATGGTGACATCGGCAACGGTCTGTTCGCCCGTTCGGTTCGGACCAAGGCTCCGATCATTGGAGTGAAGCGCCGTCGAAGCACCGACATCAGCATCCCGGACTCCACGAGCACTGAGTTCGTGATGAACGACTCGGTGTTCAACACCGATGGGTACTACTCCAGCAGCACCTACGTGATTCCAACCGGTCTGGGTGGGCTCTATGACATGCGTATGAAGGCTGCCTGGGCTGCAAACAGTACGGGTCGAAGAACGATCTGGGTGAACAAGAACGCTACCGGCAGCGGAACCAACATCATCGCTCGATCCTCTATCGCGGCATCTCCGGCTGGAGGTACGACCAACATCCTGTCGGAGATGTTGAACTTGGCGGATGGAGACGTGCTGCGACTGTGGGCTTTCCACACCCGAGGTGCTGCGCTGGACATCACTGCCAGTGGCGAGGGAGACTCCTTCTTCTCCCTGATCCGGGTCGGGCCTACGGCAGTCTAGGTAAAGTTTCAAGTACCCCATGGGAGCATAGGAACATGGTTCAGGAGATCTCTTTCAAGATCGGTCGCAGAGGGGCCGTCTTGCTGCTGTTCTCGGGGCTGTACGCCATGCTGGGGGTCGGTTACCTGTTAGTGCCGACGGATCGGGTCAGCGAGGCTTTGACGGTGGCCACCAATCTCTCCGGCGGCACTGTCAAGTGGTGGGGGTTTCTGTGGCTGATCGTGGCAGTCTTGGGGTTCGTGACTGCGTTCTGGCCGCCAGGTAGGGACAACTGGGGCTTTTCGTACATGGCGGGGATGGCGTACCTGTGGGGAGCGTTCTACGTGCTCACCTATTTCGTCTACGGAACCGATGCGCGTGGCTGGATCAGTGGACTGATCTTCTGGGCGTTTGGAGGTGCGCTATCGCTCATTGCTGGCTGGCCTGAGCCCCGCGTTATCGCCAAGAGAGGAGCGGAGCGCTGATGGAGATCGTCATCTCGGCGGCTGCCGTCGTCATCTCCGCACTCATCGCCTTCGGCGGAGTTGTATACACCAACAAGCAGTCGAAGGAGGCCAAGGAGAAGCAGGAGAGCCTGGAGCGCAAGCAGGTTGAGAACGAGGCTTACCTTCGTGCCCGCAAGATCGATGAGGGCGTGATCGAGCGGCTCCAGGAAGAGGTCGGTGAGTTGCGCCGCCAGATCGTGGAGTCTCGGGATCGCTACGACCGCCTGGAGAGCCGCTTCACCGAGAGTGAGCAGAAGAACATCCAGATCCACAAGGAACTGCTCCAGGAGAAGGAACTCACCAGTCTGCTGAAGCAGCGCCTGACCGATGCCGAGGTCATCATCTCTCGCCTCCAAGGTCTGCAGGGTGGATGAGATACTTGCGTCATGCCTGCTGAGATCGCCATCCCGTTCCATCTCGACGCCGACAAGAAGATCGCCGTCGAGACTGACCCCAACCGCCAGATCCGGCAGCATGTCATGTCTCTGGTCAACACCGAGCCCCAGGAGCGGGTCGTGCTGACCAACTACGGCGTCCCCCTGAGCCGCCTGCTGTTCGAGGAGGGAGACGAAACGGTGGCCCTGGAGTTGCAGGATCTGCTCCGTGAGGCGTTTGCCCGCTGGGAGCCGGGAGTCGGTCTGCGTGGCGTCGAGGCGGTGCCTGGAGAGGAAGGGGACGGCCTGGCCGAGGTCGACGTCCAGTACCTGCGTACGGACTCTCCGACCACAGGAATCCAGGGACCGAGAACCAACGTGGCAGTCATCCGTATGGGTGGAAAGGTGAGTGAGTTGGTCCGTGGCTGAGATCTCGCCTGTCATCGACTACACGTCCCGCGACTTCGCCGGGATGAAGCAGAGCCTGCTCGACTACGCCAAGATCGCCTTCCCGGACTGGGTTCCCGCCTCCGAGGGAGACTTCGGGGTCCTGCTGATCGAACTGCAGTCCTACATGGCGGACGTTCTGTCCTACTACGTGGACCGCGCTCAGATGGAGGCCTACATCTCCAGCGCCACCCAGCGCGCCTCGATCCTCAACCACGCTCAGTTGCTGGGATACGTACCATCCAGCGGAGTTCCGGCTGTTGGGACAGTGACGTTCCAGACCCCCGAGACCACCGAGTCTGCCCAGCCAAGCCCTCCGGTGGTCATCCCAGCCGGTACGCGGGTTTCGACCGCCATGGTGGCCGAGATCGACGCTCAGATCATCTTCGAGACTGATGAGGTCATCGAGGTCCCTGGTGAGGGTGGGACTGAAGAGGTCGGTGTGACTGAAGGTGAGACCGTCAAGGACGAGACCACCAAGGGGCCGATAAAGATCGGGGAGTCGAACGGGCTGCCGGATCAGTTCTTCCGCCTGGCCCGCCCCAACGTCTACGACCACACCGTACGCCTGTACGTAGAGGGAGAGGAGTGGACCGAGATCACCCACCTGCTCGACGCTACCCGCGACGAGAAGCGGTTCGAGACAGTGCTGGACGACCAAGGGTACACCTGGGTCCGGTTCGGAGACAGTGTCAACGGGGCCATTCCGAACATCGGCCTGAGCGTCTCGGTGAACTACCGGGTCGGCTATGGAGCCCGAGGCAACATCGCCTCCGGCCTGGTGGTGAACATCTTCGACTCCACCGTCAGCGGAGTAGACCTGCAGCGGGTCAATGACGCAGCCGGTAACCGGTCCACCTCCTCCACGATGGTCGGCGGAGCAGACCCTGAGAGCAACGAACAGATCCGGGTCAACGCGCCTCGGGCCATGCACACCCAGCAGCGGGCCGTGACCGTCCAGGACTATGAGAACTTCGCCATCGCGGTGCCGGGAGTGACCAAGGCCAACGCCGAGGCCGAGCATGTCACCAGCGTCATGGTTTGGATCATCGGGCCGGACGGAGGCAACCCGCCTGCTGTGCTGATTGACCGCGTCAAGACGGCTTTGGCCGGGCGCTCTCTGATCGGTGTGGACGTCACGGTAGGTGGCCCGAACTTCGTGGGGATCAACATCGGGTCGGTGGCAACACCTGCCACGGTCGAGGCATGGCCGACCTACTCGCGTTCGGCGGTAAAGTTCAACGTGGAGCAGGCGATCAAGAACTTCCTGGGCTTCCAGCAGGCCGAGATGGGTCAGTTGATCACTGCCAGTGATCTCTACAAGGTCATCATGGCGGTGGAGGGCGTGCGCTACTGCGACCTCACCATCATGGCTCGTGCTGACGCAGCACAGACCGGAGTAGCCAACATCGCACTGCAGCCGTGGGAGATGCCTACGGTCGGGACGCTGAACATCTCAGTGAGCGGAGGTTTGGGCTGATGGCAGCCGTATTCCCCAACGGGACCAAGCAGTTCAAGATCCACCGCAACCTGCTCGATGACGTCACCGCCGAGGACATCAACTCGATCCAGGACGAGGTCGTCGCGATCCAGAACGTGCTGGGCGAGGCTCTGCTCGACATCGAGGAACTGGAGTCCGATGTCGAGGAGATCGAGGAGGTTAACGAGCGCCAGGACGAGACGCTGAAGGTCTACCGGCAGCGCTTCAAGAACATGAAGGAGCGCCTCGACTACCTGCAGGCCGGACGCAACATCTACGTGGGCCGCCTGTACAAGCAGACCTTCCTCATCCCGACCCAGAACGTGGGCACCACCCGTCCGGCTACCATCGACTTTCCCAAGCCGGACGCTGAGTTCGACCCGAACAAGTTGTTTAACGGAACCGGTCTGACGCTGAAGGTCCGTGGCTGGTGGCTGATCATGGGTCACGTCCGCTACGACCTCGCCTTCGGTGGTGTGGGCGGCAACGACGCGCTGTACCAGGCCGCCATCGGGGTCAACGCCGAGGAGCGCTCGTACGACCGGTACCGAGGTGTGGAGAACCAGCACGACATCACGCTTAACCCGCACCTGATCAGCCACTTCCCGAGAGGGACCAAGATCAACCTGCGCACCTCGCACAACTCATCCGCACCCAACCGCAGGGTCTCCTACGCATGGTTGGGTGCCTTCGGACTCCGTAGGATCTAGCCATGGCCGTCTACGGAAGAGACTTCTATGGTCTCGCGAAGTACGGCGCAGCGGTCTACGTCGAGTACGACGTACAGCCGTTCACTGCCGAGCCGGTTGACTACGGCAAGAACCGGATTCGCTGGAACATGCCCAGCGGGACCTACTCTTCGCTGCGCCTGATCCGCAGTCGTCAGGGCTTCAGCGCCAACGTCAACGATGGAGATGTGCTGCTGGATACCACCAACCCGACCAGTGAGTTCATCGAGGCTGATGTCTCTCCAGGCGTCTGGTACTACTACTCGCTGTACCTGCTCGTGGCCGGGTCCTGGGTCCGGGCCGGTACGGTGTCGTGCCTATCGGTGTCCGACTACGGGACCAAGGATCTGCTGAACGAACTCATCCCTCGCTACTACCGGTACACCCGCCGAATCCACTCCGCGATCACCGACCAGTATGTGATCTTGGCCGACGAGGACATGGCCAACGTCTTCGACCCTGACCAGTACGACCGCGTCAACCAGCATCTCGTGTCGTTCCTGGACGTCCTGGGATGGGGCTTCGATCTGTTGAAGACCTACCACGAGACCACACTGCAGGTCCATGACCCCTACGTCATTCATCCCGAGAACCTGGAGCGCCTGGCACACATGCTGGGTACCTCCTACGAGGTTGCGGTACCGCAGCGGGTGATGCGCAACAAGGTCGCCAACGCCTCGCTGATCAGCCGCAGCAGAGCCACCCTGGAGGGTCTGCGAGACGAGGTCGCACTGAGCACCGGCTATGACGTGGACCTCTCGGTCGGCCCGAACCTGATGCTCGATGTCGACCAGTCCTCGTTCGTCCACCCGAACTATCCCGAGTACAGCGAGCACGTCAACTACGCTGCAGGTCAGCGAGTCAAGTACACCGACCGGATCTACGAGGCCAAGGTCGGAGGCGCGTACGGCTGGGACCAGCGACCTGAGACGGTAAGCCCGTACGAGAACACGTGGTGGGACAACGTAGCGTCTGTGGACGTAGAGACGCTGCGCGCACCGAAGACCAACGGCATCTCTACCTGGAAGAACTACGAGTGGGACGGTATGCACACGGTACCGACCAACGAGGCAGCCGGTATCACCAACTCAGTATCGGGTGAAGGTGAGGCATCCAATGCGCTGCGGGTGGTAAACAACACCGGGGCCATGACCGAGATCATTGCGGTGTCGGCAGCAAACATCAGCAACAGCCAGGCTCAGCCAGCACCGTTGTCAGCCATCCAGCATGGCGTGCCGATCCCAGGTGACAAGCAGCCTCGGATGGCGATCTCCTACTACCAGCACGGGTTCCCCTTCATCGGCACTACCGGTGAAGGCGCACTAGCCATGCGCTCTTACGTCTACTGCCACGACGAGCGTGGACGGTTCCTGGCCCGGCTGGGTATCGGCACCTCCAGAGGGTTCATCTATGACACCTTCGACACCGAGTCGGTCAACTGGAACGGGCGGGCACCGGAGTACAAGATCGGCTCCACCAACTGGGTCCTGCGCACCGGCAACTTCACTGTGTCGGACGGCAAGGCCTACCCGCTGAACATGACGAAGTCGACTCTGACTATCAACATTCCCGACGACCGCAACCGGTTCCGGGTGGCCTGCACGTTCACCGGCTCTCCCCCTCCGGGCAAGGAGCAGGCTCTGGTGATCCGGTTCGTGGACGCCAACAACCTCATCCGCATCACCCGTACCAAGGTGGAGCGGCTCACAGCAGGAACTCCTACCACGCTGGCCACGCTGACCACTCCGATCAAGGACGGTGAGCGCGTGACGGCGATCATCAACGACACCACTGGGCTGATGTCGGTGGCGGTGTCTGAGGAGATGGGCGAGACCTTCCTGTCCGGCCCCGGCGTGTACCGCGTGACGAACCTGAACATCGGCACACGTAGCGGGTCCACACATAACCATGGGATCATGTTGTTCTGATGATCGACAAGGTGATCGCCACTGGCGAACTAGAGGAGATCGAAGGCCCATCGCGCTTCGGTCGTAACGGCACGATTGAGTTCGAGTCGCTGGCCTACGTCGTTACCTCCTCCTATGAGCAGATCTCCACTGGACAGCGCTCAGTCAGCGCGTCCAAGTGGGGCGGAACGATCCAGTTCAACAGCGGGTCTGCTCTTGTCTACGACCTCAACCCGGTGGTCATCGGTGCGGTAGGCTCGATGTTCGAGTTCGTCCATGGGTCGGTTCGGTTCTACAACTACCTTCCGGTGGCCTTCGATGACTTCGCGATCTACGAGGACTTCACCGAGCCGGTCAACGACCCCATCGACGGCATTGTTCTGGCCGGTAACGAAGCCACCATGAGCGGTGGAGCCCTACAGCCTTGGGTACGTCACTACAAGGTCTTCATCCCGCCCAAGAGAGCACGGTTCATCGCCATTGGAGCGCGGATGAACGGTATGCCCTCCGGCGGTATCCAGTACATCGACTCCGCCCAGGTCGAGATCCTATCTCCCGGCGCTACTGTGCCGACCGCATACACTCCGGCTCGCGAGATCAAGTGCAAGGTACGACCTACTCGACTGAACTTCTCGGTGAACACGACATTGAACGCGACAGGCAACAGCCATGCGTACAACATCGACAGTCTCGTAGTGGGACGAACCTACATCCATAGCGTCCTAGTGACCAAGAACGTGACATTCACCCTGACCGGTGCGACCAAGGGAGCCGTGGGCTACTACGGTAACCGGGCCTGGGTGGTGTTCACCGCGACCGCCACCACTGTAGGCGTAACCGTTGCCGGATCCTCGGTGAACGTGAGCAAGCCACTGACCGAGGCCGGGTCCATCCCAAGAGACTACTTCGACGGATCTTTCGGACCAGACTACTTGTGGGAGCAGGGCGGAGTAGCGCCGAACACACGTTCGTACTACTATGAGGATCGAAACGACCGTCACTACGTACTGGTTCGGACTCTGCAGGAGAATGTACCTGTAGGGGTGCCGGTCGCCTCCCCGGAGTACGCTTCGGGTCCTCCAACTAGTTAGGAACGCAACATGCTCATTTTCGGTAGAGAGCCTGCCGTCATCCTGGAGTTCGCCAAGGCGCTCCTGGTCGTCGTCAGCGTCACCGTACTGCCCGTCAGCGCCGAGGTACAGGCTGGGATCATCGCGGTCCTGGTCGCCATCTTCGGTGTCCTGAAGGGCTTCGCCACGCGCCCGGTATCCCCGACGGTCTTCACCGACCTGATCGTGGCAGTCGGCGCGCTACTCCTGTCGTTCGGCGTCGAAGTGGGTCCTGAACTCGTGGCCTCCTTCGTGACTCTGGTCGGTGCCGCAGTCGTCCTCGTACAGCGCGCACAGGTCACCCCGGCAGTTCCGGGTCGAGTCGCCCGAGCGTGATCTTCGTTGTCCAGGTGCTGGGGGTCTTCTGGGCGTGGTCCTTCCTTCGGGAGGTACTGCCCTGGGAGATCCCCGGCCCCATCAAGCCGCTGCTCGTCGCGGGAATGGCCTTCTACCTGACCTACCCGGACTGGCTGATGGCTGCCGGGATCGCCGGAGGGGTTGCCGTGGTGCAGACTCTGGTGCTACATTTCATCCCCGAGCCCACCGCCACTCAGATGCCTAGCCTCCGGCGGGGTTCTCGCATCCCACCTCTTCCCTCAAAGTGATATTGCTGCTAGCCTGTCGGATGCCACCCATCTGATAGGAGCAACATGGCAGACAGAGTACTCACCCTTGCGTTCGCTGGCGAGGGTGCTTCCACGTACCAGAACACCTCCAGCCTGCTCAACGACTTCCTGGGGGTCGAGGACGACAGCCTCCCCGAGGGTCTGGACCTGCGGCTGATCTTCCCCGCCACCAAGGCCCACCTGACCAAGACGCTCGAAGGCGTCCTGAAGTGGACCGAGGCCATCGACGTCGGCTACGACGTAGTCGTCAACGATGAAGGCAAGAGCCGGGCCGTCAGTGACGTCCTGGAGTACGCCAACGAGACCATCGAGGCGATCGACGTCTCCGCCCGCCTCGTCCAGGAGTTGGCCTCCGACAAGGAGGAAGGCGAGGTCTACCTCGTCCTCTCGTGGGGTGAGGACGGGGATGACATCTCCGAGGAGTTGCTGGAGGCGGCCAAGGACGCCGGTATCCCTGCCCTGGACCTCTCCGCTGGTCTGGACGACCTGGACTTCGGTGAAGTAGACGAAGGAGGTATGGCTCATACCGAGCCGGAGCCCGCTCCTCCCCGCTCTCGTCGGCGCAGGCGTGAGCCTGAGTCCGGGCACGATGCGGACCCCGACGACCGGCACGAGCAGTCCACCACTGCGGCGCAGCATCCAGACGAGGTCGATCCTGCTCCTCGCCGCCGTAGGGGTCGTCCGCGCTCCCTGGAGACCGAGGAGAAGCCGCTGGAGGACGAGAAGGCTGACGAGCCTACCCCTCAGCGGAAGGCTCGTCGTAGCCGTGCTCAGGAGCCTGCTGACGAGGCCCAGGCGACCGGCGAGGTCAACGAGGCCGCCGATAAGGCCCAGGCTAGCGCAGGCTCGCTGGAGCGGAAGTTCAACTTCCACCGCGCAAACGAGGTGACCGTGCCCAAGCATGAGCGCCTGCGTGATGAGACCCTCGCTCTCGCCCGGATCTACGAGGAGATCATCCCCTCCGAGGCCGCTCACGAGAAGCACCTGGCGATCACCCAGTTGGAGGCCGCCATGATGTGGGCCCACGCTGGTGTGGCTCGCTACGAGGGAGGGGAGAACCCCGACACCACACAGGTGGTAGGCGACGAGAAGCCTGCTGAGCAGCCCAGCACGGGGCGCAGGAGCCCTGGGAAGCCTCGGGCGGATGGATCCCCCGCACAGGCCCGTACGCCCGCTGACAGGGCCGTGATGGAGGTCCAGGACGAGGTCGGGAACTGGGCCAAGAAGGGCCGGGGCCGTCTGCCCAAGGGAGCGATCTGGCGCAAGGTGGACCCCAAGACCGGTGACGTCCTCGAAGAGGGCGGGCCGGATGAGTGAGCACATCATGGGTCCGGTAGTCGAACTCGCGGCCAAGGTCAAGGCCGCCCTCGACGGCAAGGGCAAGACCCTCGTGGAGACCAACTACGGCAACTTCTACGTGGCCGCCGTGGAGTTGGTCTACTCCGGCCCGGGTGTGGACCGGGAGGTGGTTGGCTACCTGCGCCCGGACGAGGGTGAGGGAGATACCCTCGACCTCCACATCCCTGACGTGGAGCCGGTAGCGTACGCTCCCGTCACGCCCAAGGAGGTCACCGAGGACTGGCGGGAGTTGGACGAGGACGTCTCCCAGCACACGATGGGGGAGTTCCACACCCACGACGACCAGCGGACCTGTGGGTGGCATCACAGGCTGCGCAAGTGGACGTTCGGGGGTAACAAGGAGTGCCTGCGGAACCACCCTTACGAGAGTCCCAAGGGCAACCGCTGAACGTGCGAGAGCCCCGGGAGATCCGAAGACCATCGACCGGGGCTCTCACTGCGCATCGAGGCCCACCACAAACCCCGATTTCCCAGAGAGGAAACGCATGACTACGGTATCAGACCAGGCTCGACCCAAGCAAACGACACTCACGCTGTTGCGGTGGGCAGGTGAGGAAGCCCACAACCTCCCGAGCATGGCGCACTACGGGATGCTCTGCTACCTCTGCCTCCACTGCTTCGTGAGCAAGAACAACGCTGAGGGGGAGCCTGCTGGGTCGGTGCTGTTCGCCTACAGTTACACAGAGTCGATCATGGAAGGGACAGGGGCCAAGTCTCGGGAGACGGTGCGCAAGATCCTCAACGATCTGCAAGACCTGGGGTACATCTACCGGGAGAAGAGAAGAGGGTCTGCGGAGGGCTACTACGGAGGTCACATCCCGCACCGGATCGAGGTGCTCCGGTGGTGTGAGCAAGAGCGTCAGATGATCCGGGAGGGGAAGACGGTGCCGTGGCTGAAGTCCCGGCCCATGGCTGCACCGAAAAGAGAAAAGGCTCGTGTGCTAAGGATGGTGCGCGAGAGTGACGCCTAGAATCTGGTCATGACCACGCCCAGATTCTGGGCACAACTAGACCAGGATCTGGTCGTCTTAATAGACAAGAGATACAAGAGATGAAAGAAACAGGGACGTGCGTGTGAGACTTCGAAAGGCAAACCCATGAGTCGCTACTCGGATGACCCCACCATCCGGTCCCACCGGGAGTGGGGAGAGGAGGGCGAGGTAGACGAACGAGCCAAGCCCCGGCCTCGACGCAGACGCAACTTCTTCTCGGAGCGACAGCCTTCCTCCTGGGAGCCGAAGGACTACATCGACCGGATCGCCGTCCTTTGGATCGAGACCGGGACCGAGAAGTTGGGCGAGCGCCCGCCGGTCAACGCCGAGAAGTTCGCCCAGCGACTACGCAAGGTAGTCGACTCCGACGTCCAGATGCAGCGATGCCTGCGGGGTGAGGCCAAGCCGCCGACCTGGCACGAGTGGCAGCGCGGCGAGGTGTTCGTCAAGCACTGGCTGGAGCACATGGTCCGGGTCTACTGGACCGACGTGGACGACGTCCCGACCTCCACGATGCAGTGGCAGTTCCTGCGCGACTTCTGGGAGCCGCTGAAGGAGCACGGCAAGTTCGGGACCGAGATCGATGCCGTCCGGGCGGCTGGCTTCAAGGTCAAGGAGAAGCCGGTCTACACGCCGTACCACGAGCAGACCTACCAGGCCACCCAGCGCAAGCGGCGCATCGAGGCCTGGATCGACTCCTGCCTGGAGGAGTGCGAGCGGCTTCGCGACGAGCCCGAGGAGACCCAGGAGGAGAAGGACCGCAAGGATCGACTACTGCGCGAGTGGCGTGATAGAGTCGAACGTCAACGAGAGGACACCACCGATGACTGACGAACGAAGCATCCGCCGGTACCGTCACCGGCCAACCGAGATCTTGGCCGTGCGCTGGATGGGAGACAACTTTGAAGACGTCTCCAACCTCAGCCACCGGATCTACTGGAACGTCGATCACGAGCGGCTGTATGTCGAGACTCCGCACGGCAATCTCCCGGTCTCGCATGGGCAGTGGGTAGCCAAGCGCAACGACGAGGACGTGTACCCGATGACCGATGCCGCCATGGACGAGGGCTACGAGCCTGCTGTCCCCGCCGAGGTCGAAGGTCAGTTGCCGCTGCCCGGTCTCTGATGCAGGGCAACGACATCGGCGGGGAGTTCGTGCCTCGGCTGGTCATCGTGTTCGAGGGCCTGATCGGGCTGCTGCCCACCAAGACCGCAGAGGTCAAGGCCCAGAGCCTGCTGAGGTTCAACCGCTACCGCCGTTTCGTCAACCAGTTCGAGATCAACGACGCGCTGGCCAAGCGCATGTGGGACGTGACCTGGAGGTACAACATGGAGGTGGACGTGGTGACCTTCACCGACCCTCGCGTTGTGGCTCCGCTGGAGAAGCGGCTGGACAAGGAGGATCTTCCTGTCCGTCGTGTGTGGTTCGATGAGGTATCCCTGCTGGGTCGCCGGATCGCAACCATGCCGCAGGTCGCTGCGATCTACGACGCCAACCCCGACCACCGGTTCACGTTCGGGTCCAAGGGACGCATCCTCAACCCGTACAAGCCAGACCTGCTGGGAGAGTTCTGAGTGGATGTTGAGCGCGCTCTTGTCTGCAAGATCCTCGCGGACAAGACTCTCGGAGACGCGACTGACTATGGCATCCGTCCGCACTTCTTCAAGAACCGGGACAATCGAGCCGTCTTCGAGACTATGCTCGCGCACAGCCGCGAGTACAGCGAGGTCCCCACCGTCCGCACGATGAAGCGGGACTTCCCGACCTACAAGTTCACCGAGTCCGAAGAGTCCCAACTCTTCCTCATGGACGAGGTCCGGGCCAACCACGCGCTGTCGATCTACCAGGGTGCGCTGACCGAGGCCGTGGCGTTCTACGACTCCGAGGACCCCGAGGGCTGCCGGGCCGCCATGGTCCACGCTCTGCGCACGGTCTCCAACGACATCGCGGTCAGCCATGACGTCGACATCACCACCACCGTGGAGAAGCGCATCCAGCGCTACGCAGACCTGCGCAACCTCGATGGAGCGCTACGTGGTCTCCCTTCCGGCTTCCCCACCATCGACCGTGCCACCCAGGGCTTCCAGAAGAAGCAACTCACCACCATGGTCGGACCACCCAAGGCGGGCAAGTCCACCATGATGCTGATCGCTGCCATGACCGCACACCTCATGGGCGTGACGCCGCTGTTCATCGGCTTCGAGATGACCAACGAGGAGCAGGAGGAGCGACTCGACGCCATCATCGCCAAGGTCAGCCACACCCGGCTGCGCACCGGCCAGTTGACTCATGAGGAGGAAGCCCGGCTGCGCAAGAACATGCACATGTTCGAGAACATGAAGCCGTTCTTCTTCAGCAACGACACCATGAGCACCTCGACCCTCACCGGCATCGATGCCAAGATCAACCGCTACAACCCCGACATCGTCTTCATCGACGGCACCTACATGCTGGACGACGAGGAGGGCGAGGCCAAGGGCAGCCCGCAGGCGCTGACCAACATCACCCGAGGCCTGAAGCGCATGAGTCAGAACCGCGACATCCCCGTGGTCAACTCGACCCAGGTGCTGGAGTGGAAGATGAGCCGCAAGAAGGGGGTCACCTCCAACAGCATCGGGTACGCCTCCTCGTTCGCCCAGGACTCCGACAACGTCGTGGCCGTGGAGAAGCCCATCGGGGAGTACGAGGACGACCCCAACGTGCGCAAGGTCAAGATCGTGCTGGGACGTAACACCTCGGGAGCCGAGACGCTGGTGCGCTGGGACTGGGAGATCGGGGATTTCGAGGAGTTCAGCGCCGAGGACCCGTACACCGAGGAGCGAGAGGCATATGAGGCGGCGATCTGACCGGCTCACCGCCATGGACGTCGGCAAGGCGGGATGGAACAAGGCCATGCAGGAGCCGGTACCCGGCAACCCTGTGGCTTGCCTGGAGGAACTGGGCATCCAGGTCGACTACGTACGAGACGACGAGATCCAGGGACGCTGCCCGGCCCACCCCAAGAACCTCGGCAAGTTGGACAGGGGAGGCCACTGGTCGGTCAACATCACCACTGGGGACCACAACTGCTTCGCCTGCGGGTTCTACGGCCCCTTCGTCACCCTGGTCGAGTACGTCCGTGGTCGTGGCCGAGAGGATGCGGTCGACTGGATCAACGAGCGCGGCTCCATCGAGCGTGCCCGGCTCATGCTCGAAGGCGGGTACATCGAGGACATCGCTGAGCCTGAGGTGGAGATCACCGAGGCCGACATGGCTCTGTATGTGGAGGTCCCGGAGTGGGCCTGCCAGAACCGTGACCTGGACCCGGAGTCGTGTGACTTCTACGGCGTTCGCTGGGATGAGGAGACCTACCACTGGATCATCCCTATCCGCGACCCCTGGACCGGAAAGTTGTGGGGGTGGCAGGAGAAGGGCGAGGAGGATCGCTACTTCAACAACTACCCCAAGCACATGCAGAAGTCGCTGACCCTGTTCGGCTTCCAGCAACTGCAGGACGACGAGACTGCGATCCTGGTCGAGAGTCCGCTGGACGTAGTACGCTTGCACACTGCGGGCTTCCCCGGCGGAGTGGCATGCTTCGGTGACCGGGTCAGTCAGGAGCAGATGGACCTGCTCAACGAGGTGACGTCTCGGATCCTCGTAGCGATGGACAACGACGATGCCGGGGAGCGGTCGAGCAAGATGCTGCACAAGCACTGGAGCAGCCGCTTCCGCCTGCGCTTCCTCAACTACGGTCGCCTAGACGTCAAGGACGTGGGCGATATGGATGACGAGGAGATCGCGGAGGCGGTGAAGACATCCTTCTCCGGGGTCCTGGCTAGGTTCGACTGATGCTGAAGTTGGACCCGTACCCCTACCAGGACGATGCCATCGACATGTGCCTGGATCGCAAGTGCGGTCTGGTCGCCTACGAGATGGGTCTGGGTAAGACGGTGGTAGGCCTGGCGGTGGCAGAGGAACTGCTGGGCCAGGTCAAGGCTGACACCATCCTGCTGGTGGTACCGGGTGGGGTGAAGTACCAGTGGGCTCGTGCCATCGCCCGGTTCACTGACGTGGCTACTCGAAAGCATGTGCTGCGCCCGCGCTCGAAGAACCCGCAGGAGATCGAGATCCCGACCGAGGAGCACTGCATCCTGCTCAACGGAACACCGGAGAAGCGCAAGGCCCAGTACAAGCAGATCGAGGACATCTCCCCCGACTACGTCATCGTCGGCTACGAGCAGGTCATCAACGACTGGCGACAGGTAAAGAGGATCAAGGCCGAGTGCATCATCTTGGACGAGGCCACCGCCATCAAGACCTTCCGGGCCAAGCGCACCAAGCGGATCAAGATGCTGTGGGCTCCGTACCGCATCGCACTGACCGGCACCCCGGTAGAGAACCGGCCCGATGAGTTGTACTCGATCATGGAGTGGGTGGATCCCTCGATCCTCGGCGGGTGGATGGCCTTCGAGCGCGCCTACATCAAGCGCGACAAGAACGGCAAGATCAGGAAGTACAAGAACCTCGACATCCTCTACGAGAAGTTGAACCGTACCGTGCTGGCTCGCAAGACCCGGCTGGACCCGGACGTGGCTCCGTACATGCCCGAGGTCCAGACCGACGAGGTATACGTGGGGATGGCAGCCAAGAGCCGCAGGCTGTACAACCTGATCGCAGAGGAACTGCTCGAAGACCTGCACAACATGACGATGACGGTCGGGTTCGACCCCGAGTCCTACTACCGGGGAGACGATGTCGGCGGAGACATGACCGCAGCAGGCAAGGTCGCGGCCAAGATGATGGCGCTGCAGATGCTGTGTGACCACCCTGAACTGCTGGTCGACTCCGCCCGCCACTTCCAGGAGTCCCGTGAGGCTCCGCTGGGTGCTCCTATCAAGGGCTCGAAGTACGCCTACGAGTTGTGGGTCGACGGGGAACTGGACGACCTGGGCAAGTCGGAGAAGTTCGCGGTGATCGTGGAGGACGTACACAAGATCATGCAGTCGAACCCGAACAACAAGATCATCTTGTTCTCGTTCTTCAAGGGCATGCTGACCCGGCTGCAGGATGCGCTGGCCGACTACGGGTCGGTCATCTACAACGGTGAGTTGAACGCCGACCAGAAGGCTGCGGCCCTGGCGGAGTTTCAGAACGATCCTGAGTGCCGGATCTTTCTCTCAACCGATGCCGGAGGGATGGGCGTGGACCTACCTCAGGCGAACCATCTGCTCAACTACGACCAGACCTACAGCAGCGGGAAGATGGACCAGCGCAACGCCCGGCATGTCCGGGCCGACTCCAGCCACGAGAAGGTGCTGGTGGCGAACTACCTCGTGGAGGGGTCCACCGAGGAGCGCATCTACTCCTCGCTGACCCATAAGCGCTCCGTAGCCAGCGCCATCCTGGACGGACAGGGCCTGGACCGCCACGAGACCTACGGGGACCTCGTGTACGACGTGACGAGCCTCACAGAGTACCTGGAGCACACGGAGGTGGCTGCGCTGTCCTGACTGTCGGTGGCAGCGTATAGGGTTGACCCAACGTAGAAGACCGGCTAGAGTCGGTCCAGATGAGAGGAACCACCGCATGACCAAGACCGTAACCCGCCGTCCGAAGGCGGGCATCGTAGGCAAGTTCGTCCAGTTCCTGGGCCTGCAGCACGAGCAGGCGGAACTGAAGAAGCGTGTCGAAGCGCTGAAGAAGGAGTTGTCCACCTTCGCGGACGACAACGGCGTCGTAGACGACGAGATGGGCCACCTCGTGTACGACCTGGACGAGCCCGTCGACACCCCCAAGGGTCGCTACCGGGGCTTCATGCGCCAGCGCCGGGTGTCCAACGTCTTCAACGAGGACAAGGGCGAGAAGTTCCTGCGCCGCAAGGGACTCTACGACCAGTGCCTGAGCACCTACCTGGACCAGGACAAGGTCGCCCGGCTCTACGCCGACGACAAGATCACCGAGAAGGAGTGGGACGCGCTGTTCGACTCCAACGAGACCTGGGCCTTCGTGCCGGTCAAGGACTGACTTGTCCCAGCACCCTGACGAGCGGAGCGGTGAGGAGGTAGCGAACCTTCTCATCGACTCTGCCGTGCGCTTCATCGTCATGGACGGGATCGAGAAGGGGATCTCGTTCACTGAGAGAGAGCAGGAGACGATTCGGTCTATCTCCAAGGCCACCATCGGCTACCTCATGGCCACCGCTCGTCAGCATGAACTGGAAGACGAGACTGGTCGCCTGCTGGCCACCCTGGCGATGGTGGGTGAAGGATGACCTCGCACTTCCCGGAGTTCTTCCCCGGCTCCCGGCACCCGATCCCTCGCAACACCGTCAAGGCGACTCCGCAAGGGCTCCAGGAGAGCACCTGGGACGCCAAGCCGCTGAGGTACAAGGTCGGCGGGGTCGAGAAGGAGTTCTTCACCATCGGCCAACTGGCGGAGGCGCTGAACCGCAAGGCGGTCTCGATCAGACGCTGGGAGAAGGAAGGGATCATCCCCAAGCCCTCGTTCAACAAGCCCTCCAACGACCCTCGCGGACGCCGCAGGCTGTACACCCGTGAGCAGGTCGAGGGCGTGGTGCAGATCGCCAAGGACGAGGGGATCTGGGACAACACCTACGCCGCCATCCCGAAGCGGTTCACTGAGCGCGTAGTCCTGCTGTTCAAGGAGTTGGCCAAGCATGCGTGAGTCCAAGCGTAGAGCCCTGCGGTTCAACATGGGGCCCTGGGAGAGCCACGAGGTCACCGCCTGGGTGGAACTGGACCACACCAACGAGCAGGACCAGGAGATCCTGAAGTCCGAGAACGTCGACCCTCTTGACCCAGAGGCCGTGGCCGACTACATTGACTGGCGGCTCGACAACCTGATCGCTCAGGACGTCGCAGACGCGAAGAAGAACACCACGGAGGGCGACTCGTTCGTCTACCCGTACTTCGATCAGCACTACAAGCGAGAAGAGAAGAGGTAAGCATGGCTCGCAACATGGCCCGCAGACGTCGGGTGTCGGAGCCGGACGACTACGACCCGGCAGAGGACGGAGCCGAGGATGAGGGTACCGATGAGGAGCCTCGCCGCTCCTCCCGCAGACGTCGCAGCGCCGAGCCGGATGACGAGCCCGACGAGCCGCGCTCACGCCGTTCGTCGCGCCGCCGTTCGCGTGATGAGGACGAGCCTGACGAGGACGATGCGCATCGTGGCCGCAGTCGGCGTGGTCGCAGCGAGAATGCTGATGAGCCTCGTCGTCCATCTGGCCGCCGTGGTGGTCGTGACCGTACGTCCACGCCATCGTCCACCGCAGGTGCGGGGTGGTCCGGGGTCCGTGCCAACAAGGATGCCGTGGGGGACTTCGCCCCCACGCTGAAGACCGAGCCCAACGAGGAGATGCTGGTCAAGATCCTCGATGAGGAGCCGTTCTACACCTACCTGGAGCACTGGCTGGACGAACTGCCCAAGCGCAAGTCGTTCGTCTGCCTGGGCCGGGACAACGGCTGCCCGCTGTGTGCTGCCGGGGACCGTCCGAAGTCGTACGCGATGTTCAACGTCGTGGACCTCTCCGACCCCGACAACCCCAGCGTCAAGGCGTGGAAGTGCGGGACGCAGAACTCCGGGGTGCTGGAGGCGTATGCCAAGGACAAGAAGTCCGGCCCGCTCAACCGCGAAGACATGTACTTCTCCATCCTGCGCACCGGCTCTAAGGCCAAGGGCTGGCAGACCACGATCAAGCCGGTCAAGGCCCGCGACGTCGAGGAGGACTGGGACATGGACGCCCTGACCTCCGACGAACTCGACGCCTTCGAGGAGAAGTGCTACGAGGCCGATCAGGTCATCACCGTCTCTTCCAAGAAGCAACTCGAAGAGATCGCTGACCTTCTCGACTGACAACTTCCCCGGCCCGGTGCTTCCGACTACAACAGACGGCAGGTCTCTCACCGGGCCGGGGTGTTTCATGAAAGGAACTTCGTGAACCGGAACATCGTCCTCGACAAGGACGATCTGCATACGCGGGTCCAGTACCTGCTTCAGCAAGACCGGTTCGTCTTCGACGTCGAGACCATGGGCGAGAACCGTGGTCTGCCCAGCGAGAACCAAGTCGTGTGGATCTCGTTCGCCAGCCACGGCACGGCGTTCACCGTACCCATTGGCCACCCCAACGGGGACACGCTGATCTCTCGGGCCACCAAGAAGTTGGACAAGGAGACCCGCAAGTTCAAGCCCATCCCGCCGGTCTACTCTGACCCTCCGGCGCAGTTGCGGCCTAGTCAGGCCTTCGACATCCTGCATCCGCTGTTCTTCCAGGAACCTGATGAGCGACCCATCCGCAAGATCGCGCACAACGCTCCCTTCGACCTGGGGTCGGTAGCCAAGTACTACGGCGGAGACATTCCCGACGGGCCGTACGGGGACACCACCGTTCTGCTGTGGCTGCTGAACGAGAACTGGCGGCAGTACAAGTTGAAGCCCTCCGTCAAGCGCATCTACGGAGTCGACTACGACAAGAAGGACACCGGCAAGAACATCGAACTGCACCCGTTCTCCGAGGTCGGCAAGTACTCGATCATGGACGCCCGCTACACCTGGCTGATCGACCGGGACCACCGGCCTCGGATCAGTGAGGAGAGGCTGGACACCGTCTTCCGGCTGGAGCAGGATCTGATCGGCACGCTGATCGACATGAACCTCGAAGGCGCACCGGTCGATGAGGCAGCGCTGAAGGAACTCCGGGACGAACTGACTGAGCGCGTCATCGCTGTCGAGGGCAAGATCTACAAGGCGGTAGGTCGCAAGTTCAATCTCAACGCTCCGGCCCAGAAGTCCGAGGTGCTGTTCGCTCCCAAGGACGAAGGCGGCCAGGGCATCCGTCCGGTGATGCTCACTGATGGCGGGGAGAAGAAGGCAAAGCGCGGAGAGCAACTGAAGTACGCCGACTACTCCACCAAGGAGACCGCGCTCGAACGCTACGACCACAACCCGGTGGTCAAGAACATCCTGGAGTACCAGGAACTGACCAAATTGCTGAGCACCTACGTCCTGGGATACCTGGGGGTAGAGGGAGACCCCAAGAAGCCCTGCAGGATCGTGGACGGACGCATTCACGCTGACCTCGTCCAGTACGGCACCGTCAGTGGTCGGTTCTCCTGCCGTACGCCGAACCTGCAGAACATCCCCCGGCCCGACTCCGAGTTGGGCAAGAAGATCCGTGGGCTGTTCATCGCCGGAGACCCGCTCACCCGACAGGTCGTGGCCGACTACGCGCAGATCGAGATGTTCCTGCTGGCCCACTTTGCCGGTCCCGGTCCGCTGTACCACGGCATCCTCGCAGGCATGGACCCTCACTCCGCCACCGCTGCCGCCCTGGCCGGAGAGGACGCGCAGGTCTTCATGGACATGGTCCGTAACGAGGACCCGGACGCGAAGAAGTTCCGCCAGGTCGCCAAGGGTGTCAACTTCGCAGTGGTCTATGGTGCTGGTGCTGGCAAGGTCGGGTCCATGGCCAAGATCTCCCACAAGGAAGCCAAGCGGTTCCTGGAGATCCATGAGCGTCAGTTCCCCGAGATCTACGACTGGAAGGATCGTGCGCTAGACGTTGCGCGTTCTCGTCGTCCACCACATCTGCGTACGCTGCTGGGTCGCAAGCGCAGGCTCCCGGAGTTGTTCAGCAAGGACCGTGACCTCCGGTCTTACGCCGAGCGCCAGTGCATCAACAGTGTGATCCAGGGCTCTGCTGCGGACGTGATCAAGATGGCCATGATCCGGCTGAACGCTACGCTGGACGAAGACATGCGACTGATCCTGAGCGTGCATGACGAGTTGGTCACGCTGTGCCCGGTCGAGAAGACCGAGCGTTGTGAGGGCTTGGTCAAGGAGGCTATGTTGGGCGACGGAATCCAGCGGCTGATCAATGTGCCGTTGGGCGTCGACATCAAGACTGTCGAGAGGTGGAGCGAGGCCAAGTGATGGTAGACCACAAGGACCAGAACGTCCTGCTCCGCCGCCAACTGACCTGGGACCTGATCCCGTGCCCGGACGTCAACAAGTTCATGCCCAAGGTAACTCTGGTTCCGGGGTCCGACGAGGGCGTGGAAGTAGAGCACCGCGCACACCATCGCAGGCTCAACGCGATCATGCCGATCCTCCCCCAATTGGCACAGACTGCCGACCTGGCTGGCGCTATCATGGGACGGCACCTTCTTGACGTGCGGGACAAGTCCTACACCGAGCAGGAGGCCACCGAGCAGATCCAGGAGACCGTCCAGGTGAGCAGAGCACTCGCCATGGCGATCATCGCGAACTTGGTCGAGTACGGGTACCTTCATCTGCCACACCGAGTCGGAGGTTCATGATGGGGTTCTGGGACAACGTCGCCGGAGCCGTAGCACCCGCTGCGCAACCACCACAGCCCGCCACGCAGCCGCAGAGCACCGGGGCCTGGTGGATGACCCCGCAGCAGGTTGCCGAAGCCGCTCCGGCCCAGCCAGCGCTTCCTGAGCCAGCCGGTGATTACGTCCCCAAGAAGGCCATCAGCGCACGCTCCAAGGAGACCTGTCCGAACTGCGAGTCGGGCAATTACTTCCGTCCTCACGGCAAGCCCAACGCCATGCCTCAGTGCTATGAGTGTGGGTATAACCCTCGCTTCGAGCAGATGGCTGCGGGTATGCCATCATCTAAGGAAGGTCGTGTCCAGGCCGCCCGTCAGGCCGGAACCGGAACGGACAACTTCAACGGACAGACGTGGAAGGAGTCTGAGGGCGGAGCAGGCCGGATCGTTAGCGTTTAGCAAGTAGCAAGACCAATCCGATGCACTTACCTTGGTAGGAGTTTGCCTAATTATGGTGGAAATGAGTAGTTTCGCCCAAAACATCATGTCGCACAAGTACTTGCACGAGGGGGAGACCGGATGGCGAGACATCGCAGAGCGTGTCGTCATGAACGTGGTCAAGCCTCACTTCCCCGACCTCGTGGACGACATGGTTGAGATGATCAACAATCAGGAGTTCCTACCGGGCGGACGCTACCTCTACGCATCGGGCAAGCCCTTCCACCAGACCCAGAACTGCCTGCTGACCGACGTCGAGGACAGCCGCGAGGGATGGGCCGGGCTCATGCAGCGTGCCACCAGCGGGCTGATGACCGGAGCCGGGATCGGTACGGTCTACTCCAAGTTGCGAGAGCGTGACGCTCTCATCAAGGGCATGGGTGGCAAGTCCAGTGGCCCGTGTGCGCTCATGCAGATGGTAAACGAGAGCGGTCGGCACATCCAGCAGGGCGGCAGCCGCCGGGCAGCGCTGTGGGCCGGGCTGCACTGGTGGCACCCCGACGTGTGGGAGTTCATCACGCTGAAGGACTGGTCCGATGAGATCAAGGCCCTGAAGGAGGCCGACTACAACTTCCCGGCCACCATGGACGGCACCAACATCAGCGTCATCCTGGACGACGAGTTCTTCGCGGCCTACCGAGACGACAGCCACAACATGCACGAGTGGGCTCGCTCGCTGTACTGGACGGTAGTGGAGAAGATGCTCACCACCGGAGAGCCTGGCTTCTCGGTGGACATCGGAGAGAACGCGGGCGAGAACCTGCGCAACGCCTGCACCGAGATCACTTCTCGGGACGACAACGACATCTGCAACCTGGGCTCGCTGAACCTGGCCAATATCGACACACCGCAGCGGTTCGCTCGCTGTGTAGAACTTTCCACCGTCTTCCTTCTGTGTGGAACGCTCTACTCCAAGGTCCCCTACGCCGAGGTCGACACCGTCCGCACCAAGAACCGTCGGCTGGGTCTGGGCCTGATGGGTGTCTACGAGTGGCTGGTCAAGCGCGGGTACCGATATGGTCCCAACCCTGAACTGGGCCACTGGATGGAGGAGTACGTCAAGTCCACCCAGATCGCCAACGACTACGCCGACCGCCTGGATATCACTCGACCAGTCAAGACCCGAGCGCTGGCTCCGACCGGAACCATCGGCATCCTGGCCGGGACGACCACTGGCATTGAGCCGCTGTTCGCGCACGCGACCAAGCGCAGGTACCTGAAGGGCACCAAGTGGCACTACCAGTACGTGATCGATGCCACAGCCAAGCGACTGGTGGATCAGGGCATCCAGACCGAGATGCTGGAGACGGCCTACGACCTGGCCAAGGATCCTGAGCGCAGGCTAGCGTTCCAGGCCTGGATGCAGCAGTACGTCGACCACGGCATCTCCTCCACGATCAACCTGCCGAACCCGGACGTGTACCGGCTCGATACCACCGAGTTCGGGGAGACCCTGATGAACTACCTCCCGCACGTGAGAGGCATCACGGTGTACCCGGACGGAGCCAGGGGAGGACAGCCGCTCAACGTGGTCTCGTTCGAGGAGGCAGACGGCCACGACGGGGTCGAGTACGAGGAGACCGGCAACGAGCGCGCTTGCGTGAGCGGAGTTTGTGGCATCTAGTAGTTACTCAACTGGTTGCATCCACCATTCGAACACGTTAGCGTGGCCTCGACATGAGGAGGTCCAGGTTGGCACTACATGCAGAAGCCAAGGCCCTGGCGGACAAGTTCAACAGGGAGCACGGCGCTGGCTCGCTGTTCCTAGCCAGCGAGATGCAGGCTGGCGGGACGTTCACGACGGGTTCGTTGTCGCTGGACCTCACCCTCGGAGGGGGCTGGCCCGCCAACCACTGGTCGGAGATCATCGGTGAGGAGTCCCATGGCAAGACGGCGGTGACTCTGAAGACAGTGGCCGCCAATCAGAGACGCGACCCCGACTTCACTACCTTCTGGGTAGCCGCTGAGCACTACGACTACAAGCAGGCCGAGGCCCTGGGCGTGAACAACGATCAGGTCCAGGTACTGTCCACCCAGGACATGGTGCTTGCCTACGAGGCGATGCTGGAGTTCGCGAACAACCGGGCCTCCGACCTCATCGTGCTCGACTCTTACCCGGCTCTGATCGCTCCCGAGGAGGAAGAGAAGGCCATGGACGAGGCGGTCGTGGCCATCGGTGCCCGCATGACCGGCAAGTTCTTCCGCAAGGCTGGAGGAGCCACTAAGCGAGACCACTTCGACCCAGACGACCGGCCCATGATGGGCATCGTCATCAACCAGTGGCGAGACAAGATCGGCTGGTCACCAACCGGTCATTCTCGAACCACGCCGGGAGGCAACGCCAAGAACTACGCCTACTACGTGCGTGCTGAGATCAGCCGAGACGACTGGATCCATGAGTCCATCGCGGACAAGGGCAAGATCAAGGTAGGCCAGACCATCAAGTTGAAGACCACCAAGAACAAGCAGGCCGCCCCGCAGCAGACCGGGCTGGTGGACTTCTACTTCCGGGACGCACCGGCCCACGGGTTCAAGCGCGGGGACTACGACACCGTCAAGGAACTGGCCATCATGGGCTCGCTGTACGGGGTCATCGTCCGCAAGGGTGCCTACTACGAGTACAACGGACACCGGCTGGCCGAGAAGTCCAGCAAGGAAGCCGCGCTGGCCGCCATCCGTCAGGACCCTGCGCTCCAGGAGTCCATCGCCAAGGACATCCACGCCGCCCACGACTCCGCCAGGGAGCAGCCGCTCAGTGAGCCGGAGGTGGAAGCGGCAGCGGCAGAGGGTAAGCGCAGCGTGCGCCGTCGCAAGGAGTCGTGAGCCTGGAGCACCGCCGGAGTAGGCGGCAGGAAGACAATGCCGCCAAGCGCCTGGGTGGGACACGGAACGCGGGCAGCGGGAACCTGTCCCGCAAGAACGACGTACGCACCGACCGTCTGTCGGTGGAGTTGAAGTGGACCGGCAAGCGCCAGATCACGGTCAAGGCCGATGACCTCACCAAGGGTGAGAAGCATGCCATGCGGGAGGGCCGGGAGTTCGCCTTCGGCATCTGCGTGGGAGCACGGGACTACGTCATCGTCAACCGAGACTTCTTTGAGGAACTGGTGGACTCATGGTCCTGAAGAGCCGCCTGATCGCACCGGACTGGGCCGAGGCCGGGGCCAAGTGTCTGAAGCATCCGCTACCGTCAAGGGAAGCGGGGAACATGGACGACCCGTTCGGCAACGGAGAGCCTGAGTCGCTACCCATCTGCAACGGGGACTACGACAAGCAGGTCTGCCCGGCCAGGGACCAGTGCCGGTTCTTCGGGCTGATCAACAACGAGCAGGCTGGTACGTGGGGCGGCCTGCTCCTGGTCCAGCGCCAGTGGGTACGCCGTCATGTGCGCAAGGAGATCTGGGACCAGCCGGAACTGTGGCTGCACAAGGTGCCACCCATCGAGGAGTTCGTGCCGGAGGAGGACGATGCCGAGGAAGATGAGGCCTCAGAGCAGGCCTAAGCCCTCCGGGTTCGCCAAGGCGCTGGCCGACACCAGCAAGGTGGAGACACTGTTGCTGGGGGACATGCAGAAGTACGTCCTGAAGCGGGCTGATGAGGAGCGCCGGGACGACATCATCCACCCCTCGGAGATGGCCAAGCCGGACTGGTGTCCCAGAGCCACCGCCTTCCGCCTGGCTGGGGTCGAGCCGACCAACGAGGACCCTCGTAACGGTAGCGTGCGCCTGCTGACGATTTTCCAGGAAGGCCACGACATCCACAACAAGTACCAGACCTACCTCTACGAGATGGGGCGTCTGTATGGGTTGTGGAGGTGCATCGCGTGCCGCAAGGAGACCTGGGGAGTCTCGATCACCGAGTGCCCGCATTGTGGGGTCAAGGGAGCGCTGCAGTACCGGGAGATCCCGCTGACCGATGAGCCTCACCTACCGATGGCCGGGCAGGCTGACGGAGGAGTCAACGACCTCAACGCGCTGCTGGAGATGAAGTCCATCGGCACCGGCACGCTGCGCATCGAGGACCCGGCTCTGCTTCGCAAGCACACCCACAAGGCTGCCGACACCGGCAAGACCCTGGTCGACCTGGAGGGCCTGTGGCGAGGGATCAAGCGTCCACTGCGGGCACACCGGATCCAGGGCACGATCTACCTGTACATGGCCCGGAGATCCGGGATGAACTACGACAAGATGATCTTCATCTACGAGAACAAGGCCAACCAGGGGACCAAGGAGTTCCACATCCCCTACAACGAGGACCTGATCGCAGACGTTCTCGACATGGCCAAGGACGTGGACTGGGCAGTCAAGACCAACCGGACCCTGCCCCGACCGCAGGGCTTTACAAGGGACAAGCGACCATGCAAGGATTGTGTGTTTCAGCGACGTTGTTGGGAAGGGGAAGAGGGTGAGCAGGACAGTCCGCCACAGCCGGAGACTGGAGATGGGCGAGTCGTCGTCCGCCGCAGCCGCCCGTCTCGCGCAGCAGAAGATCCCGCTGCCGAACCGGCCCGCGTTCGAGTTTCCCGAACTCCCCGACGATCCGACCAGCCTGGACGACGCCGACCTGATGGAGCAGTTCAGCCGGACCCTGAAGTGGGCGGAGTTCCTGGGCGTCCAACTGGCAATGGCCGAGGTAGACGAACGGTACGCCGACGCAGAACTGGAGCACATCCGGGCGGTCAAGAGCCTAACGCATGAGGAGAAGACCGTTCACCGGGCCAAGGCGCGGGCCTACCAGGACGAGGAGTTCATCCTGGCGCTGAACGCCCACCAGACTGCACACGCTTATCGGAAGTTGGTCGAGGTCTCCTACGAGAACGCCGAGAAGAACTCTTACCTGCTCAGCCGGGAGTTGACTCGCCGGGTCGGGCGTTCTGACCGAGAGCACCGGGAACACAGGTGGAGGCCTTGACCGTGCGTTACTCCAGGAGTAGGCTCTGCGCATGACCTGGAGAGCCTACGCCCGCCCCGAAGCCTTCGGACGCAACGTCCAACTCAGCGTCATCTTTGAGCGCAACTCTCGTGACTATGATCTGGTCACCGAGATCACCGGTAACGGTCCCACGCTCATGGAGATTCGCGGGTCGAGCGAGCACATC